AAATGATATAATAAATTATAAGAAATAAAAGGAGAAAAAATAATCAATGCAACTGACTAAGAAACAAGAGGAAGGCTTAAAAATAGCGGTTCAAAGATACAAAGATAGGGAGAAATGTACTGTAATATCAGGATATGCTGGGTCGGGAAAATCAACGTTGATTAAGTTCATTATCGAAGCTTTAAAGATGATAAACCCTCGTCTAACAGATAAAGATATTGTATACACTTGCTTCACAGGTAAAGCTTGTAACGTATTAATGCAAAAAGGATTAAAGAATGTTAAAACTTTAAATAAATTATTATATGAGAGTCGCCCAAAAAAAGAAGGCGGATATACTAATATTCCCGTAGATAGTATAACAGAAAAAATTGTTATTGTAGATGAAGTAAGTATGGCTCCAGCTCAATTAATGAAACTATTATTTTCATATAATGCGTATATAATTTGTTGCGGAGACCCCTTCCAGCTTCCGCCCGTATCAAAAGATGAAGATAATCATTTATTAGACCATCCTCATATTTTTCTTGATGAAATTATGCGGCAGGCACAGGATTCAGAAATAATAAGACTTAGTATGAGAATCAGAAAATATCAATCTATTGTTCCATCTGATTATAGTAAAGAAGTTTTAATTTTTAATAAAGATGATTTAACTGATGGTATGTTGACTTGGGCAGATCAAATTCTCGTAGCAACAAATAAAACTCGAACATCTATTAATACAACAATGCGTACTCTTGCGGGTAGAGGAGAAAAGCCTGAAAATGGAGATAAAGTTATTTGTTTGAGAAATTATTGGGACGAAAGAAATTCTAATGGAGATGCTCTTGTAAATGGAACAATTGGACAAATTATGACACCATCTGAATTAACAGTAAATTTTCCTCACTATATACAAGGACTTGACCATTATTCTTGCCCTTGTATCAGTGGATTTTTTGTTGATGAGCTTGGTAATACGTACAACAAAAGTTTTAATATAGATAAACAGTTGTTTAATACTGGAGAAAATTTCTTAACTTGGAAAGATGAATATAATATATGCAAAAGAAAAGGCGGAAAGTATTTAATTCCTTACGAATTTACTTATGGATATGCAATTACAACACATAGAGCACAAGGCTCTCAGTGGGATAAAGTTCTTGTAGTTGAAGAACAATTCCCTTATAATAGAGAAGAACACGCTCGTTGGCTATATACAGCTTGTACTCGCTCGAGCTCCAAACTGGTATTAATAAGAGAATAAAGGAGAAAATAATATGACTTATATGGGAAGTAAAAGGAAATATTGTAAATATATTGTTCCAATTATTCAGAAATATATTGATGAACATAATATTACGGTTTTTGTTGATGTCTTTTGTGGAGGAGCAAATTTAACAGACAAAATTAATTGTCAAAAAGTAATTGGTAATGATTTATCTCCAACTTTAATTGCTTTACATCAAACTGCACAGAAAGACTTTTCTAAAATTCCAACAGATGGAAGTAGAGAATATTGGGATAAAGCTTATACTGAATACAAAAAAATTAAATCTGCTATGGATAAGGGAGAAGAATATCATCCAGAAATGCCATTATTTGAGATAGGTGCAATTGAATGGTATGCAAGTTTTTCTAATGGTGGATTTCCACGAGGTTATGCTAAAAATACTCAAACTCGTAATTATTATCAAGAAGGTTGGCGGAACCACAAAAAACAAGCTGAAAATCCTTTGTATAAAAATATTAATTTTATACAAGGTAACTATAAAGATATTTTATCTAATTTAAATAATATTGACCTTAATCATACACTTTTCTATTGTGACAGCCCTTATAAAGGAACAAAACCATATGCTATTAATCCTAAATTTAATCATGAAGAGTATTATAATTGGTTAAGAGAAACGAGTAAATATGTTCCAATTTTTATTAGTGAACAGGTAATGCCCGAAGACTTTTCTATTCTTTGGGAAAAAGACGCAAAAAGAACAGCCGGAAAAGATAATAATTTTAAAGCTTGTGAAAGACTTTATTTTATAGATAATAGAAAGGATATTAAAAATGGATAATAGAAAATCACATTACAATAAAAAGGGTTTATATATGGGATATGATAAAAATCATAAAGAAAGAGAAGCTCTTGATTATTATGCTACAGATCCAAAAGAAGTAAAAAATATATTAGATACTTTAAAAATAAAGGATATTGATAAATCAATTATTTTAGAACCTTGTGCAGGTGGAGGTCATATGCTTTATGCAATACTTAATTATTTAAAGGATAATTATAATACTTATTTTACACCTCTTGCAACAGATATTCAGAAGAGAGAATTATTTGACGAACATTTAGAAATTTCAACTGGAAAAGAATTTGACTTTTTATCTGATGATTATCCTTATACAGAAAACATAGATTATATTATTATGAATCCACCTTATTCAGTTATTCAACCTTTTGTTATGAAATCTCTGGGAATCGCAAATAAGGGGGTACTAATATTAGGTAGACTTCAATTTTTAGAAGGAAGTAAAAGATATGAAAGTATTTTTAAAGAGAATCCGCCCACAGATATATATGTATATGTAGATAGAATAGATTGCTATAAAAATGGAGATTTTAATCAAAGTTTTGGACAGCAGGCTTATGCTTGGTATTATTGGGATTTTACGAAAAAAGAACAAAATAAAATTGAAACTCATTTTATAAGAAGGGTAGATAAAAAATGATTTTGATTTTATTATAAAAATATGATATAATATATATGACAAATAAGAAAGGGGATAAAAATGGAATACTTATCTCGTTTTGAGCCGCACAGTCATACAACTTTTAGCAATATTCGATTACTTGATTGTATAAATTCTCCAGAAGCTCTTATAGATAGAGCAGTACAATTAGGTCTGAATGGAATTGCAATAACAGACCATGAAAGTCTAGGTAGTGCAGTTATAATTAAGAAATATGAGAAGGTTATTCAAGAAAATAATCCTAATTTTAAGGTTGCTATTGGAGATGAAATCTACTTAACAAAAGATAGAAGAAATGGGCAGAAATATTACCATTTTATTTTAATTGCAAAAAATGAAATAGGTTTTAGGGCTTTAAAAGAAATCTCTTCTAAAGCATGGTTAAATGGTTATACCGATAGAAGAATGTTTAGAGTTCCTATTACTTATGATGAATTAGAAAAAATAATTAAAAAGTTTCCTAATTCGATTATAGCTACTACAGCTTGCTTAGGTGGACAGACTTCCTCAAAATTATCTGAGTTAATTCAGGCAGAAAGGGCGGGAGATGAAGCAACTGCCGCAATTATTCACAATGAATTAGTAGACTTTATTTTATGGTGTAAAGAATTATTTGGAGAAGATTTCTATATCGAATGTGCTCCCGGTTGTTCCCATGAACAAGTTGAAGTAAATAAAAGATTAAAATCTCTTGCGGACTGTTTTAATTTGCCAATGGTTATAGGTACAGACGCCCACTTCCTTAAGAAAGAGGACAGATATGTTCATAAAGCATATTTAACTTCAAAGCCCGGAGATGGCAACAGAGAAGTAGATGCATTCTATGAATACGCTTATTTACAGTCTAATGAAGAAATTATAAATCATTTAAGTCAGTCAAATTTTTTAAGACAAGAAGTCTTACAGATGTTTGATAATAGTATAAAAATGTATGATAAGATTAAGAATTATGACATATTTAAAACACAACAAATTCCGCCTGTACCAGTTAAATATTATCCTAAAACAGATTGGTTTAAAAATGAAGAATTTGATTATCCAAACTTAAAAAGTATGTTTACTTCTGATAATGAAGTTGAAAGAAATTGGGTTAATCAATGCTGGACTGCTCTTGATGAAAAAATAGGTGATTGGAAAGAACATCGTAATTATGTAGAAGAATTAGAGGAAGAAGCAAGAGTAAAAAAAGTTATAAGTGGCAAGCTCCATAACAATATGTTTCAATATCCTATAACACTTCAATATTATATTGATATGATTTGGGAATGTGGCAGTACAATTGGTGCAGGAAGAGGATCTGCCTGTGCCGCATTAAATCATTATTTACTTGGAATTACTCAGTTAGACCCTGTAGAATATAACTTGCCTTTTTTCCGTTATCTTAACGATGAGCGTGAAGAGCTTGGCGATATAGATATAGACTTAGCTCCTTCTAAAAGACCTATGATTATAAAGAAAATAAAAAATGAAAGACGACAGTATTTAAATCAAGATTTAGATGAAGAGTTTTTAAAAGAATTAGGAGCTACTTTTGTTGCAACGTATGGAACAGAAAATACTAAATCCGCAATATTAGCAGGTTGTAGAGGATATAGAAGCGAAGACTATCCCGAAGGTATTATGCCAGAAGATGCACAATATCTATCTTCATTAATTCCGGTTGAAAGAGGTTTTAACTGGACATTAAAAGATGCTTATTATGGAAATAAAGAAAAAGGAAGATATTATGTTAAACTATTTAGGGCGGAAATGGATAGTTATCCCAGACTATTGGAAATAATTTCAGGTATTGAAAATATTATTAAGTCAAGAGGTATTCATGCATCTGGCGTAGTATTCTTTGATGGAGATCCTTTTGAAACAACTGCTTTTATGCGGGCACCAAATGGTGAAGTGGTAACACAGTTCGATTTGCATGACGTAGAATATTGCGGTGGAACTAAATTCGATTTTCTTTTAACTAAGATACAAGATAAAATAACTACTTTTATAAATTTACTTCAGAAGGAAAAAATCATTGAAGAAGGTTCTTTAAGAGAAATTTATGATAAATATTTTCATCCCAGCAAACTTCCTCTTGACCGAGATAAGATCTGGAAAGCAATCGAAAACAACGAAGTTCTTGATTTGTTTCAATTCGACTCGGATGTCGGCCGTCAAGCGGCTAAAAAAATTAAACCTAAAACAATTATGGAGTTATCAGATGCCAACGGACTTCTCCGTTTAATGCCAGAAGAAAAAAATGCAGAAACGCCATTGGATAAGTATGTTAGATATAAAAATAACATTGGTCTTTGGTATAAAGAAATGGCGGATAATGGATTAACTAATGAGGAAATAAAATATATTGAGCCTTATTTTAAATCATCTTATGGTGTTCCGCCTAGCCAAGAGCAAATGATGTTAATGCTGATGGATCCACATATATGTAATTTTACCTTGAAAGCGGCAAATGCGGCAAGAAAGATAGTAGCGAAGAAACAGATGGATAAAATACCAGAGTTGAAAGAAAAAATTGAAAAGCAAGCTCTTTCTCCTAACTTGGGTAAATATATATGGATGTACGGTGTAACCCCCCAGCTAGGTTATTCATTTAGCGTCATACATGCACTCGCATACTCGTTTATAGGGGTACAATGTGCATACTCCGCAACAAACTGGAATCCTATTTTTTGGAATACAGCTTGTCTTATTGTAAATACTGATTCACTTGAAACAGATGAATGGGATACAGAAGATGAAGATGAAGTAATTGGAGTAAAAGAAAAAGCAAAAGATTACGGTAAATTAGCAACGGCGATTGGAGCAATTCGTTCAAGAGGTATAAAATTAAGTCTGATTGATATTAATAACTCTGATTATACTTTTATTCCTGATGTCAAAAATAATGAGATACTTTTTGGTTTAAAAGGTTGCAATAAGATTAATAACAATGTTATCGAACAAATCAAGGCGGGAAGACCTTATTCTAGCATAAAGGATTTTATGGCAAGATGTCCATTATCTAAGCCGATTATGGTTTCGCTTATCAAAGCAGGAGCATTTGATAAACTTGATTATGAATGGGCTAAGAAAATTTGTTCAGAACCTCGTATTGCAATTATGGCTTATTATATTTCAATAATTAGTGAGCCGAAAACTAATTTAACATTACAGAATTTCACAAGTTTAATGAAATATAATTTAATTCCAGACGAACTTGCAGAAACAAAAAAATTATTTGAGTTTAATAAATATATAAAACAGCTTAGTAAGAAAACAAAAGAATATTATATATTAGATAATGCAGCTTATAATTATTATAAAAAGTTTTATGATGAAGAATTACTTGAATCTTTTAATAATTTAATCTGTATAAAACAAAAAACTTGGGATAAAATTTATTCTTATGAAATGGATAAAGTAAGAGAATGGCTTAAAGAAAATAAAACACAAATTTTACAACAGTTAAATGGTATATTATTTAAGCAAGCTTGGGAAAAGTATGCAGATAAAAATATCTCCGCTTGGGAAATGGAATCATTATGTTTCTATTATCACGACCACGAATTAGCTAATATTGATTTTGAAAAATATGGTATCAGCGATTTCAACAATCTTAATGATAGAGAAATTAGTAGTTATTTCAAAAGAAATGGAAGAGAGATTCCGCTTTATAAAATATCTACAATTATTGGAACAGTTATTGCTAAAAATGATACAAAAGCAACAATTAATTTATTAACACCTACTGGCGTTGTTCCAGTAAAATTTGGTAAAGAATATTATTCAATGTTTAAAAAGAGAATTTCTCGTTTAAATCCAGAAACAAATAAAAAACAAGTGGTTGAAGAAGGATGGTTTAAAAAAGGTACTTTATTAATGATTAATGGTTATCGTAGAGATGATACTTTTGTTAGTAAAACTTATAAGAATACCAATGCTCATCAGTTGTATAAGATTGTAAATGTTAAAGGACGAGATATTATTTTAACTCACGAAAGAGAAAAAGGAGAAGAAGATGAATAAAACAGTTTTAATTGCCTTATTTGGTGAAAGTGGAAGTGGCAAGGATACTGGGGTTAACTATTTAACCCATAATTATCCTTATCATAAAATTATATTAACTACATCCCGCCCAATAAGAGAAAATGAAACTCCTGATATTGATTATCATTATAATACAACAGAAGAAATAATTTATAAAAATAATCAGAGTAAATTTTTAAATTTAGAGTGTTTCAATGGTTGGTTCTATGGTATTGAAAATTCTGAAATTTTAAAAAATCAAATTAATATAGGATCATTTTCAATTCAGTCAATTATAGATATTATGGAAGATGCAGATGAAACTATTACTGTTATTCCTATTTATATCAAAACGAATGGAAAAGATAGACTCTTAAGAACTTTATATAGAGAAGAAAATCCTAATTGCAGAGAAATTTGTCGAAGATTTTGTACCGATACAGACGATTTTAGCAAGGTTTACTTTGATTATGACGTTGTAGAAAATCTTTCTTCTTATGATGAATTTTATAAAAATTTAACCAAAACTGTTAAATCATGCTTAATGAATTATGAAATAAATATGGAGGAGTAAAAATGATTTTGTATTCAACAGGATGTCCTAAATGTAATGTATTAAAAAAGAAAATGGCGGCAGCTGGGATCGACTATACTGAGGTTAACGACCCCGCTGCATTAAAAGAAAAAGGAATCGTATTTGTTCCTGTTCTCGAAGTTAATGACAAGCTCTACAGTTTCAAAGAAGCTGTAGATTATATAAATAATTTAAATAAGGGTGATTAAATTGAACAAAAAAATTAAATTAAGTAAAAATTTTACTACTGAATTTAATAAACTTACAGAAGAATTAGGAGAAGAATTTGAATTAATAAATGGTTTTCATGAAACACAATTAAATGGAACTGATTTTATTGATAATTTTACCGCAGATAATAAACCTGTTGCGGACACTACAATTGATGCTAATGCTTCTGTAACAACTAAAGATATTCAGTCTTTATTAAAAGAAAAAGATAAATCTGAAAATAAATTACTTGCTTTCAATAAGATATTTTATGAATTACAGAAAGAATACGGCATAAAAATTGCTAGAGAATGGCTGGCTATGGAAATGGGTCCTTTCTTGTATATGCATGATGCACCTACATCTACATTCTTCAGCTATTGCTTTGCGTATGATTTATCTAGATTAGCAACGGAAGGTCTATTTTTTATTGACAATTACAACAATGAACCTCCTAGACATCTCCAAACATTCTTGGACGACGTTATAGAATACATATCATATATGTCGAACAGATCGTCTGGAGCTGTGGGCATACCCGATATTCTTATCTGGATGTTCTACTTCTGGAAGCATGATGTAGAACAGAATTATTATTTAGTTTCACCAGAATATTACTTAAAGCAGGCTTTTCAGAAATTAATTTATAGATTAAATCAAAAGTTCTATAGAGATCAAACTCAAACAGTATTTTCAAATATGAGTATTTTTGACAGTCTTTATCTTGAAGCTTTATTTGGCGGAAGAGAATATCCAGACGGTACATTTGTTATCGATTATCTTGATGATATTATGAAAGTTCAGAAAATGTTCATGGATACAGTATCAGAAATTAGGAGCCAGAACCTATTTACATATCCCGTTAAGTTAGCGGCTTAATATAGTGATATATTAATGCAAACCTCGTGAACTCAGGGAAACTCTGTATAATGTAAATTAAATAAAATAGGAGATTTTATGAATTTACATTTAGATGATAAAAAAATTTGGTCTTTATATTTAGAAGGTTATACACAACAAAAAATTGCCAATGCATTGAATTGTTCTAAAAAAACAATTGGAAATCATATCAATAAAATGAAAGATAACTTAGAAAAATTTAACGACCCATTCTTTCAACAAGAAAAGAAAACACAACCACATCCTATGAAGAAAAATATTCCTTTTGATGCAATATTAGAACTTTATAATAAAGGATTATCAGACCAAGAGATAGCAGAAAAATTGGGATGTACAAGATCTAATATTACAATTAGATTAAATAAAAAAGGAATATATAGAGGACAAGAGAAAATAGACAATATTCCATTGAGAAATAAAATTAGCGAATCTTTAAGAGGACGATTTATAGGAGAAAAAAATCCAAATTATAAAGGATATAATGATGAAAAACAGCTCGCAAGAGGATTGTTTAAAACTATTTCTAATGAGATTATTCGAAACAGTAACTTTCATTGCACTATCTGCGGACAAAAATCTCAAGTTTATCATGTGCATCATATAAAACCTTTTAGCGTAATATTAAATGAATTTTTAGAAGATCGCTACTCTGGAAATATAAACACTTTCGTTGAAGAATTAACAAATAATTGCCCAGAATTTTGGGACAAAAATAATTTAATAATGGTATGTAAAAACTGCCATTACAAAATACATTATACAGACAATCCTGAGCTAAGCCCATATAGATGGGAAAGTGCAACGACTATCGAAAACATAGATAATATACCTAATATTATTGAAGAAGTGAGTAGAGTAGAATCAAGTGATTCGAAGTGCGAGGGTACTTAAAATTTGGTAATTAAGTACATGATATAGTCTATTCTATATGGTGACATATAGCAGTTATAAACGAATAAAAATTAACGACTTTTATTGAATAAAAAGGCTTACGTTTTCTTTAATCTACCGTAACGGTCATTTTGAAGATGAAGAGTTCGCTAGATGGGCTAGCAATCATAACCGCAAGTGGAATGATTCAAATTTCTTTATTAGTGAAAATCCCGGAGCTTTATCCAATTGTTGCCGCCTCATCTCAGACACCACCCAGCTTGACCCATTTATTAATTCAATAGGCGGAACAGCTTTATCAGTCGGTTCTGTAAAAGTTTCAACAATTAATCTTGAAGCTATTGCATTTGAATATCCTAATAATGAAGATAAATTTATTGAAAAATTAAATAGAGTACAATATATTGATATGTGTGCTTTAGATAGAGTAAGACATATTATTCAAAGAAATATAGAGAAAAAACTTCTTCCTAATTTTATTGAAGGTGGAGTTGAGATGGATAAGCTATTTAATACAGTAGGCTTTTTAGGTCTGTATGAAGTTATGGATATTTATGGATATATTAATGAAGATGAATTTGGTTATAAAAGTTATTCAGATAAAGGTATAGCTTTTGCTCAAAAAATATTTGACGCATTAAATAAAAATAAAGAGGTTTTCTGCGCAGACCGAGATTATAAGATAAACCTCGAATCAGTCCCGGGAGAGTCGGCTGCGGTTAAACTCGCGGCAAAAGATAGATTATACTACGCTCATCCTAAATGTCACGAGATTTTAAGTAATCAGTGGATACCATTAACAGAAAAATGCACAATAGAAGAAAAAGCAAGACTATCAGGATTATTCGATAAACGGTGCGGAGGCGGAGTTATTGCACATATAAATATAGAGAGTGAATTTCCAACAGAAGAATCTGCTTGGGATATGTTAAATTACTTAGCTTCACATAATGTTATTTATTTTGCGTTTAATAGTAGAATAAATGAATGTGCAAATCATCATGGTTTTGTTGGAACTAAAACTTGTCCAGAGTGCGGAGGAGAGGTTATAGATACTTATCAGAGAATCGTGGGTTATTTAGTACCTACAAGATCTTATTCTGCCGCCCGCAAAAAAGAATTTGGCAAAAGGCAATGGTATAATATAGGAAATATGATAGATACGATAGGCTAAATATGAAGATTAGACAATTAATTATCGGGGATTTTATCAATTATAAAAAACCAAGTATGGTAATCGCAATGCCATATTGTAGTTTCAAATGCGAAAAAGAGTGCGGAATAGCTTGCTGTCAAAATAGCGAGCTAGCCACCGCCCCTCTTATAGAAACAGATGTTCAAACATTAATAAATTATTTTGATAAATTAGATATTTGTCAGGCAGTTGTTTTTGGTGGTTTAGAACCTTTTGATAGTTATGATGATTTATTTGCTTTTATTAAAGAATTTAGAAGAAATCATAATAATGATATAGTTATCTATACAGGATATTATGAAAATGAAATAATTGATAAAATTGAACCTCTTAAAAAATATCAAAATATTATTATAAAATATGGGCGTTTTATTCCTAATGAGAAGGAAAAATTTGATTTTGTTTTAGGAATAAAGTTAGCAAGTCCTAATCAATATGCGGAGGTATTATGAAATATATTTTAACTGATGATGTTGAATTAAAAACAGAAATATTAGAAGGATTAAAAAAGAATAAAGAACAATATGGAGAAAGATATTGTCCTTGTGTCAATCCTTCTGAATATAATGAAGATTATATTTGTCCTTGTAAGGATTTTAGAGAAAATGTTAAAGGCGGAGAACATTGTCATTGTGGTTTATATATAAAAGAAAAAACAGAAGAAGAAAAAACTCATATGAACTTAGGTTCAATATATGATTATAATAAATCTGTTTATGACAACTTCAAACCTTTAGATAGGATAATGTTAAATTTGAATCAAAATTTAGTTGATCATTTTATTGAAGATACTAAAAATAAATATTATATGCTTCTCAATAGAGAAAATGCAGACTATACTATTTTTACAGTCGATTATACCAGACCTGCAAAAAGAAAATCTGCCGCAAAAATTCTTATTGACGAATGTATTTATAATAGAGGTCAAGCTATTGATATAAATTTAACAGAAGATAAAACAGCTATTGAAATTTGGCTTCGTAATGCGGAAAATGAAAATTTATGTTATTATTTCTTTCCTTATGATGCCGCAATAATTGAGGTGTAAAAATGAAAATTTTATTCTTTTTTATTAGTCCTTTTGCTTTAAATCAAAAAGCTGTAATTGTAGATAGTGAAAATAAAGAATATTATCAAGAAAAACAGTTTTCAATTACAGAATTAAAAGATATAGGATTAAATCTGATAAATAATTATGACATAGGCAAGATTATCTTTAAAGGTCCTCTTAAGTATACGAAGAGAATTTATAATGATTTTAAAGAAGAAGCAACTACTAAATATAACTATTCAAATATAGAATTTGAATTAAAAGGTGAAAAAGGAGAAACAATATGAAATATTTAATAAATACAACAGAAACTTATAGAGTTGAATCAGAAAGTGAAGCAAAGGCTCTTATTGAAGCGGCAAAAAGCAATAGTATGTATTCTCTTAGTAAATATAGCTGTACTTATAAGGAGAGAAAACAGAAGGGTGAAGTTATCGATGCTTATTATAAGGTAATTTTGACAAAAGCTATTGATGATGAAAAAGAGCCTTGTAATAGTACTATTGTTAAATATGTTCTGGATGGTGAATTTGATGAAGATTAAGCTTTTAAATGAAAATGCTAAAATTCCTTTTAGAGGCAGTGACATGGCGGCAGGTTATGATTTATATAGTGCGGAAGAAGTAGTAATCCCTGTAGGAGAATGTAAATTAATATCTACTGGAATTGCTCTTGAAATACCTAATAATTATTTTGGAGGTATCTTCCCTCGTAGCGGAACTGCGGTAAAGCGAGGTCTGAGATTAGCAAATTGCGTAGGTGTTATTGATGCAGACTACCGGGGAGAGGTCAAGGTACCGCTTTATAATGATAGCTCTGTCCCGCAAAAGATAGAGTTGAATGAACGTATAGCTCAATTAATTATTTTACCTTTTGCAACAATTGAATATGAAGTAGTAGATGAATTATCTGATACTGAACGTGGCGAGGGCGGATTTAATTCAACAGGTAGAAAATAAATAAATATGCGGAGAATAAAAATCTCCGCATATTTTTTTGACTTTTTTTAAAATTTTTGTTATATTAAGGTAAAGGAGTGATAATGATGATAATGAGCTTAGATTTAAGCACAAAAAGTAGCGGGGTTGCTATTTTTAATCAAGAAGAATTAATTGACTATTATTGCATTACAGCTTCTTCTACCGATTTAATAAAAAGGATATATAAGATAATAAATGAAATCAAGAAATTTTGTGAAGAATATACGATAGAAATAATCATTGTAGAAGAAGTAAGACCAGAGGGCAATCAATACGGAGTGGGCAATCAAAAAACTCATAAGGCATTAATGTACTTACAAGCAGCACTCGCTTTTATGATACATGATTTTTTTCCGACTATTCAAATTGAGTATTTATATCCAAGCGAATGGAGAAGTATTTGTGGACTAAAAACTGGTAGAGGTATCAAAAGAGAAGAATTAAAAAAGAAAGATATTGAGTTTGCGGCAAATAAATATAATATTCAAGTTAATGATGATATAGCTGATGCTATTGGAATAGGATATGCTTGGTTAAAGAAAACATCTGAACCGCCGCAAGTAGATTGGACATAAAAAAAAGAGAGGTTTAGTTAAAAACCTCTCTTTATTGTTTCATAAACTTCTTCTGTCGTCATTAAAATTTCTCCGCCATAAGTTGCAACTAAGTCTGCTAAAACTTCTTCTTCATATAAATTTAAATTTATATCATAAGAAAATAAAACCGCATGAGTAATTTCATGACATAAAACTCTCCAAAGCATAAATTCTGGTAAGCCATCTTGAATATAAATTGTATGAGTTATATTATCACAAGAACCATAAGTATAAGTTCCATCTTGCCTTTGAAGGCTATAAGACATAGGTGAAACAAATATTATAGTCCATTCTTGATTTCTTATATAAAATATCATACTGATATTCTTTGGGCTAATTCATTCAGCTTATGTTGGAGAACAGTCTTTTCTTCAGTTGTTGCATTTTGTATCATTTCAGTAATATCATTTGATAATTCTTCCATATAAATCTTTAATTCCTTCATTTGTTCAGTAGGATCTTTATGAAGTTTCTTTGATTCCATATACATTTTTCTGTGCTGAGGAGAGCGACCTTCATTCATATCTCTCATATTTGTATCATTATTCCATCTTTCAGTTCTACTATCGTTCCATATTGTAGGATAAGTTCTTTCTCTTTCGGGATAATAAGGAGTATAATATTTATAATTATTTTCTTCTTTTTCTTCCATAGCTTTTGATATAGAATGATAATATTTAGCTTCTTCTATATCCTTTATCATATCAACAACTTCACCTAATTCTTTAGCGTCAACATCAGAAGTATTACACATTTGTCCTTGAACTAAAGAAATTAAACAATCTTCAATTGCTTTTAATCTGTGCATAAAATAACCCCCTTATTCTTTTGTGATAATTAAATTCGCATTTTGAACATCTATTGCTTGAGTTGAAGTATTTTCAACAGCAATAGATACACAACAACAAGCAGGAACATCAATATAAGTGCTACTTGCTATATTGTTATATTGAGAAACTGCACCGGGAGTTGTAATCATAGTTGTACTTACGATAGGTTCTCCGTCAATAGCAATAGCTAAAGAAATTGCAGGATCTGTTGTAGTACCTGCCGCAGGAATAGCAATATTACCACCGAAGCTTACTTTAAAACGGGTACGGCATTTTCCAGTCGTACCCTTTAAAGTAATTACTCCACTACCAGCTCGATGAATAATATTGCAACAACCACTTACAACAGTATCAGTAAATAATACATTTCCATTAGTAGCTACTGTTTGTACTGCATTTGCAATATATTCTGCCATATTAGTGTCCTCCTTAAGAATTTACGCCACAGTTACATCCGCAACCATTATATCCATAACTTGCATAAGGACTCTGAACTATATATGCGGGGATTGCAGCCTTCTGTCCTAATTGACTTATAAGATAACTATTTTGAGCTTCCTGAGATGCTGCAAACTTAAGGCTCTGATTTTCTGCCGTAAGTGTAGCAATTTTATCCTGAGTTAAGAAGTCTAAGATAGAGCGAGTATTTGCATCTTGATTAGCTGTAATAGCTGTTGTTGCATCAGCTATAGCTTGTCTTGTCTGGCATGATTGTTCTGCTAATCTATAGTTAAGATCTGATGCCTGAGTAGCCAATTGGAAACGAAGATTACAACAGCAGTCTGCCATCTGTGTTCCTAAGCTGGTTAACTGAGCACCAATAGCATTAGTATTTTGCATAGCTTCTACCGTATTGTTATTAATTGCGGCAAGTACACCAGCTTGAGCTGTCTGAATTGAATTCTGTGTGGTGTTAAAACCATTTAACATTCCAGTGTTCATTGCATAGAAACCATCACAAATACCACTATTTACACTATCAAGTTTTCTTTCAATGTTAGCAAAGTCAGATGTTAATATATAACCATCCGTAATGCCCGAACCTGTAGATGAACCTCCGAAAAGTCCACCATTATTCCATCCGCCTGCAAAGCAGAAAAGGAACAGGATAATAATCCACCATGCAGAATTTCCGCCCATAAATCCATCGTCATAATTTCTGTTGTTGCCACCGGTTGCAGCAGCAATGTCGGCTAAAGAATAGCCACTATTTGTTGTGTTGAACATATAATGTCCTCCCTTTTCTTAAAAATATAATATATTTAAATACCTAAAGTTTTTCTAAAGGTATTAAATTCTTTATCAAAATCAATTCCTTTTTCTTTCATTAAATTTCTTGCAAAAGTTTCAATACCTTTTTCATCATTTGATTGAATCATTTGTATTAAATTTGCCATTAAAGGATTGTTGTTATTTTGCTGTAATAAATTTAGCATTAATTGCTGTGGATTATTTCCACTTTTCATCATTTGAATTAATTGCATAGGATTAACTTTCATTTTATTTTCTCCTTAAAAATTAATTTCTGCGGAAGGCTTAGCTTGAATGCTTCCACCCATCTCCGCCCGCAATGACTGAATAGCTTTCTCAAATTCATCTCTCGTTATATAAGTTGATGAGGTTGTATCTTCAATTAATTGGTAAACATTTAAAGTAGCTGTACCATCTAAATTAATTTGTTTGGTATAAATTTTTTTATTCCCAATATCAGTAAAAATATGTAAACTTCCATCTAAATCAATTTGAGCTGCACGTGCTTCTTCTATTGATACAACAGGACGACCTTTAAGAAAATTTTGTGGCATTGGTGCTTGCGTTTCCATCTGCATAGGCTGAGATGGCATTTGAGGACGCTGTTGAAATTGCGGCTGATAATAATATTGAGGTTGTTGTGGAAAATTATACATTTTTTTATCACTCCTTTCGCTCTCACCTATTATTAAAAAATAGCTGGTAATATTTTTCTTACTTTTACCAATTTTTGGAAATTTATCAAATTGTAAATTTTAATAGAAATGTAATGATGAAGGTATTATTTTTATATTTATTAATTACTAATTACTAACAAAAACAGACAAAAAAAAATAGGAGTACATATAAATGTACTCCTTATTTTTATTATTATCTTCTTTGAATTACTCTTTTTGCAGTAATTGACATTGTTCCGCCCAGATCCATCGGTATAGTCATGCTATTAATTACATACTCTCCACTAATTAAACTTTCTTTATCTTCAACAGTGATAATCATATTTGGTTCTAAATAATATATCGGTAAACATTGCAACGTAATGCTCTCATTATAATTAGTATATTCATAAATTAAATCCTTCATTAAGTTATAAGCAGAATTAAGCGTCCCGCCTAAAATTGTATTTATTTCTATTAAATTGTTTTTATCTTTATCTAATAATGAGGATACATTTAAATATTTTTGTCCTCTATCTTGGCACCATTTAATTTCTTTCGCAGTATAACAAAATACGTAGTCTTCGATTATAGGCTCAAAAATACAGTTTACTTTATCATCAGATACTACTTTTGTCATTCGTCCTATTGTTGAAACACTTATATTATTATATGCCTCTCCTTTTTCAATGAAATCTAAAAAATAATCTATATTAGAACATTGTTCTATAGACTTTTCTTTAAATTTGCCTTTTATAACATCATAGATTTTTGTCCATTCATTAACAAGTTCTGTATAATAATAGTTACTATCTGTCGCATATCTTTCCGATAAACAACCTTGAATATATAATTCTGTCCGCCAATCTTTAATAGCTATATCTTTATAAATTTTCAGATTGGTATCATTGTTATCTTTGTCTATTGTTTTCCAAGAATTATCTTCCCAATAGCTATATTCATCTAAATCTTTAGTGTGATAAATCATTCCGGGGTATCCTTGTGATGGTCTATCACTATTCGTATTGATTTCAATAGGTGGTTTAATTAAAGTCGTTGTTTCATATATTTCTTTATCTTTATCTACTAATTGAGTATAATCCCATTGCACAAAATCACAAGTTTTCCTAAGCAGAGGCTTTTTATCTAAAGTTAAATGATACCTAATTGGAATCTCTTTATCTGCCGCAGTTTTCCTTTTGCCCCATATAATAAAATCATTCTTTACCATATCATATTGCGGAGTATTTTGATAAGAAACAATTAGATTACTGTTATCAAAGTTATATGCACTGTATATAGTAGAAGGTGTAGTATTATATTGAATTTGCTCTAAATTTTGAGTTGATACTTTTGTGGTATTATAGTAATTCTTTTTCTCTTGAAAATGGAAATATCCTTCAGTATCAAAAAAATATTCATAATTACCTAATTTATTTTTTATCTTATCAAGAATTGTACAAACATTATCCCCTTGATTAGCTGTCAAATCCTCATCATAATAAAAATCTGTATAATGGAAACCAATATCATCTCCTTCATAGAAGATTTTTTCCCAAGTATCAAGTAATTCCGCATCATTATCAACTATCATTACTTGATTAGTAGAATAATTCACACAAAGTTTCTTTGAACTATTATTCCATCTTAATACTTCTTTAGCAATAGTATCAATATCTTTAATAATAATTTTCTCTAATGGTATATTTCCAAAATGATTTACAACTTCTTGAATAATTTGATAAATAGGAATTTTTTTTGTTTCTATATCTCCAGAAGGCGTTACTTCATCAACTTTGTCAAATATACAATAAGCTGGAATGATACCTCCACGACTACCATTTAATAAACACATTTTATCTTGTAAAGATAAACTAATTGAAACACCATTTGTACCTCTACTAATATTAGGATTAATAATAATAAAAATACCAAGAGGAAACCAAATTATTTCTTCTTCTTGATATTTAGCTGTACGATTAGCATATCCAATAAATATTTTTATTCTTTTATTTATAGATAGTAAATTACTTGTTTCCATAACATTTCTATATTTATCATCTGCAATCATATTTAAAGTACAGGTGCGGCGGACGGAGGAATCTCCATTTATAGATAAAGTTCCGCCGCTTGTAACATATCCTTGAATTTCTTCAAGTTCATATTCGTTCTGGTCTAATACAATAATCCTTACATATTGTTCTTTTTCTGACATTTCGTCTAATTCTTTTAAAAAGATTTTATCACTTAAATAATTATTCATATTATCAATCCTCCACCCATACTAAATAGAGTATTAATTGATTATCTTTATCCTCTTCCAATTCTTTAGTTAATACAGAAGTAGAACTATAATTACTAATTAATTGATTATCTTTAAAAGTAAGTGCAGAATTAGCTGCCTTAAGAATATATTCAAAATGACCTTTAATTTCATCTGTTTTTAATACATTATATTTATTATAATTTTCAATAGTATTTTCCGCAATTTCTGTAGCTGTTGCGGAAAAGCTATATATTCTACGACTTAAAGTCTTATTGGGGGTTAAAGAAATATTCGTTAATTTTACAAGAATATTACCTTCTGTTAATGTTCTTAATAATTTAACATTATTTGCATATAAAATATCTATAACTTTATCCCTAAAATATTTTTCATATATATAATTATTTACATTAGGTTGGATATTATATTGTTTGATAAAGCTATTATAATATTCTTCTCCCACTTTACTTTTAATAATATCTTCTGAATAAAGTATATTTTTAGAAATTTCTTCAATTAGAATATTTTCTTGAGATTTATTATGTATCATTACACTATTATTAAAAATGCCAGCTGAATTATCATACATATTTTCTGCTTCTGAGCAAATTGTACCAGAAATATTAAATTGTCTATATTTTGTATTTCCGCTTCTAAAAATTGTTGGATATTGATTTCCAAGAGTATTAGTTATCTGTTCATTAACAACATACTTGAAATTAGTTATATCTTGATCAAATCTAATCCTTAAAGAATTATCCTTATTATCTAAGAACATATCTTCAAAATAACACACTTTTGGTTCTTCTGTAGATGTATAAAACTTACTATATACATTATTTGGAGCAACTAAAATAAAACCATATTTATACCAAACCGAGGCGGCAATAGTTGTATCTCTCCAAATAAAAGTATCTTCTTGTTCACTTATTAAAAAAGAGCAATCTCTAACTTTTTCCCAAATACCATAAGGAGTAGTTGCTTCTGAACTTGTTCTCATTACTTGAATATGAATTAAATTATTAGGTTTAAATGCAGAATTTGTAATTCCATATAATCCTTTTATAGCTAAAATCATATCTCCTCTATCCACTTCAGGAATTACTGACATTGATATTCCACCTAGGGGAAGAATATCTTCTTCTATAAATTCAGTAGTAAAAGTAAAAAGAGAAGAAGTTTGATTATATTTTTTATGAGTTTGATACTCTATCAGAATTTCATATTCGTGATTATTTAATAATAAATTCTTAAAAGTGTAACTTAAAGAACTAATGTATCTATTTGCTGCTTCATCTTTTTGTGGAGCATCAATAGTAATCCAATTAGTCCAGTCTGCTTCTCCTAATTTTAATCTTATCTTTTCTACACTATCATAATTATTATCATAACTTATTGTTATATTTCCTGTAAATATCTTTGATTCAAAGAAACCTTCCGCATTTAAATGTGGTTGAGGAGAACAAACAAAAGTTGGTTCTTTTGTTAATTGTAATATTCCCACTTCAGACCATTCTGATAATCTGCCAGAATTCTTAGAAATCCAAGTAGGAAAATTATAATCTAAATGAGATACAATGCTTCCAGTTGATACAAAGCGTATTTGAAATTTAAATTGTGCATTTGCGGAAGATTTTGTCAACCAAGAGTTGCTAATGCCAATATAATACATATTACTATTTTCTTTTTTATGAATATTGGTAGTTTCAAACTGATAAATTCCGTAAGGTGCTTGTTCATTTATAAGAATATTATTATTAGAAATATCTCTTAAAGTAATTTGAATTGCTGCAATATCTGATAGTATATTAAATTGAGAAAAAGAAAAATATAAATAATAAACATTCTGTTTTCCATATATTTGAGTAGGTTGATCGATCAATACTTCTGGCGGAAATAATGTAGTCGCCATCTCCTTTTTCCTCCTTTATATTCATTTTTATTGAAGTTTTTTGGGCAAAGCTCTAAGTTCTTCCATTAGAGTGTGAACAAAGCTATTGCCACCTTCAACTTCATAATGAGAGAATCTCTTTTCTAAACAATCAAGAGTATAATCATCTATATATTTTTGCTGATAACAATAAAAATGATGCTTTTCTGTTATCCAAGCTTTTATATCATCCTTATCTGATTCTATTAATAAATTCATTTTAGATTGAATACTCTCCATATTATTTTTTAATTCTCTTATTGATTTTTCTTGCTGTCGTAATTGTTCTATTTGCCGCTGTTTTTTTGTTTGCTTATTGAACATTTTCATTAATCTTTCTTTTGCCCAATCAAAAAAGACAATAATCCCTTTTGTGGCAAGAGCTAAAACAATAACAAAAGTAAGAAAAGTTGTTATATCGAATTGTTTTAGAAGCTGTATTAATTCATTCATTTCTATTCCCCCATATTGAAATTAAGAATATTGTTTAAAAGAGAGCGATGGTAAAGGAGATCCACTACCCACAACTCCGCCAAAGAAAGCAATTTCTGCATTTAAAGCACTTTTAGCAAAATACAATATATAAGTTGTACTATTTACCGCAATACGATATTCATAAACTGCTTTTATATTATTTCTTTTATTTAATTCATTGATAATATTAGAACATTTTAATCCTAATATTAAAGTTGATTGACCTTTACTATCAAGAAAAATATCTACATAATCTTGATAAATTTCTAAAATTGGTTTATAATTAGTATAAACTAAAGTTTGGCTATTTACATTTGTTGGATAACCTTTTCCTATATTTTTATTCCATATTGTACAGCCAATTGGTCCATGCCATTTAGTTTCAGGTTTTTTGTTATCTTGTTGTACATTTTTAATATAAATATATTCATCTGTTTTTCCATCAATAGTACCACCTCTAATAAAAAACTCTTTTAGTCCACCTAATTTAAAATAGAAACCATTTACAGCATTATGCGGCATATTTAAAATCTTTCCAGATTTTCCTAATTCTTCTGTAATATATATAGGTGAATCATTTGCAAAAGAAGAAAAAGCTGATAAAGAAACCGGATCTTCCGAATCAGTTCCTTTTTTAATCAATGCTATACCTTCTGCTAAGTTATATCCTTTTGGCGTAATATTCCCGTGAATTTTATCAGCAAAAAGATGTTTAAATCTGTGCATCTCGGTTCCTAATTGACCATCTGAAAAATCTTTATCTATATCATCAGGTACTTGATTTTTATCATAAGTATAACACTTTCTTGGCATGATTGTAAAGCCATCATCTCCAACTCCGCCATAAATGCAGCCTACCATAAGAGGTCCGCCCTTATTACTATTATATTTAGGATCCCACTTATAAACATTCATAAAGCCATATTGGCGGCTATCTTTATTGTAGTCAATTTTTCTTATATCTACACCAAGAGAAAGTAATGAACGACTTACATCCTCTGATCTATCTAAAAATCGCAATGAAGGACCATGATCTTTTCCATCCATAGTTAAACCCGTAATTGTTGTTGGGGCTAATACGACACCAGTACTATTATAATCTCCACTCGTATCTGATTCTTTATAGTGAAAACCCGGTACATTATCATTTTCTCTGTTTGCAATACTTCCTATACCTTGAACATTAATGTAAATAGGTCTAATATATTTATCATTGTGTGCCATAATAGAATTACTTTTTATTTCCATTTTATAATCAGATACTACACCCTGATTATTAAATTTTGCAATAGTCATTGTAGGTTGGATAGATACGTTATCATTTACTAATCCTGTAGGATTTTTTTGAATTAACTGATAATTATCATTATCAGTATCTTTTACAAATCCTACATTTTTAATATATATCTTTTTTAATTGTGTTCCGCCTTCTGATAAACCATCTTTGCCATCAAGTATACCATTTTCATCAATTGTTATTTTAGGATGATTCTTCAAAGTGATTGTTCCATCTTCACTTTTTTCTGCACTAATTATTCCGTCTGCAGCAGGACTTTCTTCAGCAGAAGGATTATATATAACATTTGTACCTACAGGAACATTTTCTTTTATTAATTCGTGAGTTTTTTCTGCAATATAAGATTTATTACCTTCCGCATCTACTTGCTCAGTGAATTTAATTTCACCTTCTTTGTAGACGTTTACTTTTTCTATTTTTGTAAGGCTTGCGTTTTCCGCCATAAATTATTCCTCCTTAATATCATTTTCTGATCGAGGATTGCCTTCTTCTTTCTGATTTTCTAATTCTTTCTTAATATTATCTGCGGCAATTGCTTCTAATTGACCTACAAATTCTCTCAAAAGATAGGCTAAGATCGTAGGCGGGAGCCCGCATGAATTAATAATATTAATTAAATCCTCTTTTGTCTTATAAATTGTATAATCAGTCATATCCTTTTTCCTCCTTATAATTCATCATCATCTGACCAATATATTTCTTGTATAATATTAGGTTCAGATACATTTTCATATGAGCCTAAAATTACTTTTTGATTACCCATATCATTATTTGGAACAAGGACATAAACATTAGTACCATTTGGATAAATTGCATTATAAGACATTGCATATGCTTCAAATTTTAAATCTTGATATTTTAACTGATATTTTCCCTTAGCTAAATCTAAACAAGTCACAACTGTAGCTCTAATTGTTTTATCAAAAGCTGAATCTTTTACAACTCTTTCCGCAATAATACGTGCGGCTTTACATATAGCGTCATTTATCTCTGAAACAGTATTCATAATTTTCACTCCTTGTCACTCTTTTTATATAATAAAAATAATTTTTATTACATTAAACCTCTTTACCCAAAAAGAAAAAAGGAGAGTATTTCTACTCTCCTTTAATTTATCTTGTCTGTTTATTAGCATATTGTGATGCCATATTAACTAAATTATCAAAAGCTTCCTCAATTTGACGAGCATCTCGTACATTAGGGAAATTAGCTTCAATTTGAACATTCTGATCTAAATTATTATTTGTTAAACCTTCCTTAGCAATAATAGGTGCAGTTAGATTTGAAATCATCTGTTTCTTTACAGCTAAAGCATTTAAGTCTAATGAAGTTATGATACTTTGCATTGCTCTTACAGAATTAACTGCGGCAAGTATATTCTTCGTATCTTTTGCATTAAGTACGAGTTCTTTTTCATGAAGCATAGCCATACGACCTTCTTTTGAGTTCCAATTACCTGTATATCCACCCGTATCGAATCTATACATCTCTGATTCTTTTACATAGCCTGTTAAATAGTTATCACCTTTTTTATACCAAATTTGATTATAACTTACATCCCCATATGGTATAGTATAAGAGCTATATAGAACTGGTGTTTCTTTGGGTATAGCTATTTTATCATCGTCATCAGGATAAGGCGTTCTCCAAACTATTGCATTTCCTGATCTTTTTGCTTCTTTTAAATGTAATCTATTAATAATATTTCCACGTGAATCATATAAATTATAATAATCTTGTTCATTTTTATATCCTGTATACTTTTTATCTAAATCTAAATAAGTTCCACTAAGATTAGCAATAATTTCATCGTTATTTTCTTGAGTATCCCATTGGGTACCTGAGTAATTTAATTTATTACCATGTGTAAATATCGATGTTTCAAAGAATACACTATTCTTAGGAAGTTTATTATTTTTAGCGGAAGTACCAGAACCTGAAGTTATTCCACCTGTTCCACCATTAGTCAATTTACTATAATCAATCTTACCTAAAGCAGTTGTAATTCTTCCTATCTGAGCAATAATATTATCTACCGCAGTTGTAAATCCAGAAGTATCCAGATCTATTCCATAAGTATTACCAAATAATTTATTGGCTTCTGTTAAAACATTTGTAATAGAGGTTTTCATATTATCAAATTTATTTTTAACACTATCTAAACTATTTAATAAATTCTTACCAATACCTAATTTTTCTTTATATTGAGTAATTAATTCTTTTTGTTCATTAACTAAATTTTTTGTTTTATTATAAGCAGTTCCTGCATTAGTAATGTAACTGCTAAAACTTTCCCCAGAAGCAGTTTCAATAGCCTTAAGATTTGATTGGAATTTGGCTGATTCTCTATTTACTTCATCAAACATCTTATTCAATGCGGATTCAGTACGACTAGCAGCACCCGCAACTGCAGGTAAGTCAGTATTTGCAATAGGTGGTAAGATTTCTTTTTCTTTAATGCCTATATTAGATAAAGCATCTTTAAATGATTTTTCTAATTTACCTGAACCTTCACTACCTGTTAAATAATCAACTAATGATTTAGTTGAAATTTTAGCCTGCTGTTGAGTTTCCGCAAGAGAAATTAAAGAAGATTGATTTAAATTAGTTAAAGAAACTGTAACATCATTATTTAAACCATCTAATATATCTTTATATTTTTCTTGAATTTGTTTAGTTCTTTCTTTAAGTGCTTTTCCAGTATATTTCTGCGTAGCTTCATTTAATTCTTCTTGCATTGAAGTCCAAGCATTATACCATTCTTGAGTTGTATTTTTTAATCTATCTTTATCAAGATTATATAAATCATGAATTGCCGCATCTAATTTATCTTTTGCATCATCTACTGCAGTAGTATCTGCTACATACTGATAAGAATAATTACCTTGACTATCTCTTCTTAATCTCATTTGAGATTTATTATTCTGAGCATCTTCAAGAGCAATTTGAGCTTGAAGTATTTCTAATTTTTTATTAGAGCGGTCAATATCATATTGACTTAATTGATCTTTCTTTTCAAGATAATCAAGTTCTTTTTTCTGGAAATCTAATAATCTCTGTCTTGTTGAGGCGGAAGTTGTATTACTTAACTGTTTGTTTATTGAAGAATTTAGTTTTGAAATTTCATAACTCTTATCAACATTATCTAAATATCTTTCAGATTGTTCTAATACATAATCCCATTCATATTTTAAGTTGTCCAATCCTTTTCCATTACTAATTTGATTGTTGACTTCTTGGAAAATACTTTGAATAGCATTGTTATATCCTTCTTTAAGATTTGTTATGCTTTGTTCAATTTCTGAATTTAAAGTGCTTACTGCTTCTTGCCAATTATCTTTTGCTTTTAACCAAGCTTCAGAACCTTTTTCTTCCTGATCCATAACAGAAGCCCAATAATTAACAGATTCTTTTGCAGCATTTAATGATTCCAGATTATTTTTACGCTGTAATTCATAATACATTTCAAAATCTTTATAACTTTCTTCACCATAAACAAGAGATATAACATTCTTTCTTGATGTTAATAATTCATCAATCTTATCATAAAGATTTTTTTCTTCATTCATTGCTTCTGATGTTAAATCTATCATACTTAAATAAGTATCTAATGCTTCATCAAAAGCCTGTTTAATGTCAGTTGTGCCATCTTCTAAATTCTTTGTTGCAGTTTTTAATTCTTCATATGCGGCGGCAAGATTATCTCCAAATATACTTGATTCTTGTCCGTTTTCCATTTTTTGGATTTCCGCCATTATATCTTGAACGTGTTGAGATTGTTCGCCTAATAAATTTAAAGTATCTGGATTAGTTAAATAATTTGCTTGGATTTGTAAATTACTTGTATAATCTTTATCATCAAGCAATTCCTTTTGGAAGTCCGCAAATTCTTTTCTTAATTCTTTTAAATCTACATGAAGTTCTAATTGATAATTAAACTTCTTAATATTATTTTCAATCTTTTGGTTTAAGCTATCAGTAATATCTTCTTCAAGTTGCGGCATTTCATCATTATAAAGAGTATCATATCTTTCAAGCCATTCTTTCATCTTATTATACTGCTTTTCATACTGCTCAGCCATATCCTCGTCTCCAGACATTTGAGCTTCCCGCATTAAATCAATATTAGCTTGTAAAGCAGTTTCATAATTAGCCATTGAACCGTCTTCATTAAATAAGAACCCTTTCGTAGCTAACTTACCTCTTAATTCTTCAGCTTCCGCTAATTGAATATCTTTCTTTTGTTTCAACTTCTCAATCTGCGTATCAAGTAATTTATTTTGACTTGCTAAATTATTAATATAATCTTGACCGATAGATTTTTCTTGTTCATTGCTGATTTTATTCATGATATGTTCAATCTGTGTTAATTGATTATTAATGTCATGATACCTGTCAACAACATCATCAAGCAAATCTAATTGATCTATTAAATTATCATTAATTGCGGCAAGTGAAGCATTTATGCCACTTTCAATTGTAACTTTTTGAGCTTTTAATTGTTCAGTTTCTGATTTTAATAAATTAATTTGTTGAAGATTTAATTGATAAGATTTTAATGCTTGGTCATATGCAGCTTTCATTTCTTCACTTGAAGTAATATCTTCCATTGTTTTAGAAGAATTAATACCTTCAAGAAATTCTTTTGTAACAGAAGTCATATCGGGAACAACAGTATCCGCAAATTCTTTAGCTATTTGAGAAGCATCTTCTCCTCTTGCAGCTGCTGATACTACTGCTGATAATTTAATGAATTTTTCTGTTAAAGCATCGACACCTGTTGCTACATCCCCTAAATTATCAAGAGCAATATTAGTTGAATCAACACCTAGCTTATTAAGTTCATCTTGAAGTTCGCCTTCTTGTCTTTTAGCTGTAGCAGTAAATTCATTTTTATATGTTTCTGCATCCATGTCGCCTTGTAAGAACTTTAATGTCAGAGCATTCTGCTCTTCCATCATTTTGATTTTCATCTCATTAAGTTCTATTTGAGTATCAAGTTCTTTTATTTGAGCTTCAGCTTTAGCTTTTTGCTCTGCGTGAATCGCTCCAACTGTAGCTTGGAGTTGTTCTTGACTAAGTTTTATTGAACCATCTGATAAAACTTCATAATCTTTTAAGAGCTGTGGAAATTTAGAGGCAAATTCTTCAACTTTATCTGCAGCAATTACGAAGCCATCGCCCATAGATTCACCCATCTGAGCAATAATATCAAACTTGGTAATGATTTCATCAGATTTTTCACTGATTAAATCAAATACTGTAGTTTGTATTTCTTTACCTGATAGAGCATTATCTATAGCTTTTATACCTTTACTCATTGCTTCAACTTGTTGTTTTAATGCTTTTAATTTGGCAATATCTTCATCTTTAAAGAGTTGCTCAATTATATTTTCTTGAGTAATACCTTCTTTTAAATTACCTGCTTCATCATAAAAATCAGACACAGTTTTTCCGGCGGCGCTCATTGCCGCTTGAATATCTTTTGCATAATTATTCCAAAACTCTGATTCTTCTCCAGAATTTATAGTGTTCTTATCAAATGTCATTGCTCTATGCAATTCTTTTATATCAATATTAGGATTAGAAAGATTTTCATAAGCTTGAAGATTACTATTTTTATAAATATCATAGATTCGTCCTTGATAAGAAGTTTTTAATTCATCTTTTTCTGCACCAGACATTTGGAAAATTTTTAAATAATCAGAATTTTTTTCAATTTGCTTAGTACCAATATTTTCAAGAATATCTGCCTGTCCTAAAAGACTTCTTTTTTCAATTCCATCTAGTAATTTAGTATATTCAGTTAATTTTTCATTTGCATCCGCAATTTTTTCCGAACCTAAATCACCACGAACTTCCATAGTGATGGTAGTATCTTCGGTAGATAATTGACCCTTAACAGCTTTTAAAATAAGCTTTATTTCTTCAACAGTTTCATCTCCAGATAAACCTACTGTTATTAATTGACCTAATTCTTCTGCCGATAATCCTTTTATAAAATCTTGAACTTCTTTGTTATCTGGGCTGAAATTAGCAAGAAGTCTTTGTTGGGCTGAATATAATTGAGAAAATTCTGTGCCTAATTCATCAACATATTTTAAAAAATCCTCATCAACTACATCTGACATACTCTTGCGGATTTCTTCAACTTTTTGTTCATATTCACTAAAAGTAGTTATAGAATCTAGATTTTTTTCATAAGCACTACGTTCAAAAGTTGCCTGTTGCACTGTTTGAATAGATTCTTTTACTTGAGCATATTCTTCTGACTTTAAAAAATTTCTTAATTCTGTAGGAATTTTTACCTGATTTTGATTTAATTCTAATAATCTTAAATAAGAATAAAATTGTTCATCAGATTTAAATTTATTAACTTGTGTGTATGGTGTACTAGTTTCTACATTATGCTCATCTTCTTTTTGTGTCCACCTATTCCTATCATCATGATGTTGAATTCCTAATTTGTCTAATTGTTGCTTAAAATTTTTAAAATCCTTATCTTCTTTAATAGGGAATGGTTTGAACAAATCATCAGAAATAAGAGTTTTTGTTTCCTCTTTTTTACTCCATATTTGACTATTCAATCCACTAGCTATAATTGCTTTACCTTTATCGGCAAGCACTTTTTCACTAGCTTCTAAACTTTCTTTAGCTTTTGCTTCTTTATCTTTTGCATCTTCTAAGCGTTTCTTCTTAATAGAGGCAGCTAATGCTTCATAATTGTCAGTCATCTTAAGAAGTTTACCATTTTCAATATCATAAGCACTAATTAAATCATCTGTAGAATTTAATAGTTCTTGCTTACTAATACTTCCTTGTTTATATTTCTTTTCTAATGCAGAATAAGAATTATATAATTTTGTATTAGTATCTATTTCTTGTAAGCGAGCGTCATTTTCTTCAATTATAGCCTTATTAGCTTCAATTCTTGCTTTTCTCTCATTTTCTTGCCATTGAATTACAGCTTGAATACCACCCATAACTAATCCAATTGCCGCAGATATTAATCCAATAACCCCAAGAGAAGCTTGAAGTCCAGTTGCCGCAACTTTAATAGCATTAATATTAGAAAGAATTGAAGGTAAAGCAACACCTAATGTACTACCAATATTAGTAATAGTTTGTAAAACTTTTTCTCCATCAGAAATATCATTATTTTGCCAAATGTTTGGTAATGCTTGAATATTATTAGCAACAGAAGCTATCATTGTTAAATCAGAAGCAAGTTTTGCCCAAGCTTGAGTATTAACAAGTCTTCTCTGATCATCAGTTAATTCTTTAACAACCTTTTCATATGCTGAAACTTTATTTTTTGCGTCAGTTGCTTCTTCACCTGATTGACGAATAGCATCATTACTCTGTCTTGTTCCCTGAGTAACACCTTTTATATCTTCAATTGTTTCTTCGACATCTACTTGTCCTTGACCTCTATCTCTTTGTGCCTGAGCCTGTTCCGCAACATATGCTTTTTGCTCTTCTTCAGTAGGAGTATAATTCTGAGCGTCTTTCTGAGCTTTCGCAAACTTGTTAGTTTCAATTATAGCTTTTTGTATTGCTTGTGTAAATTTCTTTATTTGTTCTTCAGACATTCCCACTTCTTTACCGTATGCTTTTAAAGCTTTTTGGGAATTTTGAGTTAATTGGTCTTCATAGCCTTTTTTCGTACTAAGTTTTATTCCTCTATCTGAAATGAAAGACTCCAGTTTTTGAGCTTTATCAGGAGTAGATTTATCCCAGCCGAATGCTTTATACGCCTGTTGGTAAGCATTTGCTTTTTCTGCACCAGAAGGAGCTGGACCTTTTAACTTTTGGGCATTGACTAATACACTTCGATCTGTACTTATTTGATTTTTTACAGCGTCAAGTTTTCTAGTTGCATCCTGATATTGCTCATCACTAATAATATCTAAATTATGAGATTGTATTACTTGATTACGAACTTCTTCTATTTTATTATCTACTGTTTGTAAATCTTGAATTTTTTCTTCAATAGTTTGATTATTTTTTAATTCTAAATTTACATTCTCTGTTACTAAAGCATTTAAATCTTTATAAGCAGTTTTTAAATTACTAGCTAATTCGTTTCTTTTCTTTAAAATATCTTGTGAAGCTTGATCACTAAATCCAGAATCTCCGCCTTTAAAATCTATACCTAACTCAGTACCATACTTCTGCATTTTTTCAGTAGTCTGAGTCTTTCTTAATCTTGCGGCGTCTACTTCTGCTTGAGCTTTTGCTCTTCCTGCTTCTGCTTCTATCCACTGCTGTTTTGTTTCATTATTTGCTGTATTCATAATAGGAGCATTTTTAGTAACACTTGCTTCAAGAGAACTAATAGCAGTTGTATCTTTAATACCTAATCCAGATAATAATTTTATATTATTTAAAGTTGCGGCAGTCATTTCCGCATTTAAACGTAAATTTCTAAAATTATTTATAAAAGGCATTAAATTTTCAGCAATTTGCTTATTAAAAACCCTTGTAAAAATTGCACCTAATTCTAATAATAAACCTTTTCCGCCACCAATAGAATCAGTAATTTCACTTAAAATATTTAATAATTCAGATAACACATCTGAAAAATCACTAATAGTTGAAGCATCTAATAATGAAGATTGGAATTTTTCTTGTGCGGCAGTTAATTTATTTAAATGTGCTTCAGTAGATTCTAAGTAAGTTTCATTTTGTTTATTTAATGTACCAGCTGCATCCGCAGAAGTTTTAAGAGCATCTGTATACATATTCCAGTTATCAAATAATGCTAATAAGTTATTATATTGACGAGCACCCGCTATTGTTTGAGCAAGAGCGACCTGTTGTTCTCTACTAAGATTATTCCAATTATTACCTATCTCAGTAATTACATCACCTTGATCTCTTAATTTTTGATTTGCATCTAAAACATTAAAACCAAGTTCTTTCATCTTAGATGTATACTGACCAAGAGTAACTTCTCCTTCTCCAGCTTCAATATCACCTATACGAGCAAAGATAGTTTTATAAGCTGTACCAATTGATTCAGGAGCTTGTCTTGTAACAGAAATAGTTGTAGCAAGCATTGCATTTAATTGATCGATAGGTACACCCATAACTGAAGCGGCAGATGCAACTTTAGACATACCTGTTGATAATTCTTCGAGGTCTGATGCTGTTGTTGCAGCAACTGCGGCTAATTTATCTACATATAATTCAGCTTCTTCCGCAGAAACTTTATAACCATTCCAAACTGCTGTTAATTGTTCTGAAACTTCTTCACCTGTCTGACCAGTTACGTTTGCCGCCTTTAAAGTGGTTTCCGAACGAGCTTGAACTTCTTTATCACTTAACTTTTACATTCCATATAAGTCGTTAATTTATATGCGTTCTCTTATGAACTGCTTTTGTAATTTCTCCAAAAGAATAGACTATATCTTACCTATATTAATTAGCTTATTATCATACATCTAATTTAGGTATTCCCTTTTCGGCGGACTTCCGCCTACTCCTCTTTGACTGAGGATAGTCGTTGAACTTTCTTCCTTTTTGGAAGCTTAGCTGCGGACTTCCATATATTTATAATCTTTTTACTATACCTATAATGATTAGTTATAGCCATTTATATATCACTATATAAATTTAGTAATTATAACTTTAGGTTACCCCGCAATTAAAGAATTTTCAGAGCTTATTTATAATAAATCGTTTATTGTCAATGTTTGATTATCAAGAATCCAATAAAAATTTTTACCTAATCTTTTTGCTTTTGCAGCTCTTACAATAGTAGAGTGATTTATATTTGTTTCTCTCATTGCTTCTCCGCAAGAAGAATAATGTTTAATAAATTTTCCTTCTGGAGAATATTGAGAAACGCCTATTGCCGTAGATTTAGGCTTATTTGCTTTAGTATTTTTTAACACTTCTTCTATTGTAATATTTTGATCTTCTCTGATCCAAAAATATCCACTACTTGTACCCATTCTGTTAGCCGCATCTTTAATAGCACATTCAGAGCCATTAATCGTCAACGCAGCTTCACGAATAGAAGAATATTTTTGAATAAAGTTTCCTTCTAAATCATATTGTGAAATTTTAACTTGACCTTTATGTCCATTTTTCTGAGCATTTAACATATTTTCAGATTGAGTAACTAATCTTAGATTGTCTAATGAATTATTGGCTCTATTTCCATCAATATGATCAATAAGTTTTCCTTCAGGAATTTCTCCATAAAAAGCTTCCCATACTAATCTATGAAGTGATTTATATCGTCCATTACAATTTATTCTAATGTAACCATTTCTTTGACTACCTTGTAAAAGTCTTTTCGTTTTTTTGTTCAAAATTTGACCATTCTTATTTACACAGTAATCACTATCTTTTGATACTGGTACCCAATTATCATCTATATCTCCTTGTAAATATGCTATTTTGGATCGATTTTTTCGTTCACAGTTTTTAGCATTAGTAGAACTATCAACCCATCTTAAATTAGAAGCATTATTATCAAGTTTATTTCTATTGATGTGATCGACAATAGAATAATGGTTTGGGTTTTCAGTAAAGGCTTCGGCAACTAATCTATGTATCATAAAAGTTTTTGGTTTTCCATTAATTACAAGTTGTACAGAACAATATTCATTTCTAGCAATAGTACCTTTTAACTCTTTACCTGTTATTCTATTATAAATTTTTCCTTCTGAGGAAACTTCATAATTAGTTTCTTGATTATCAAATATAATTATTTTTTTCATTTATATCTTTCCTTTCTTAATATATTCTATATATATTAAGAAATGTCCACGAAAAATTTAATCTTTTTGACCACGAAATTTTATTAGTCTACCCTGTTGATAATAGATTAAGCTAGCATCGGTGTACGACCGAGTAGTCTGGCCCAATTTAGAAGCAGCTCGATTAGATTCTCTAGCAAATCTTTCCATCTCATCTGCACTTTTACCAGTAACTATACGAATATCATTTAATGATGTATCTAAGTCTTTAATATAGCCAAAAGACCCTTTAATAGATCCAACCATTTCGTTCATCAGACGAGAAGCAATACCCCATCTAATAGTAGATGTTATAGTATGTCCAATATCTTCTAAAAAATCATTAGTTTGTTTAAGTTTATAGTTAGCTGTGGTAGCTTGTTCTATCATTTTATTAAAAACGTTTTCTTGACCAACTTTAGCAAGAGTATTGAATAAATTTTGAGATCTTATTCCCGCTTTACTTAATTCTTTATCTAAAGTTTGGATATTTAAAACACCTAATTTGCTATCAAAGCTCTTTGTATAAGCCACTTCTATCTGAGCAACTTGAGCTTTTAAAGTTTCTAATTCACGCTCCGCTTGTTGTAAACTATTAGTTGTCGAGAAGCGAATCATATAATCTTGTGCGGTTAAATTCTGAATTTCTTTTAATCCATTTCTTACAGAACTTAATCCGCTTAAATCGGCTTTGAACCCGACGGTATAATCTATTCTTCCGCCATTTGCCATATCCTTTTTCCTCCTTGTCTTTATATACAAAAATAAAGCCTCTACTACCATATAATGATAATAAAGGCTTTATAATTAAACTATTTTGTCCAATTACTGTATATCTCTTCCACCATTAAGAGCTTTTGCAAAGTTCATAGCTTCCGCATACTTAGTCTTATCAAAATTATTAATCATATCAACTGCGGCAGACATTTTTTCAGGAAGTTCTGTAACTAACTTACCAATCTTAGTCACAAAAGATTCTTCATTACGTTCTCTTATCTTCTTCATTTCTTCCATCTGAGAAAGTAAATAATTATATTCTTCTTCTGGAATTGCGGCTAATATTTTTCCTAATAAGCCAGTTTCCTTTGCCGCATCAAAAGCTTCACTTAAATCTTCTTCATCCATTTCAATATCTGTATAATGTAATAAAACTTCCATATTAAAAAAGCAATCTAATTTTATGGGGTTATACCAGCCATCTTCTTCATAACTTAAAGCAAGAACATCCTCAATAAGAGTACCTTTTTCTATTGTAGAAAGATTCTGATACACCGTAATATTAACTCCATTAAAATTAATCTCTACCGATTTAATGGGATTTTTTAAATTTAATTCTGAAAACTTCATTTTAATATCTCCTTTTATCTCTTTTTATTTATTATATCAAAATTTTTATACTTTGTCAAAAAACAACTGCCTGTTTTTTTAATCCTACAGCAATTTTCTGTCCTCTTAAGTTTGTTAAAATTTTTGATATTCTCATAAAAGATCCTTCACGAGTAGGAATATTTTTATTACCTTGATATTGCTGTTCAAAAAACCCTCGCCAATTATCTTCTTTAGGTTCTAAATTAAATATTTCTAAATTATCCAGTAATTCTCCTATACTATAAACTTTTTTCTTAGAAGGAGTATTAGCATTCTCTATAACTAAAAATTCTGCTTTATTATTATTTAAAAGCATTCTTCCTCCTAATTCACCGGTTAATGCTGAATAAATAATCTGTTTCTTTAAAGAAGTCAGTGCCACTCCTTTAAATTTTCCTTTTTTTCTTCTATCTGTTAAAGCATTAATGATTTCTGTACCCATATTTTGTTTTGTATTTACTGCCTGAATTGCACCTAAATATGCTAATAAAGAAGTTGAACTGCTTAAGCTGATATGGGGAAAATCTTTTTGATTATTAAATGAATATCTCTTATAAGATATAGGCAAACGCTGTTGAGCGTTATTAACTGTTAATGTTAAGAAAAAATCAATTTTATTTTGAACTTCAGTTGCACCAAAATCATATTGATATTGGTCATTTACTTTAACATTCTTTTTTATTTTTTTTTCTTTTAATTTTTCTTTTGATTCTTCAACAAATTCCTTAGATAATATCATATTGACATTTGTTAAGGCTGAACTAACAGTTTTTCCTCCAGCAACATTATGTTGCAAAAATTCTGTCAAAGCTGTGGCTGACATCTTTCTTATATTCTCTGCAATAAGAGAACCTATAATTTCTGATATTGCCGCATTTATTCTTATTATAATTGCCGCTTCCGCTGCGGCTGCTATTTTATTAATTTCATTTACTAATGCTTGAATAGTTGTTTGATTATTATCCGAAATTTTAGCTTCTAAAGCTAATTTCATTATATTCTTTTTTTGTTTTTTATCTAATTTAACCATTATATCATAATCTCGTTCATTTGCTGCAGCTAGCTCTTTAATATTCTTAATTAAATTAGCCGTTTGATTTTTTAACTTATTCTGTAAAACTGGTTCATCTGCAATTGATTCAATGGCAGTTTTTAATTCTTCTGCTCTTCTAATTAAGGTTGATAAAAATATATGTTTATATTCCACTTCAGTTTCTTCTTTTTGAGCTTTTTGATTATTTTGAATTATTTTTTTCTTCATAGAAGTTTGTATTTTGGTTAATTTTATCTTGTCAAAATCATTCTTCGCATTTTGTTCTTGTGCTATGATTGTCTGTGTATCTGTGTTAAAATTGAGTAATTGTTCTAATTTTTGTTCAGAAATTGTATTATTACCTACATTATCCCTTATCGCTTTAATAAAGGCTTTTTTTGTATCTGCATCATTATTATAATTGTTCCACAATGATTCATGAATTTTATTTTCGCTCATTGAATCAAATACCTTTTGAATAGCTTCTGATTTATTCAAATTTTTATTTTTTAATGCTATCATTCTTTGATTAATATACTTTTGATATAGAGCTATTGTTTGACTAGTTTTTTCTTCATCTTGCACTCTCTTTATTCTTTTTTTATCATTTTTTACTAATGTTGAACTATTATAATAAACGTAATAGCCCAAAGCTCCTTGATACCAGTCTGCCAATTAATCCACCTCCCACATATAACAAAAAGAGGGAGGATTTTCATCCTCCCTCTAATTAATTAAACTTCTGAAACTTTCACTTTTACAGCAATCTTTTTCTTTGTAACCGATGTACCTTTAGTATATTTTATTTCAATATAATATGTACCAGTTGTATTCCAATTTAAACCTGTTCCATCTACAACTTCTACAGTTACACCTTTAGGTTGAACATAAGAAGACTTTAATGCAACAGTTTCAATTTTTCCATCTTTTGCAACATTAACTACATCTTCAGCTCCATCATATGTACCTGTTGTAAATTCAAGATCAGCAACCTTCACTGGACTTACAACATAGCTATCTTCAATATCAGCTATATTATCATCTTCAAGGTTATCATTAATATCAATTACTTCATCATCCATATGACTCATAACTGATTTCTGATCTGGCTTAGGAGCCTTAGTTTCATCAACAATTTGAATTACACAAAGAACTTTCTTGGTCTTGTTAAAATAAGTATAGCCAGGGAAAGCATCCATTGTGAAGGTAAATGTACTTGGATCTCCAGTAGGAGCCATTGTAAATGTAAAGTTAGACTGAATCTTAACATTAGGAATAGTTAAATAAGCAGGCATATCTTTACCATTTTCTTGCTTTCTAAAATATGTCTGACCTTCAACATAATAATAGCCAGCAAAATTAGCCGCATCAATCTGTACTTCTTGAACCGTAGCTTCGCTCTTAATAATATAGCAATCTACCATAACAGTCTTGCCATAAGCTGTTTGATCTGCAACTGTTAAAGTGTTATCAGTAATAGCTCCAACATTAAAGATTTTACCTGTTAAAGATCCATCTCCTTCTGTTTCAAGAACAAATAAAGGAGCATCTGCACAAATTACATCGCCTTCATCTAAAGCATCTGAAATATCAATAGTACCATTTTTTGCATCTACAACTTGTAAAACTGTTGTATGAATATGTACTTTATTTTCTTCACTCTTGGTATTAATTAATCCTGCACCAGTAAGTATTGCCATACCAATAGGTGAGATTAAGGCATCTTCAAGAGTAAAAGTTAATACTTTTTCACCTCGATTGTATTCCACGTATCTCGTTAAAATACGCGCGCTCTCGATAAGAGCTGCTGAACCTTTTTTTATACGTTCAGATTAGACTATATCTTCATCCTGTATGTCACAGGAGTCTCGCACTTCGACTTTACTTAAAGCCTACACCCGCAGAGGGTTAGTCGTTGAACCTTTTCTGTCTTAAACAATTTTCTGATTGAGTTATTTTTTGTAAATTATCTAAACAATTATTACGAGGATTTGCATCTATATGATCTATAACAAATCCTTCTAAATCATAATCATTATGAAATACACAATAAACCAATCTATGAATATAATAATGTTTTTTATCTGCAAAAGAAATTCTTGAATACTTTTGATTTTCATCTATTTTAAGTAATCTATTTGTTCTATTATTTCTAATTCTACCCATTGAAGAAACTGAATAATTTGGATGATCTGGAATAATCATCCATTCTTCTCCTTCTAAATTAGAAATAAAATATTTAGGTTTATATTCTCTTTTTGTTTTCTTTTGCTGATTATGATAATAAGTATTTTGCTTGGCGGAAACCCATTCTAAATTAGAAACATCATTGTTTAATTTATTTTCATCTTTATGATGTACATAAGGATAATTATTAGGGTTATCTAAAAATAATTGAGCTACTAATCTATGAGCATACACCATTTTAGATAATTTTCTATTATTAGCTTTTGAAATATTATCTCCAATAGCTAAAGCATAAACTTGATAACCTACATTATCAATTTTCCCTTTTAAAAATCTTTTTGTTTTTAAACTATAAACTTTTCCGTCACTATATACTATGTATCCTTTATATTCTACAGAACTTGGCTGCTGATTATCTTTTTTTATTTCCATTTAAAATCTCTCCTTTATATTTAAATCTTATAAAAAAAGAGTTCCCAGCAATTCACGAGAGTTTTCTTAATTTTATTGCTAAAATTCGTGAGCCAGTGATTATCAATCCCACGCAATTAAACGAGCATTACCACGACCGCCAGTAGCATATACAGTAGTTGCTGAACCTTCAAGAGTAGAAGTCTTTGCACTATCAATAGCTAAAACAGTCTGACCGGGAACGAAAAGCATGCTACCTATATAAACTGAACTTTTAGCTTTAAAAGTTATATCAGTAGCTTCACGAATACCAAATTTCATAGGTATTTTCCTCCTTTTAAATATTTAAAATTAGGGATGAATTACTTTCATCCAATCTTCGGGTTCTTTTAAATCTTTTGCACCAACTAATCTTGCTTTATTAACATAGTCATGATATTCCTTAAGATTAAATCTTTCATATTCTTCTTGAAGTTGATATACGGTATATTGCCTTAAATCAATTTTTGATTTTCTTTCACCAACAGCAAGAATGTTAATTATTCTTCCGAATAAACTGCCTTCATTTTCATCTTCGCCTTTTAATTCAGCTAATTTTTTCTTTCTCTCATTAAGTTTTTTCATGATGCGGGCGGACATAGATCCCTCAGCGGGATTATATCCACTATCCGCTTTAGTTCCAATGCAAAATATTTCTTTTATATATTGCTTAAACTCCTCAAAATTACTATTATCTAAATATCCATCCCCAAGTATTATTTGAGTGTCAGTAATAGATAATTCATTTTGCGGAAATAGCAAATTCATTAATAAATAAAAACTCTCTTTTTGATCTTCATCATTTTCATAAGAGCTTCTAATCATTGACATTAATATATCAAAATTACTAAAGTTTGATAAATCAATGTTGTCCACAGCTTCTAATAATTCTTTTGTAACATTTAAAAATTGGATAGCCTTAAAAAATTTTTCTTCCCCCATCATTCCAATTTCATAAATAGTGGGTTGATGAATAAATAATCTTCCTTCTTTAAATGGTACATCTGCACCTACTTCAAGAGTACAATAATCAATCTTCATCTGCGGAAATTAGATCATCACTACCATGAATAGCATAGAACATCATATTATATCCAGATAAGTTCTCATCCAATATCATTTCATTACAACCCATAAATTGAAATGTTCCTATACCAGTCAAATGGCAATTATTTAATAAACCATCTATATATCCTGCGATTTTAAGCGGACGAAGCTGAAATCCGCCCATATCCCAATAATCTGTATGGCAAATTATATCAAAATTAACTATACAATCTCTAAATTGAGGATTTGTCGCATTAGTTGTAAAATTATCAAAACTTAATATAATTCTACTTTTTACTTCTGCGTGTTCCTCAAAATTTAATTTGGGAGTAATTTTAATATAATTTTGTTCTTTTAAATCTCTTATAGACATATTATCTACAATTTCTTTATATTTAGTATTTGTTCTGTCCAAACAATCTGGAGTATTTATTACAAGCAGCCGCTTTAATTCTTCTCCCTTTTGTCTATCATTAACAAATAACTTTTCTAATATCAATTCAGCATCTTTCTCACAAGAGAGAAAAGAAGACTGCAGAGGTTTTATTAAATTAGTCATGTTATTCTCCTTTTATATTGATAAAATTTTAACTGTTAATGTTAAACTCTCTTGTCCATCAACCTTATAAATAATATCAAATTCTCCTTTATTTCCTATAATTTCAAGTTTCAATTGTTCAGTAGATTGAGCAATTATCTTTGCTTTTTTATTATTACTAATTTCCCATTGTCCATTTTCTAAATTATTTGTATTTGCTAACAAATAAGTTTTTATGTCATAAGGATAAACTTGGTTAGGTCCATCTATATATGATTTTGTTTCGTCTGGAACAATAGGATTTATAATAGGCGGTGGATTTTCTTCTTCAATTGTGTTAGTAAAATCTTCTGCTAAATAAACATCTATAATTCCTTCTGTAGAAAATTTATCTGTAGCTACAACTTTCCAATTCTTGCCGCCAATTTTTACTTTTACAAATCTATCAAAGAATTTTAATGTTTCATCATTTTTAACAATAGTAAGCATTGCGTCATAATTTATGCCATTCCATTGAGAATGTTCTGTTTTATGCCACTCTGCTTGCACTATAGTTGGACCTCTAAAATAAATCTTATATTGAGTATCATTGATAGTTATTTCATACATACATCTTCTAATTGTTGCTCGGTAATAAGCACTTTCCTCTAACTTAGGTAAATAAGTAATCCAATAACTATTATTTTCTTTCCACTTGAATACATCTCCGGGTTTTAATCCTATTTTTTGCTGACCTTCAAATGTTTTTCCTAATCTTTCTGCATTTAAACATATATCTTCAAAAGGGATAGAAATATATCTATCATCATAATCTTTTTCCAATTTATTTCTATTGATTAAACACTTAAATTCTCGCCCATCCGCAAGTACAATAGTTTCCGCTTGATAAGAATTAAAAAGAGCCTTTTTTAAAGTTCTTAATTTATCAGTATTAAATCTATCTTCTACTGTAACTCCATAATACTTTACTCTTGTTTTTAAATTCTCAAGTCCGCTCATTTTTTATCTCTCCTTTAATTTCATTTAATAAAGTAAGACATTCAAAAATAATTCGCCTATATAGCGGAAAATCCTCTTCTTGTTCTAAATGATTCAAACCTTGTAATTTGCACAATAGACTAAAAAGTTTTTCTTGATCAAGTAAATCAATCATACCTAAGAGTTCTTCAATAATTGTGCTTAGTGGAGTTTTCCAATCTTTTTCTTCTTCTCTTTGCGGCAATAATTTATATATCTGATTGATTAGCCGCATTAAATTTTTTTGTATAGCAGTTGAATTAAAATCATTAACTTTCATAAGTATTTAAGGCATCCATTGTACTAACTATTTCACCTTTTTTATTATACTTTTTTCTCTTGTATAATCTTTGTAAATGGAAGCCTTCTCTTTCATAATCTTGTTTCATAGTTAATAACTTTGCCAAATGATTAGCTTGTGAAGTGAATTTAAAATCAGAACCGCTATACTTCATTCTTGTAACTTCAACACTTGCTAATTGTTGTCCAATCCATTCAACAACCATATATGTGGCAATAATATTAATTTCTTCTGATGTAAGTTGATTATTAAAATAAGCGGTAATTTTTTCATTACCGCTTTCATCTTCTTCTTTATTAATTGTATAATTCATTATATCCACTCGTGGAAATTCAAATTTATATAATGCCGAAAGAAGAAGATCTTGCAATAACCTATAAGTATCTTCTTTGGTTAATTCCATGAACATATCATCAGTTATTTTTGCTAAAAATCTATCATACACAGAAGTAAATGAGGTTTGTCCCATCTCAATTACCTCCAACCTTTATTCTTACTTTTTGTCAGATAAAACTACTCTTCTTTGCGGAGTTCCATCTTCCGCATTCTTTGCGGGTAGACTAACTCTTCTTTTTCCCTTTTCTTCTTTCTTAATTTCTTCATTGGTTTCTTTATTAATCATTATTGCTTTTGAAACATCAAAGCCAGTTTTCTTTAAGATTGCTTCTCTTTTTGCTACATCATTTAATTCAATATTAACTGCAATATCTTTAATTAAATCAGTTACGCCATCAGGAGCAAAATCTAAACAATCTAAAAACTCATCTAAACTACCAGTCTTTAAAAGAGCTTCAACTTCTTCTTTTGTATAGAAATATTCTGGTTCAACTTTACCTAATAATTCTTCAACCAATTCTTTATTATCAATACTTAAACAATTCTTAAGAATATAATCTCCGCCCGCAATATAACTTAACTTGCGGAGTTCTTCTACTGGAATCTTTTTTGTTTCTGCGGGATAAAAGTTTCTATGTAAATTACCTAAATCTGGAATCGTATATCCCACTGAACCATTATCTCTATTTGTTACTTTTACTATTTCATTATCTGCTAACATAATAAAATTTCTCCTTTTTTCTCCTTATATAAAAATAAAGGGGAAGTAAAATATTTAATTTTCTTCCCCTTTAATCTTAATATCTATCTATATTAGTTTAACTGGCTATTCTTATAAACGCAAATATTATTAGTAATCTTTGCACCTATGCCAATCTTCTTATAAACCTGAATTTCTCTTGAACGGTCTTTGTTAACATATTCATCAACAATTGTCTGACCTTCCATAGCTACCTTAATAGGCTTTTCTCCACTACCAGTAGGAATAATCCAAGCATAACTAGGATCAAGAACCTTCTTAGTATTTGTATCATCTTCAAACGACTGAGGAAGAATAATTACTCTATGACCTTTATAATTACCAAGATAACCATTATTCCACCTATCATTTCTCATCTGGTCTGATACCCAACCATTTGAAGGAACCATCGTTGCAGCAAATTCAAATGTACAGTAAATTTCAGCCTTACCATATGAATCAGCAATAGCAAGTAACTTATCCATTTCTGCTTCTACAAATCCAGTTTGAGTTGTCTTGTTTGTAGCCTGAAGAGATGTAACTGCGGCAATGAGTGCCTTAGCCATTTCTCTGTAGATTGCTTCATCAAGACCTTCCATAATAATTTCAGTAAGAACGCCCCAATCAGCTCTACCGTCAAGATATTCCTCAAGACCAATCTGAGCAGCTCCGCCGTAAGCAGTTGTAGGAACTTCATAGCTCTGACTATCAAGCTTAAATACTTCATAAATACCTGCAAGACCTACTTTTGTAATAAACTGTTTAGCTCTACGTCTTGATGCAGTAGCAACCTTCTGTACGAATACAGGCTTATCTCCCTGATTAAACTGCTTAATTTCAGCGAACTGTGAATAAGCATCTAAAACCATCTGAGGAAGAACATCATCAATAACTGATTCAATTAACTTAAAAAGAGTATTCTTATTCTCACGATAAAGAGCATATGTACCAGCAATCTGATTAAGTTCATCTCTTAATGTGTTATTTAAGTCTGAATATGTACAAGCTACATCATTATAAGAAAAAGTAGTAGTAGGATTTTTTGCAGCTTGAGTTGTTTTTCTCGCAAGAGTAACTAAGTTTTCAAAATTTAACATATCTTTCTACCCCCTATTACTTAATTCTCATAATTTTAACTGCGGGCTGACCATCTGGAAGTGTAGTTTCCTTAACAACTTCCCAGACCATAACGTCAGTAGATGCATCTCCGCCGCTTACAAGGAAACCTGTTGTATCAACTTTAAGAAGATCACCAACAGTGAGTTCTTCACCAACAGTCTTTCCAGTGTTAGTTGTAGCAGCAGTCTTAATTGTATTAGTTGTAAAAATATCACCTACATTAGTTTTAAATACTCTAGGTGTCATTACTCCATCAATATAATCTACTTTCTTAAGAGCAAAATCCTTATATGTTTCTCTAAAACCATCATAAAGTTTTACTTCATTAAATACAAGCATCCATTCGCCCTTGCCAGTTGTATCTACTTCATTTGCAGAATAATTATATTTAACAAACTGACCATTTTCTAAAATATTAATATCTGACTTTGCGGGAAGCTGAGCATAAATCTGACCTGTTCTTTGAGCAGAAAGGTGATTTGGTTCAACCTGACCGAAACCAGTTCTATCAATCTGTAATGCCATAATTGTTTCCTCCTAATTATTTATTTATCTATTTTTTGCTTGTGTTCTCTGTACTGCTTTTAACCAAGCAGGAATAGTATCTACTTCTTCACAAGTAAAAGTTGCTACAGGTTTTGTTTCTTCCTGTTTTTCTTCTGTGAAATTAACCTTATTTCTTACACAAATTACTGCAAGTTTAGATTCAATTTCATCATATGTATATTGCGTTTTATTTGCAATAACATCAGCTTTATCTTCATCAGAAAGCATATAGAAGCTATTAATTAACTCATCTTTTTTCTGATTATCAACAGCTAACTTGAACTCTCTAAGACTTTCAACTTCAGCTTTTAAAGCTTCATATTGAGCATTGAGCTGAGAATATTTATCTGCGGCTTCTGCCTTAACTGCATCAAGATCAGCCTGTGTAAAAGTTGCTTCAGCAGATTCAGTTGACTCTGTTGTATCAACTGTTTCAGCAGTATCATTTATATCAACAGTATCAGTTGTTTCAACAACTTCTTCTGTTGTATTTTCTGTAACTTCTGCAGCTTCTGTATTAATTTGAATTTCAGCATTATCTTCTTGAACAACATTGTCCACATTTTCTTTTATATTTTCCATCTGATTTCCTCCTTTATCTAAAGTTTCTTTTAAATCCTGCATCATTGAGAATAATGTATGTTTAAAATTATTGTCTAAGTCTTTTGAAAAAGTTGTTTTTATATTCGCTCCTTCAAAACAAGGTTCTACATCTTCCCCAAGAATACATAATTTAGTAAAAACTGCGTCATTTATTATGAAAAAATCAAGACCAGTTTTATTATCGGTTGACCAATTTCCAGTTAAATCTTCGTTTAACTCCATTGATTGCGGACGCCCTCTATCAACGGCATCCTTAATTTCTGGATACTGACCAGTCCATAAAAATCCAGTTGTCATAAGATATTCTCTCGTAACAACATTTCCAAAATCATCTGTGTCTTCAAATTCTTTGAACCATACTTCCGCATTAGGAGCAACAAATCCATAAGGAACAGTTAAACAGTTAAAATGAACACCCGAATCATCCATTATAACTTGTTCTCCATGATCTCTAAAGTCATTGTTTTCTTCTTTAAAGTAACCAACAATTGGCGAACCCCTTAAGGACTTCGCCATTTCTGTTGCTACTTCTTTAGAAATATAACTGCGATTTCTATTTTGACCAACATACAAAACTTTAATTTCGCAAGAGCTCATAAGAGGATTTATGTCAAGAGGTTGAAGATTAATAAATTCTGGAGATTTTATTGTAGATAATGATTTAAGCATAGTAATCTATCTCCTTTATCCCAAGGCTTCTTTATTTGCTAATGTCTTGTCTGAAGTTTCTTTTCCTGCCTCTTCATTCGTAGGTCTGCCGCCTTCTTTATTTTTACCTGTTACAGATGTCATTGCTTCAACATTCATCGTAGAAGACATCATAGGTGGAATAAATAATGTAACTAAATCAAGAACCTCATTTTCAAAATAAGCACTAGCAAGTATCATACTCTGAGATTGTCCAAGAGCTATTTGCGGCAGAAGTTTTGAGAATCCTATCTGCATCTGTTCTTTATACATCTTAGACATATCTTTATAATTATAAATTGTAGTTGATAATATTTGGACTTTATAGTATACTTTATTTGGATTCTTATATAAAGGTTTTATAATATCATTCAAAAATTCTTCAAACTGAATAATTAAATTATAAATTGAAGCCTCATCATTCAATATTGATTTTTCTAAAGCGATATTACCATCTGTATTAAATTGCTTTTGAGATACACCCGCTTCATTAAATACTTCTCTTTCAACAATAGATAAATCATCGGCGGAAGAATCTACTGAATTATCATTCATTGAAGCTACCTCTACATCCGCAAAAGTAGTTAACACATCAATACCTATTGCTCTTTTTAACATTGCAACCGCATTATTATGGAGTTGTGCCGCTTCATCTGGGTCAAATATCATATCACCATTCTTATCAAAAGGCATTTTCTGAATAATAATTTTAAGAAGTTTCTGTTTCATTTTTTGAAGATTTAATTCTTGAGTATCATTTAAATCTATAATTGCGGGAATGACCGACATAAAAATAGGATAATCACTATCATTAATATTGAATTTAAAAGCATAGTTAATATCTAACATATACCAACCAGAAGTATCTCCAGTAAATTCAGGAACTAATTTACCTTGCTTGTATAATAAATATCCCTTTTTAAATTCCTGCGGAAATAAATCTAATATCCGCATTTTTTGCTTAGCATCTTTAAAAGCATCATCAAAATATCTCATATTAAATTCAACAACTGGTTTTAAATCAACTTTAAAGCGGCTGCGGCAATATTTACTTGGTAGTTCTTGAATAGATAACTGATTATTATTGTAAATTTTATATCCATAATAACAGCCATTCTTAATTACTTTCAGAGCCACTTCCCCGAAGAATCTTTTTGCATTAAATTCATCTAAAAACTTTAATATCTTATGAAAAGTATTTAGTAATTTATCTGTTTTTTGTGACTCATCATTAATATAAGGAGTTACCATCCAATCATACCTATATAAATAAGCCATATACCGACATAAGCGATTATATATACCACTTGTTTTATAATAATAATCTGATATATTGATCATTTCTTCATAATCCCCATCTTCAATTGCTTGAATAACAACAATTTTATTTGTATAAGGATTATTCTTATCTCTTGATAAAGTTAAAGTAGCATCTTCTAATGTTTTTACTCCAACTTTAATTTTAGAAAAATCAACGGAAGGAGAATTTGATAATGTATTCATTCTTCTGTTTATCACTTATCTTCTCTCCTCTCTTTATAAAGTATATCAAAATTTTTCGGTTTTGTCAAAAGAAGGCGTCAATACCCTGCAGCACTCATAATCATATCATAATTTAATCTTCCTTCATCTGTATAAGGAATTTCCACAAGAGGAATATCATGTTTTTTACAATATTCTCTTTTTAAAGCATCATTAAATTGTTGCTTCCGTAATCCCGGTAATCCGCCAAATTTAGACTTAGGAAGATAATGTTGAACACCTTGATATTCAATTAAAAAATCTATATCGCCTTCATCATCAAAAACACAAAAGTCAAATCTTAAAGGAATCCCCTTAGGACTTAACAAATCTGGAAAACTATATTCTTCTTGAAAAGTAAGTCCTGCGGCAGTTAAAATATCAAATATTTTTATTTCTCCTCTGCTAGCTTTCATGACTTATTCTCCTTTCATAATAATAGCATTCCCCTATCTTTATATTATAAAAATAGGGGAACATATTTAAAACTTTTTTGTCCACAAATTTTAAGCAAAAAACATAAATGAAGACATATCGCGGCCGCGCCTCTTCCTCTTCCTATCTTCTTCTTGTTTAATATAATATAAACCATAAATAAAAGATGAAAATTTATCTTTTAAGATTTTTTTATTCGCTTGTTTAAGAATAATATTTACGCCTTCATTTTCTTGTACTAAATTTAAAATTTGTTCTCTTAAAATTGATGTAGCAACAAAAGGCTTAAGATATTCAGCTCTTTGTTCTACTGACATATTTTGTCCTACTTTTGTTTCCATTAATTTAGTTTTTGCAAACCTATCATCTATTAAAAATTTTACTTTTCCACTACTGATTTGAGTCTGCATATAACCATATGCTTCTGTATTAATTGGGGCATTTGCTTTAACAAGATACATAGCATTTTGCACAGTATCTGGAGTTTTGTATTTTTTATACTGACCCTTATCATCATTATCTACACCAAAAGGCGGAAGAGTATCTCCAGTATCTGGATCAATTTGAGATTTTATCATAAAATCTACGAATCCAACACCAAGACCATTCGCATCTATAACTAGCCGCCTTGCTTTATATTTATAAAATAACTGTTTCAATTGAATTGCTTGTGTTTCAAAATCTTCAGATTCATAAGTATAAATATAAACTACACTTTTTAATGATGCTCCTTGCGGCTGAGGTGTAACTTTTATAATTGTTGCTTCTGTTGTGCAACCTAATCTTCCTACATCGACGCCTATAACATAATAGCCTTGCTTACTAATTCTTCCACTAGCCGCTGATTCAGAAGCAAGAAGAACTCTATGCTTATCAAATTTTTCTGCTGAAAAGAAAGCATTAAGTGCATCTCCGCCCCATTTTGAACGATATTCTCTATCAAAAGAACTTTCATCAAAAGTACCTTGCAATTTTAACTGTGTAACAAAATCATCTGCAATAAGACCTTCCGCAACAGGTGTTTCATAAGTACCGCCCATAACAGATACGAGGTGCGGATCTATAATACTTTGAATTAGTAATTCAATGAGCTTATCGAAGGCGAATGTATTCTTATATCCAGCTGTGGTGATATAGGTCTGAGACTTATTTATTATTTCTTCTTTATGGCGGGTTCCGTCGGGAAGCAATCTATCAACGTTTGTTGTAGGTATTATTATTTCATTGAGAGCCTTTTGGTCAATAAGTACGCATTCCTCCATGAGTCCAGCTGTACGACGTTGTCCTCTAGAACTTTCTTTTGCAGGAAGAATATTTATTTTGCTACCATTCTTAAATTGATACTCAACAAAGTCTGTTGTCTTTCTTGACTTACCTCTTTCCCAGTCTATTTCATGATATAATGCGGGAATTAATTTACAAATTTCCTCTACCTTTGCGATCGTAATTGAAGCTGCCTGCTCCTTGCCTCCCGTAGTGATGAACAACTCACATCCCGGGTACAAGATAGCTTTTAACATCAAAGCCATGATAGAAAGGAAAGATTTAGAGAAAGCACGCGGATATGTAGCATATATATATCTATATCGCATAACCTGCCGCAAGAAAACTCTTTGATAAGTATAAAACTTAAAATTACAGTCTTTACCTTTTATAAAATCAATAAATAAATCAGGATATTCTCTAAAAAAAGAAAATAATTTGCGGAGATTGTCTAATTGTGCTCGTACTCTTTCTTCTGACATACCTTGTTTTTGTACAGAGTAGTTTGAGTCCCCTAATAATGTGGCTAAACTCATTTTGCTTCATCCTCTCCATTTTCATGTTCATCAAGAGTAACTTCTCCCGCAGAAATTTTATTAGACTCTTCTTTAAGTTTCTCCATAGCATCTCTGTGTTTAATAATATCTTCATCTGTAAGAGCATCAACTGATTTGCCGCAAATCTTAGCAAGAGCTTTATCTCTCATTTCTTGTTCCGCAATTTCTCTACGTTTTAAGTAATCTTCAATTTGTTGAGCAAGAGCAGTATCTTCATATACTAAATCATGTAAATATTGTTTATTATCTCTAATGATTGTATCTATTATATCAAGCGGAGCATCTATTTTGAATCTAGGAATTTGCCCGCCCCATTTTTCACAATAGGCAACTAAAACACCTGCGGAATCCGCAAACTCTTCTTTTTTCTCTTTATTTTGTGCCGCAGTAAATTTTGCGGTCTTACGCAAATCTGTTTGTATACGGCTAAGTTTTTGATATTCTTCAATATTTCCTGTATCAATAGCTTGATTCATTTTTAAGTTGTTTTTGCATATAAGAATTAATGTATTACGGGTATCTTGATCTTGAATATCAAAGGATTCTTCCATATCTTTATAATCTTTTTCAAGAGCGACCCAATCTGCGGGAGAATAATATCTGCCCCATTTTAGGGCAAGTTGTAATTTGTCATCATCTGTAAGTTCTGCCGCAAAATCTGGGAAATTATCAACATCATAAAATTGCGGCAATCCGCTCTCATCTGGAGCGGGAGGTTTATATTCCGCATTTTGTGTTGCAGTTGAAATCATTGTTTTATACTGAGCTTCTGAAATTTCATGATTAGCAAATGCTTCTTTGGCATAGGCTTCCTGAGCCTCCGCCTCCGCCTTTTTTGAATTTGCTTTATCTAAAGCTTTTTGTTGAAGTTTTTCAGTATCCGCCCAGCCATAATCTTTCCACATCTTTAAACGCATTTTGGCTAAGTATTTACCAATTACTGACATACCATTCATCTTTTGAGGATCTTTCGCAAAAGCTCGATCTCTTAATACATTCCACTCTTCTGGAATATATGGTACATCTAATTCTTTTAATATCCAGAGATAACTTTCTGGGTCAAAATTATCTATGTGCATTGTTAAGCATTTTTTACACATATCTGTTTTATGTCCATCTTTATATTGGTAAAATTCGGTATCACGCATTTCTTTTTGACATTTTACGCAAACTCTTCTTCCGGTCGCAACAGTCTGTTCATCCGCCATTTTTCTTCACTCCTTTTTTATTTCTGCAACTTTTGCATATACTATAGTAGCCGTCTGGGCTATTACTGTTCTTAGAAAAATTGCGGTTATTTTTTAATTTGTTTTGTCCGCAACGTCCGCATTTTTTATAAGAACCTTTTTCTTTATAAGTGTAGTACCAATCTATATAAAGTTCTTTTGCCTTGTCCGCAATTATTTTGGGAATTTTCTTCCGCCACAATGCGGAAAGATATTCAGGAGTATAAGTAATGTCAAATTCTTCTTTTATAAGGGCTTGAATTTGGTTATTTTGTAGACCATCTACTTTATATTCGGCAATGCGGAGGAGTAGCGGCGTAGAATCTAAGGCTTCCGCACATAAATTGTCAAAATCTAGCATAAGATAATATGCGTCGCCCCAGAAGTGTTCTGCAACTTCCGCCTTTAAAGCTGAATAATTACATAAAATTGCGGAAACGTGGACGGGATTGAATAAGTTTATTATGCAATTAGATTGAGGTTCTCCATTTTCATCAAAAGTAATAGTTTCTTGTAAGTCTAGTGAATTAATTGATTTAGTAAGTGCGGCGGTGCGTACTGGCGGCTTCTCCGCATTCTTGATTATATATTGGTCTTGATGCATTTCTATTAATTGCTTTTTTAAGAGATATTTGCGGCGACCGCTTGCTTTTGCGTATTGAGCTTCAATTGTGGCAATATCTTCTTTTAAAAGACGGAGAGCGGGAATCTGGTCTATATCTTCGGGCGTAATGGAAATTTTTGGAGTTAAGAGGATATTTTTATTTTCCGCCATAATCCCATAAATGCCATCTTCTCCATTCTCAAATTTAGAGATTAAACCCTCATAAGAAGTTTCTCTTTTGTTGACTGTAACTAATCTATTTTCAGTTAATATTTTTTTATTTTTTCTATCTTCTTTATCTTGTGCGAAGATAATGTAATCAGCTAATTTTTCTAAAAGAGTATTGGAAGGATTGGGAATTTCTTTTAATAATTCTTCTACATATTTTACTCTTTGTTGTGGATCTTGTATAGTAAAATCTAATTTCATACTGATTCTCCTTTCTTTTGTAAGTATATCAAAATTTTTGGGTAATGTCAAATAATAACAAAAATAATTTAGATTTTAGATTTTGAAAAAATAATTTGGTCGAGGAATTTGGGTGGACAGGGAACATTTTCCAGTTCAATACCTTACAACCTATAACATATCCCCACCTATATATATACAGTACAAGTTATATATAACTAACTTTAGCAAGTTAAAGTGCTAAAGCAAGCCCCATATATATAATACCTATTTAAAAGAAAAATGGTACTTTAGCACTTTAAAGTGTTAAAAAAATTTTTTTAAAAAAATTTTCAAAAAAGTATTGACAAATAGAAAAGGCTGTGATATAATCATAAATGTCAACAGGGCAAGGGCGAAAAATCCCGAACAAAAAAAATTTTTAAAAAATTTTCAAAAACCTATTGACAAATAAAAAAGCCTGTGATATAATTACAGACAGACAAGAAAAAACACGGTTGAGCCTGAACCGCCGAAAAGTGTTCAGGGAAAGGAAAAATTCCATGTACACATTAATTAATTCACTCATTGCAAGTATTAAGCCCGTAACCGCTGAATACTCACCTGACGCATTCAGCCGTCTTGTAGACTTAGAAAAAATAGCGGACGATTACGAATTATATGATCGCATAGATACACGCTATAGTGATATGTCGGAAATTGATGAAATAACTGATAGTTTTATAGCAGACGTGGAAAACGATTTTTACACGGCGGAAGGTGTGTATGATAAGTCAACCGCCGATATGGTTATTAACACGGTATACGATATTTTCACGGCATTTGCAAGTTGGACGGACGATATATCAAGTAATAGGCGTTCTGTCAGCTTTTGGAACGCATAACGTTTAATAGGTTTTCTAAAGGGTTTTGTACCTTAAACAAGCCCTATTCCATAGGCTTTATGCCTTATATCTAATAGCCGAAGGGCTTTGTACTGGAAGGATTTTACTATGACTATCTACGAAAAAATGGATGCTATCGTCCGCACACACAACGCATACGTTGATAATATCAACGAAAAAATCAATTCAAATGCTATCACAACAAGTGATACGAAAAAAGAACTTATAAAGGCAATAAATGCCTTTGATAGCGAATTACGAAATCAGGATACTGAATTGAGGTTACTTGCTACAAGTGAGCTTGATGAGGATATGGCTAGCAGTTTTTCTTATAAAGTTGTAGAATATTACTATGATAGATACGAGAAATTTCTTAAATACCTTGACGATTAAGGTATAACATTCTATAGGTTTTCTGTAAGGTTTGTACCTTAAACAAGCCTTAACCCATATGGGATATTATCCCACTTATTTTATAGCCGAAGGGCTTTATACTGAGAGGATTTTCTTATGAATATCTACGAAAAAATGAATGAATTAGTAAACTACAATGAAAATACTGTAGTACCATTTCTCAAAGAGGTTGATCGTGACACATGGTTCTATCTGTATACAGAGGATGAACTTGACGATTTTCATTACGATATTAGTAACTATCGTATGCCGTTTGAACATGCTGAGGATGATTTACTTGCTATGTGCAAGTCCTCCGCTGAGAAAGAACTCGTTGACACATTTTATCTTGAAATTATTTTACCGATTATCAATGAAATTGATAGAATAGATAGACTGATAGATGAACAGTAAAAAGTATATCGCCCTTTATATAAAACAAGGGCGATTATTTTTTTCTACAATACTATACAAGACAGAATATTATAAGAGATATAATACTATACAATATAAAGTATTATACTGACTATAGTATTATACTGACTATAGTATTATACTGACTATAGTATTATACTGACTATAGTATTATACAACATAAAGTATGATACTGAGTATAATACTTTATTATCATAATGCTATAATCAGTATGATATTTTCTTTTCAATCTTATATGGGATTATTATATCGCTATATTAAATATTTAAAGATAGTCATATTATACATTATATAATGCTATATCGAGTATATGTTATGCGGCGGGGTGTATACTATAGTATATCTAATATTCTTTTCCGCAGTTTTATATAAAGTTAATGTATGTTTATATCACACCTTTTATAGTAAAAAGTCCTAAAACCTCGATACTATATGAAATCAAATACTATACGAAATATATCATATATTAAAGTATGTAAAAGTGCGTCGGCGCGAATACCTTTGATCAGCGCCGCTTTTTGCGACGCAATATTATACATAGCAAAGTATTATATGATTAAAGTTATATATTAAATATATATGAAAATCCCAATACTTTGCTATGTATAATATTGCGTCGCAAAATATTACCATTTTAAAATATTTTACATGGTAATACATTGCTCCAACCCGGCGCACTTTACCACACTAAAGTGCTAAAGCATTTTTTGTGAAAAATTTAACAAAGTAAAAATCTCGCAAAAGTCCCAAAATTATGCTTTATTTTAAAAACATTGCGGATGTAGGTTAGTGTAAACTAACTTGGTTGACATTTTGCAAGATTAGCCGCACCTAACTTGCAAACCTTGCAAGAAAATTTTTTAAAACTTGCAAAAAAAATGCTTGACTTTTCGGTTCAGATGTGATATAATATAATCAAGGAGTTAAGGCAACATCAAATTAACCGCCTTAACAAGAAAGGATTTAACAATGAATGAAAGAATTAAGATTGAAGAATGTTTCTTAAAATATCTTGAATGGTATCACGATATAGATACAGAAAATGGTTATACTATATCAATATCGCCCATAAGAGATTATTTAGATAAGGTTCTTTTTACAGGCTGGGAAGAGATAGAACAATTTATGGCGGCAATGACAGATTGCAATATGCCTTATGAAAATCAGGTTGAAATGATGAAAGCATTAGCAAAAGGCATTACACTCTGGAACATCTAAGCAAAATGCACAAAAGCGGAATTGAATATTTAGTGAATATGACTATTGACAATTCCGCTTGAATGTGCTATAATATAGGTACAGTAAATGAAAGGAATTAATTCATATGATTAACGTAAGAACTTTAAAAAACCTTAAGGAAAATGACGGACTGACACTTAAAAAAGGCAAGAGAATAACCTATAAGACAGGTTGGCAGGTTGCCACAGAAGGAATTGAAACCACAGATCCATATGTAGCCATAAAAGCTGTAAAAGAATATGGTGGAGATTGCGGAATTTGGTTCTCAAATGGCATTTATTATATAGACAAAAGCCATAGAGAAAGTACAAAAACCAAAGCAATGGAAGTCGGCAGGGCTTGCAAGCAGATTTCAATTTTAAAATGGGCTAATATGAGCTTGGCATATTGTTAAACAGATAGGGTGGTGAAAAATCCGCCCTCCTTTTTTTGTGCGGACGTGCCGTTACCTCCAGCAACGGCACGTCCAAGCCTTCCGATATATTGACAAACCCAATATTTTATTTAAAAAGTATTATAGGCAAAATAGCAAAAAAATCCTGAAAAGGTTAAAAATTTTTGTGCAAAGTGACAAAAATGCTTAAACCTATTGACTTTCGCCTATAGATGTGATATAATATAAGAGTAGTCAAGAGAGATAAAAGAATGAAAAATTTAAAAAATTCAAAAAACCTCTTGACAAATTAAAAAAAATATGTTATAATATAGGTACAGTAAGAGAGATGATAAACTCTTAAAAACATAGAAAAGGATTTATTTATGGAACAGAGAATAATGACAGTAGTATTAACAAATGGTGAGAAGAGAACAAGCGTAGATACTAACATTATGGTTCTCATTAACAAGTATTTTGATATGTTGTACTGTGAAAAGCATATCATCGGTTGTACAATAAAAACACCTACAGGATTTACGCTAGCGGCATTTCGTGGTACACATGAGATATAAGGGGGAATTTAAAATGCGTGATGCTGATACTATTAAAGACGGTTTAATTATAGGAATGATATTCCTTATCCCATTTGTAATAGGATTAACTATTGGTATTATATGCACAAATACAACTTGCCCTTTATGCGAACAGGCAAAAGCTAAAGCTAATGAAATAATAACAAATGAAAAGTCCGAACATTTTGAATATCATTGTTCAAAATGTGGAACGGATATAGAAATTGATTTTGGAAAGGAAATGTAATTTTATGAGAGAAACAATGCTTGATAATTTAATCAAAAGATATGGATTTGAAAATGATAAAGTAATAGAATTCGCTCAGGTAATTGAGCGAACCCCACATAATTGGTTGTGGGATAAGATAGTATTAACTATCTATAAAGAATATATGAGTACATCGGAATAAATCCTTTCAGTAGGACGGCGGAATAAAATCCGCCGTTCTTTTATACTATCAATACTATACAAAATCAAAGATATACAAACTTCCGGACGTGCGGCAATCCCTCGCTGCCGCACGTTTTGAGCGTGCAATCATTGACATTGCAAATATTTTATTTCAAAAGTATTATACATTGTATAACATAAAAATCCTAAAAGAATAAGGCGGAGAATATCTCCGCCTCGTAATTAATATTTCATTTCAGTGAATGTTAATTCAAAATGATTATTTTCAAAATTATAAAAATCAGTGTGAAGAACTGTGATTGTTTTTGCTTCTATTGCCTGACTAATCAAAAAATCTGTCGCTTCTCCTTCATCGTCGAATTCTTCTTCTTCCATTATTTCCTTAGTCATTTTTTCATAATCAAATGACTTAAACCAATCTTCCCAGCTTGTGAAATACTGTTCTGAATCCCAATCAATAATTAACATACACTTAATTCCTTTACTCTGTTTATTAGGTTTATCAGCTCCTTATTACTCTTATATTATAACAGATTTCCACACTAATTGCAATAGTCAAAATAGACAAAAATGCGGCAAGATATTTGTGCAATTTAACTATTGATTTATTCTTATCCTTGTGATATAATATAAGAGTAGTTAAGAGGAGTAAGAAAAAAGAGTAGTTAAAAAACTTTTAAAAAAAATTCAAAAAATCTCTTGACAAATAACACAAAATGTGTTATAATATAATCAAGATAAAGAGCTGATAAACTTTAAAAACAGAGAAAAGGATTTTAAGTATGAGAGTAACAAAAACAATTAAGGATTATGTAACAAGAGTGGTCGAAGAGATTTATAGCGAACCAACAGAAGAAGAAAAGGCATACTCTGCATTAAAAGAAGCAATAAGTGCGGAAATAGATAGACTTAATGAAAAATTTAAGCCTATGATTGAAGAAGAAATTAAAGCATTTAATACAATTCACGGACTTGATAAAAGAACTGGTGGAATAAGATTTCGAGATAGCTATATATGTATATATGATACTTATGATTTACGAATGGATACAGAAATAGGACAAAAAGCACAGGAAGCAGGAAGAGCAAGAAGAATAAAAATAAATGAAGCTATTGAGAATATTATTCTTACTCTTGAACTTGGCGGAAATAAGGCAGACCTCGATAGAATGTTAAACGAATTAAAGGAGAATAAGTAATATGAAAGTTTATGTAATTTGTGAATTTCATGATTGGGATTATGAAGAACTCAATAGAGTATTTACAACGAGAGAAAAAGCTGTTAATTATATTGCTGATAAGATTAACAAATATAAAGATGATGATGATGAGATAACGGAAAATAGCTTAAATGAGATAAAAGCAAAACTTCAAAAAGACCTTTGTGCCTATCCTGATTATTATAGGGGATATGAAGGAGAATTAAGTTTATGCGGCAGATAATATATCTGCCGCATATATTTTATTCTCAATATTATACAATGTCAATAATTGCTTGGTCGCAGCATTTTCTACGGCAATGCTGCGATTTCCCGCCCGCAATCATTGACTTAACAAATATTTTATAAAAAAAGTATCGTGAGAATTTTAGTAAAAAATCCCGCAATAAATTTGTGCAATTTGACTATTGATTTCTTCTTCATCTTGTGCTATAATATAAATGTAATCAAGAGAGCTGATAAACTCTTCAAAACAGAGTAAAGGAATTATCTATGACAATATCAGAAATATCAGAAAAGTACATTAAAAAAGAAGTAAGTGAAATTTTTAACAGTCATATTACAGAAGAAGAAAAAGTCTTTAACGAGTTCGTAAAAAAGATGAAGGCGGAAGTTAGGAGTATTAATAAGGAATGTAGAGCACTCATTGAAAAGCGGGCTCAGGAATTTAACGAAACCTATAACCTTACTAATAAAGCAGGAATAAATTTTAATCCTAAAAAAACATTTTGTGAATGCAATGAATATATGACAGAGAGGAGAACAGAAATAGGAAAAAAATCTGATAAAGCAGAGAGAGAAAGACAAAAAAAGATTGATAAAACTGTAGAAGATATTATTCTTACTCTTGAACTTGGTGGAACAAAAGAAGATTTAGACAGAATGTTAAACGAATTAAGAGAAAAAATAAGTAAGAGCTGATAAACTTTAAAACAGAGAAAAGAGGATACAATTATGGCAATATCACAAAGACTTGAGAATTATATCTGGGGAGAAATTCATTCTATTTACGATAAGCCTACAGAAGAAGAAAAAGCATTTAATGCTTTTGAAAAAGAAGTAAGACAGGAGATAAAGAATATTGAGAACGAATTTAGACCTCTCATTGAAGAACGAGTGCGGAAATTTAATGAAGCTCACGGTATTACCTCTTGTGGAATTTATCTTGATGATAATACTTATATCTGTTCTTATCCCGGACGTTTGTGCTTAACAAAATTAGGTAAAGAAGCAGATAAAGCATGGTCAAAAAGACAAAGAGAAATGCAGAAAGCCTATGATGATATTCTTTTGGCTCTCGAACTTGGTGGGTCAAAAGAAGAATTAGATAAAATGCTAAATGAATTAAGAGAAAAGAATAAGTAAAGTATTTATATGGCGGACATATTCTCCGCCATATATTTTTATTTTCAACACTATATAAAATCAATGATAGACAAACTCATGGGCGTGCGGATTTCTGTTAAATCCGCACGCTTTCCTCTCCAAAATAATAGATGAGCCAATATTTTTATTTGAAAATATCTTAGGTTGCATAGTATGCAAAATCCTAAAAAGAGCGACCGCATTTTTGTGCAATTTTTCCTCTTGACAATTTAAAATTTTTGTGTTATAATATAGATACAGAAAAGGGAAAGAGAGAAAAAAGAAAAAATAAAAATCCCGAAAAAATTCTCAAAAACCCTTGACAATATCACTTAAATGTGATATAATATAAGAGTACCAAAGAGGTACAGAAAAATTTTAACCGCCTTTAAAGGCAGAAATGGAGTTGTTTAATTATGGCAGAGAAGAAGATTACAAAGAGAGATATGTTCGCAGAACTTAAGGTAATGGCTGAAACTGCGGGTAGAGATGACCTTGTTGAGTTTATCAATCACGAGGTTGAATTACTTGCCAAGAAGTCAAGTAAGAGAGTTAAGCCTGAGAATGAGGAAATGTACAAGGAAGTAATTACTGCACTTGCTACTTTTGATAAGCCTGTTACAGTAAGTGAAATCCTTGCGAGCGGAATGCTTGACATTGCAAAGTATTCAAATCAGCGTATTGCCGCATTACTGAAGAAGGGTATTGAAAATGACGAGGTAGTCAAGGTTACAGATAAGAAGAAGTCATTATTTTCAATTAAGAGCGAGAAATATCTCACAGGGTGGGTGAAATTCCCATCCCTTATTTAAAGGGGGTATTTAATGATTAGTGCAGAAGAAAAAGAAAAATCAATTCTTAACTATATGCAGACTTTGTCTTTAACAAGAGAAGAAGCAGAGCAGTTATGGAATGATGATAATTCAGACGAACTTTTACCAGAACAACAGGAACTGGAAGAAAAAGCAAAAAAGAATTTAAAGCGACAGTATGAAATAAACCCCGATAAAGTGCGGAAAAAGGTTGAAAAGGAAAGAAAAGTCAACCTCACTAAAAAAATGTTGCTTGAGAATTTTGCGGAAACCCTTGAATGTTTAAACATTACAGATTATACAACATTTACTGAAACTGAAATTGATTTTAAGTATAATGATAAAACGTATACTCTGAAATTGACAGAACATAAAAAGGGCTGGAGCAGAGAAGAAGTTTTGAAGAAGCAAATGAAACTTGATAAGGCTAAATTTGCAAATGAAAGCAGAGAAAGGAAAATAGAAGTATGACTGTTTGGGTTTTATATGATGAAATAACGAGTGCAAATGGTGACTTTATCCTAAAAGTTTTTTCGACAAAAGAAAAGGCTCTTGCATATATAATAACGCACTTAAAATATGAAAATTACCCAACAGAACGAAAAGAAGAGCTAATAAATGAAATATTAAGTGATGATTTCGACGGAATTGGCTACATAAAAAAACATGAATATTTTTCTAATCTTTTTCTTGAAGAACAGGAGGTAATTGAATAATGTATGCTTTAGTTATGAAAGATTGTGACACCATATATCTTTCAGAAAATATAGATACTTTACTTGCACAATATACAAATAAAGATGTGAGAGCAGTGCCCGTAGATAATGTTTATGAAATATATACAAAAAGCAAATATAAAGATAGGTTCGCTCTTACTGGTGATTATATTTTAACAGCAATGGTAATATAGTATATATAAGGCGGAAATAGCTAATCCGCCTTTATATTTTATTTTAATACTATACAATGTCAATGATTGCTTGACCGCAGCATTTTCTACGGCAATGCTGCGTTTTCCCGCCCGCAAATATTGACTCAACAAATATTTTATAAAAAAAGTGTTATATAAAAAATAACAAAAAATCCCGCAATAAATTTGTGCAATTTGACTATTGATTTCTTTTTTATTCTGTGCTATAATATAAATGTAATCAAGAGAGCTGATAAACTCTTAAAAACAGAGTAAAGGAATTTAACATAATGAAGATTGAGAAATTTTGGGAATTTATTAACTATCTTTGTCTTGCAGGATTAATTATAGGTCAAATCACTATTGGCTTTATGTTCTATGTAGGACAGACAGTATATCTTATAACTGACATACTTATCTTAATAAGGGTGTTTGCTTGTAAATACCCCTTAAGTGAAAAAATTAAGAATGTAGCACTTACCGCAATTTGTTTAGGTGTTCTAATAGTAAAAATATTTTGTTAAAAGGAGTTTGTCTTATGGTAAAAGTAAATGGAAGAAAAATGACAAAAGAACAGTTCCGCAATTATATTCTTGCGGAAATGAAGAAAATACAGGAAGAAAAAAAGGAGAAGAAGTGCGATGAATAATCGCACTTTTTATTTTTGCTTTAACACTTTAACACTTTAGTGTGGTGAAGTTGCGGGCGGTTTAGATTAGTGTCCGCCCGATTTGGGCAATCTGCACAAAAACACGCACTTTTTTCACTGAAATTTTGGTCATTTTGACAACAGGCAATTTTCCTAAAACCTATTGACAAATTTAATTTTTTGTGTTATAATATAAGTACAGTAAAGGAAAGGAATAAAACAAAATGGTTGAATGCAATTACTGTGGAAGTACCGCTCAGGTAAAATTTGTAAAAGAAGAAGAACAAAAAGATTATATTGTAAAATATTACAAGTGCGGTTGCGGAAATAAAATTTCAATTATTTTTAAAAAAACGCTTGACAAATCCGCAAAAGTATGATATAATATAATCAAGATAAGGGAGCTGATAAACCGACAGAACAGAGCAAAGGAATTGAGTATGAGAAGTTTTAAAACATTGTGGGTAGTTTCTATAGATACTTGCCCCGAATATGTAACCACAACAAAAGAAAAGGCTTTTAAATGGTTAAAAGAGTATATTGAAGATGAAGGATATGATAAGGAAGATACAGAAAAGATTATTGCAGAGATTAACAAGCATGACTATGTAGAAAATGTATTTAATAATCGTTTTTATGCAATAGATGAAGTTCTTTATGAAGATTAAAGGAGAGTGATTATATGATAAAAGAAATATATGTCGTAACTATTGACTACGAGCCTGAATATTCTACTAATATAAAAGAAAAAGCAATAGAATATGCTATAAAAGATATGAGAAATAAAAAATTTCCTAAAAAACAGATAAAATTAGCAGAAAGAGATTTATCTTTAGGAATAGAAAATATATTAAACATAAAAAATTATTATGTGAGTTATCGTGTTGATAAAATTATATATTCGGAAGGAGAGTAATTATATGAATGCAATTTATTTAGATATGGATGGAACAATAGCTGATTTATATGCAGTCCCGAACTGGTTAAAAATGTTAAGGGCGGAAAACCCTGTCCCATATATACAGGCTGAGCCTCTTGTGCGGTTATCCGCATTAGCAAGACACTTAAACAGACTTCAGCGGAATGGATATATTATAGGTATTATATCGTGGGGAAGTAAGCACGCTACCCCCGAATACGATGAAGCAGTAGCAAAAGCAAAAAACTTTTGGCTTAATAAGCATTTACCGAGTGTAAAGTTTGATGAAATACACATTGTGCCTTATGGTACACCTAAAAGTACAGTAGCAAGAGAAAAGAATGGTTATTTATTTGATGATGAAGAAAACAATCGTGCGGAATGGGGTATAAACGCTTTTGATGTTATCAATATGCTTGATATACTCGGCGAACTTGAATAATTAAGGAGGAACAGTTATATGACAGTAAGAGAATTTTATAATCTTTGTACAAATAATCATTGGGAAGATAAGGAATTAGTTATTGCAGAGAGAGGTGAAGAAATAGATAATTATCAGAAATTAACATTTTCTGAGGTGTTAATGATAAGTGATTTTTATAGTTGTACTAAAGATGACCATTTAGAGCCAAATATGAGAGTAACTTTAGTACTATAAGGAGGAATAATTATATGACAGTAAAAGAATTTTATGAACATTGTAAAAAGATAGGTGCGGAAGATTTTCCTATGTTTATCAACTACACTTATGACGATTATTATTCTTATGAGGTAATCCTTGAAAAGAGCGATATAAAATGTAAAAAAACAATAGACCGCAATCAAATTACAGATAGTTTAATAATAAATATATAGACGGGTTAATATTATGATTAATGAAATAATAGCTGATTTAATTTTTGGTGGAATAATACTGGTTTGTCCAGTATCCGCTTTAATAATGCAAAAGATAACAAATAAAAAATAATAGGCAAGGCGGGCAACCGCCTTCCTTTTCTATCTTCAATACTATACATAATAATATATTGACAGTGCCAATATTTGCCGGCGGTGCGAATACCACTGAATAGCACCGAAATTTTGTATAATATTGACAATGTATAGTATTTTATTTTGAAAATATATAAAAAATAAATCATTGTAGAAAATCCCGAAAAGGCAATCATTTACTAGGCAAGGTATTCCAAAAAGGTATTGCTCTTGTTGAAAATTTTTGTGCAAAACGCCGAATTTATGAAAACCTATTGACTTTCCGCCCAAGTTGTGATATAATATAAGAGTAGTCAGGAGAGATAAGAAATTAAAAGAAGCTGACCGCATTCGAAAAAAATTTCTTGAAACCCCTTGACAAACAATTAAAAATGTGCTATAATAATAGTACAGTCAAGGGAGAGAGCGGAGAACCGCTCAAAGAAAATTTTAAAAAAATTCAAAAAACCTCTTGACAAATAACCAAAAATATGTTATAATAATAACAGAAACAAGGGAGCTGATAAACCGACAAAACAGAAAGAGGAATTCACTTTATGAATATTGTAGTATTTGACACAGAAACTATAGGTCTGAACAAGCCGTGGGCATATAACATAGGGTATGTTATATATGATGCCGAAATTGGCGAAATTCTGGAACAGAAGGATTTTATCGTAGAACAGATATGGCATAATGTACCATTATTTGAAACTGCATACTATGCAGATAAAAGACCTTTATATGTCAGCCGTATGCGTGGAAAAAAGTGTATAATGAAGAAATTTGGTCATATCACGCAGGAAATGTATAGAGATTTCAAGAAATATAATGTTGAACTTGCTTACGCTTATAATTCGTCTTTTGATAATAGGGTATTTACCTTTAATTGTGAGAGGTTTATGTGTATCAATCCTTTTGATAATATTAATATACTTGATATAAGAGGAAATGTTCATAGCAAAATAGCCTTTACAGAAGATTTTCAGAATTTTTGTGAACTGAATAATCAGTTTACAGAGAGCGGAAACTATTCCACAACTGCGGAAACTGTATATAGATATATAAGTAAAAATATAGAATATATAGAAGAACATACCGCATTAAGTGATAGTCTTGATGAGTTAAGAATACTTGAAGAAACTATACGCTTAGGTTGTGAATATGGCAATGAATATAAGACTTATTCAAGTATATCAAGAAATACACCCCGTGAACTTGTAATAAAAGATAATAATCTAGGTGCGACTTGGAAATTTCCTTATACAAAGAGGAAAAATAAGGATAAAGGGAACTACATTATCCTTAATTAATCACTTGACAATAGCACAAAAATGTGTTATAATATAAGAGTAGTCAAAAAGACTACATAAACAAATTTATCGCCTTTAAGGCAGAAATGGAGTTGTCACATTATGGCAGAAAAGAAGATTACAAAGAGAGAACAGTTTGAGAAGGTCGTTGCTATCCTTACAGAGCAGAAGCAGACGGAACTTGTAACATTTATCCAGCACGAAATTGAACTGCTTGATAAGAAGAAGTCAAGCAAGAAGAAGTCAGATAATACAGAATTACTTGATGAAGTATACGGTTATCTTGTCGGTATGGATAAGCCTTGCAAGGTCAGTGAGATTATTACAAGATATAACCTCCTCCCGCCTATGTCAAGTGCAAAGATTACTGCTCTTCTGACTGAGCTTGTAAAGCAGGGCAGAGCTACAAAGGAACTTGTTAAGGGAACGAACTCTTACACGGCAGTAGAAGAAACAGAAGAAGCCTAAACAAAAATGGGCAAGGTGAAATTCCTTGCCCCCTTCTTAAGAGGGGAGTGGTAAATTTTGGTATATAATTTCAATGGTAAAAAGTTAAGAATAGATGATAGCGAACTGGAAAAAATTTCCAAAGCCCTTGACTTAACAAAAGAAGAAGCTATTGCAGTGTGGCTTGATGATAACGGTTATACCGATAATGAAGAACAAATCGCCCTTGATAATAAAGCCAGTGCAGTAAAAATCAACCATTACGCCAAAGCAATAAATACCAAGCCAAAAGAGAAGAAACCCAGAAATTACAAGGAGGATTTTGAAAAAATTTCCATAATCAACAATATTTCCGCATTTTTAAGCGGAAAGGGTTATGAAAATGTAAATATTGAGAACAAAAGCAAGATAATTACATTCAAATGCGGAGCAGATACCTATAAAATAGACTTAATCCGCACAAGATTAAATAAAAAATAATATTTTTAAGCAAGATTTGAATAAAATCTTGCTTTTTTTATATATTTTCCGCCTAAAATATTGATATATACATAATATTTAGTCATTATTTGCGGCAATTAATTATCTTATTTTTGTTAGCTATGATAAAATGATAATATTGCGGAATGAGTATATATTCGCACCAAAATATTATACTTAAAAAAATTAGCAAATTTTACTTAATACCCTTAATACCTTGCCGCATAAATCATTGACAAGCTCCGGGCAGAGCGCGAGAGTCACGCTCTGTTATTCTCCTTTCCCTAGCCCTATATGCAAAATTTTGATGAAAAAAGTTAAGTCGAAATTAATCTTCGCCTTTCCCAAAACCTTATTTTATTTTCTTGAAATTTAAGGATATAATCTTAGCTTAATCTTATAAACGAATATGAGATCATATCAGGATTTTCATTCTAAAAAAAGTAAGCAAATTCTTCTTGCGGCAGTCCTTAAGATTCTATATAGCTGCACTCCGCAGAAAATAATATATAATTTTTTCTACAAATGATTAATAATTCTTATTCTTGCGGGCGGATTGCAAAGGTGTAAGCCCGTAACCCCACCAAAATTTTCCATATATGCAAATTTTTTATAGATAAAGTTATATCTGGATAAAATGGAAAAAATCCCGCAATTGACTTTGTTTAAAATTTATGTTATAATATTTAAAAAAAGATTCTTTAAGTTCACTTGACTTTTATAAAAAATTATGTTATAATTAAAATGAGAAAATAAAAGAAAGGAGAAGTTACTAAGATGAGTAACGATAATATCAAAAGAAAAATAAGTTATGAAGATGATTTCTATAATAAGGAGATCGATGCACTATTATATGGAATAATGGCTTGCCTTGCTACATATAATCCAAAAGATAAAAGATTATATTTAACTAAGGCGGCATTTGAAAAAAATAGAGATTTAATATGTAATATTACTCTTATTGACCAAAAGAAACAGAAACTAAAAGTATTAGCTAATCATATTAATACTTTAATTCAACATAACCTTTTGGCGGAGATCCAGATAACCGATCTTAAGGGTAGATCATTTGGTGCATATATATTTCCGCAAAACTTTGATGGTAATTATTACTTAATAAGTAGAGATATGCTCCGCTATTTAGTTAATACCCGCAATAGCAAATGTATACAAACTTATGTATATCTTGCTAAAAATATGAAGATGGTACAGGATAATGAACTTGAATTATTTTCATTTAGTGCGGCAGATATTGCCCGCAAGATAGGTTATAGCACAGGATCTAAGGCTGCAATGAAATTAATACAAGATTGTTTAGAATCTTTAAAAAGAGAAGGTGTGATAGATTATGTAGAATATTATGATACAATTTATGATGAAGATTACGATAGAAGAATTGTTACGCCCCGCAAAAGATTATTAAGAGTAGTAACTAATATTGCGGATTTAGAAAAAATGCAAGATATAAAGAAGAAACCACCTGTTGATAGATGCGAAGAGTATTATTTAGACGGATTTAAATTTTAAGATAAAAATCTGTTTGCTCTTTTCTTGGAGCAAAAAAAGCACCTTACGAAAGAAAAAAAAGCACCTAACTAAAGCAAAAAAAGCACCTAACTAAGGCGAAAAAAGCACTTATATCTAATAGTATATAATAGTTAATAATAGTTGGTTACACCCCAGTTCCTCTAACGAGGAATCTGGGGTTCCACTAATAGGCGCTCCCCCTTACGGGGTGAGTGCGAGATATTTTCCCATCCGCATTGATTTGACTTTTATTAAAAATTATGTTATAATTAAAATGAGAAATTTTCTTAAAACGGTAAACGAGAAAAGGGTAGAGTGATGATAGACGAGGTAGAATGAGTGCACCTCATCCAAGACAACTATCTTAAAATATAGTATAAAATATAATAAAATATATAATATAAAATATAATATAAAATATAATATAAAATAAAATATAAAATAAAATATAATATAAAATATAAATAACCTCATCTAAGACAACTACCTTAAAATATAATATAAAATATAATATAAAATATAATAAAATATAATATAAAATATAATATAAAATATAATGAATATAATAAATATAAAATATAATACAAATAACCTCATCCAGAGCAACTATCTTAAAATAGAGCAAATTAAAAATCTACTCTTATTTTCAATCTACTCCATAATTTATAGTAAAATCAAGCCATTCTTCTTGAGAAATTTCTCCATCTAAATATCCTTCTCTAAATGCCTGATATTCTTCTACTAAGTCTGCAGGTGTATAAACTTTATCTTTTAGCTTCCATTTAGAAATCTTAAAAGGTATAAATCCATATATACTTTCAAATTCTCCAATAGCCGCTTTATACCAACTTACTTCTTTATCAATATTCTCCCCATCCGCATACTTTTTAAAAGCATCCGCTTGTTGTTTTTCACTAATATTATACTTACTAAATAATTCTTTTAATGCGGCAATTTCTTCTTCTGTACATAATATATACTTTCCCGCATTTTTTTGTACCCAGAAAGTATCACGCGTTTTCTCCCCAAATTTCTCCATTGCGGGACTGACATATCCTTTTACAACAGATTCAGGAGAATAATGTCCATATTTTTCTCTACTAAAATCTTTTATACTATCCTCCGCCATTTTCTTTTTAGTCAAGAGTTCCCATTCACGCGGCAAATGATCTTTCACATACTTTTCATAATCTCTTATCTTTTCTTCTTTTGTATACTTATATCTATAAGGAAGAGGTTGATACTCCGCATAAATTTTAGTAATAATAATGGTGGCGGGTCTACCTTCTTTATACTCATATTCGTAGAAGTTTTCTAACCAATTTAATATTTCCTCCTTTCTTTTTTTCCACTGACTAATAGTAATCCCTAATTGCGGCAATAATTCACTTGTTACTCGATACTTTTGATTTAAATTAATTTTTACTTGCATAAACATACTCCTTTATATAATTTTTATTAACAGATAATTTAATCTGTCACTACATATTAAAAATTTATTTAAGAAGTTTAATCCAATTTGTCCAAAAGTCAGAAAAGTACTTTTTTCCAAACTTTAAATAAAGTTAGTGTAAACCTAATTAAATTTCTTAGATAATAAGCGACAATGGTACACTTTTTTTTCCTATGTATATATAACATGGACAGGAAAAAAAAGTGTACCATTGTGTCCATTACTCTTAATTATTGGCGGCAATTCCCGATTTTGTTTTATTAGTGAAACAAAATCGGGAATAACCATTTAAAAAATTGTAGATTTTTAATTGCCGCTTGTTTTTAAAAAAAATTTTTGTTATAATAATTATAGTAAAAAAGAAAAGGATAAAAAGGAGTTAATAATTATGACAAAAGAAGAAATTTATATTGCGGCATTAGATAATTGTTTAGGCAAGAAAAATGATGATTTAAAGTGGGAAAACTGCCACAAGTGTCCTTATTTTGGAGCAGGCTGTTGTCAAGATGAATTAAGAGAAGGTATTGCTTGTAATACCAATCCAGATGATTTTATTGCGACAGGTCTTATTAATGAAGGATATATTAAACCATACACAGGGTTTATAACTGCCGCATTTCCTTATACTGAAGTAAGTTTAAAACCCACAGAAGAAAAAACTCAAAAAGTAGAATGGTTTGGAGATATATATTTTACAATTCCAAAAAAAGAAACAAAGTATGAAGTATATGACGAAAATAATTATATGATATACAGTGCTCCCACTATTGAAGAGGCGGAAGATTATATTAAGAACTTAGTTATTAAAGTCGTTACCGATTGAAAAGCGGAAATCAAATACAGTTTTTGCGGAAGGGGCATTTTTAATGACAAGAAAAGAAATATATACAGCCGCACTTGTAAATTGTTGCATGGGAGAAGTGCAGAACTGTAGAAATTGTCCTTATAACGGCTACAGAAACTGCATATCTAATCTTATGATGGATATACGGGATAAGGAAATAGATCCAGAAGATTTTATTGCGGCTGGTCTTATTAAAAAGGGATATATATCAAAATCCAATAAAAACGAACCCCATTACTATGAAGATGTAGCTATAGAACCTTCTGAAAAAAATAACATTGAAGTAGTTTGGTTTAAAAACGGATATTATACGGAAGATGAAAATATTAAATCATTTCATTTCTTAAAAGATGTAAATGATAAAATTCTTTGTGCTTCCGCTAATTTTGAAAAAGTACAGTGGTATTTTTGTCATATAGATATGGAGAAGAATAATGCGGAATATGAGATAGTAGACGCATATGGTCGAGTTTTATTTGCTTCTACTGATTATGATGCAGTATATAAATATTATCATAATCTATATTTAGACGAAATAACAAAAGACTAATAGTTTATTTGTTTTTATTAAAAAATTATTATATAATATATTTAAAGAAAGCGGAAAATGAATTTCCACATACAATAAAGGAGAATAATATAATGAAGAATACAATGGCAGATATGGTTTACAATAGACTTAAGACAACTAATGAAAGATGTTTAAGAGAAGATTTTGAAAAGGCTATTAATGAAGCTCTTGAACAGATTGCCGCAGAAAAGAAGGCAGAGCAGGAGAAGAAGCGGGCAGAGGAGATTGCCGCAGCAAAGGCTAAGGTTGATGAGGAAAACAAGAGAAAGGCTATTGGCACTATTGCTAAGGCATGGCAGACTCTTGCACCTGATGTAGATACTAATATCATTAAGAAGTATTTAGAATATACTTATATTGATAAGATGAATGTTTTTAATTCAGAAGATTATTTTAATATATTTGGCAAATATTTTAACTGGTAATAAGAAAGAATAAGGCGGCGTGTAGTCCGCCTTTATTTTTTTTAAAAATTTTGTTATAATTATTATAGAAAAAAGAAAAGAGAAAAAGGCGGTTTCTATAATGGATATGATAACAGAATTTGATAAGAATATATTAAAGAAATGGGCATTAAACTATTTTCCGCAACAGCAAAGAGAAAATAGTTATATGTCTGTTGAAGATATATGGTATATGTGGGAAAATGATGCGGCAGATATTGATAATGTAAGATTTACTAATGGAGTATCAAGAGGTGTCTTTATATTTGATGATAGTGATTATGTTGTAAAATTTTCACTTACAGAAGAATATGATTCGTTTATTAATGAACAAGAATTATACATTGAAGCAGAAATGTGTGGCGTAGAGAAATTTTTTGCTCCAATTACATACTTATGTACTATTGGCGGATTCAGATTTTATATTCAAAAGAAAGTGAAAAGTGGCACCCGCATGGATACAGATGGAGAAAATTTATCAGAAGCATCTATATCACTTTTAAATGGATGCAATGATACTAGCTTTTGTCAGAATGATTTATTTGATGATTTTTATGAAAATTATGAGGAAGAAGAGTTGTGTAAACTTATTAATTTCATCAATGATTATAACATCAATGATATACATTATAAGAACGTAGGATTTTTAAATAATTTACCTGTTATTATTGACTATGCGGGTTGCTAATTTATTATAGCAATGCTAAGCAAATTTAGCAAATTACATTTACAAAAAAGCAGAAACGTATAATTCCCTTTCATTTTTTAAAAATTTTTGTTATAATTATTATAGTGAAAAGGAAAAGGAGTTAATACTTATGAATATCAATTATACAACAGATGAAATACTTGCGGCAATTGATAAATTTCTGCCGCTTGAAAAAAGTATGCGTCTTACAGAGGATACTTTTGAAGATTTTATAAATGACCATGATTCTGGAATAATAGAAGATTATGCTCATGGTGCTTCTAAATTAGTAGTATTTCTTAAAGATGCCAATTTTGTAGTAAAGATACCTTTTACGGGATATATGTTTGATAGCGAAGATTCAGATTACTGCGATAATTATTATGATTTTGAAGGTGCGGAAGAAAATGATTCTGGAGAGTGCTGGGATTATTGCTGGACAGAAGCAGCTGTGTATCAGAGAGCAGTTGCCGCAGGTGTTGAAAAATATCTTCTTAAAACTGAAAAAATAGGTGAAATTAATGGGTATCCCATCTATATACAGGAAAAATGCGTAAGTTTTTTTAACTCATCTGTTAATACCCCAAGTAATAAGGAAAAAATCGCCTCAAGGAATAATCTTGAAGATAACAATATTTATGCGAGGGTTCTTTCATCAATCTTTTGTTTTTATTGTTATCTTGATATTATCAATGGAGAAGATACTTATGAATCTTTTGGTAGATTTAATAATTTTGCAGAAGAATATTTGAGCGATATTCATAATGGCAATATAGGATTTAATGTATGCGGAAAACCTGTTATCTTAGATTATAGTGGATACCATGAATCTTGGTAAGAGGTTGGTCAAAACAAGATAAACTAATTTATATATTTTTTATTATAAATATATAACTTAAAAACAGGAGGGAATTAAAATGCAGAAAATGAAAGAATTTATTTGCCGCCATTTTGGGCATAAGTATAAGATTTTAGCTATTGAAGATAATGGTACATTATATTTATGTAGCAGGTGCAATAAAACGCTATTTGTGAAGAATAAGCACTAATTTGTTTTTATAAAAAATTTTTGTTAAAATAATAATACAATAAAAAAGAGTTCAAAGGAGAAAAAGATATGGCTGATAAGAAGTTTACGAAGATTGATATGTTCAACACAATTATTAATGTTATTAATGAGGTTGAGATTGCGGCAGATGAGAACACTCCCTCAACAGATGAAGTTATTGACTGGTGCAAGGGTCAGATTGAGGTAGTAGAAAAGAAGGCAAGTAAGGCAAGAGAAACCGCCGCAAAGAAGAAGGCAGAAAATGATGTATACAAGGAAAGAGTATATGATTTTATTGCCAATTCAGAAGAGCCTGTAACTGCGGATGATATTGTTGCAGATATAGGTGAGGAAAGTTTTACGAAGGCTAAGGCAGTAGCAAGATGTACAGCTCTTGTTAAGGAAGGTCGTATCACTAAGGAAGAGATTAAAGTAAATAAGGTGCGTAAGATGACTTATCAGGTTGCTGAAACCGAGGAGGAAGAGGCGTAAGCCTCTTTTCTTTTTAATATGAAGAAATGTTTAGTATATTTCCGCAATAGTGAGTATGATATGAGTGCGGAAGAATTAATTATCAAATTTAAAGAGTCAGATAAATGGCAAGATTTTTTAAATTTACATTCAAATCAAAAGGTTATTGTACCTATTGATAATGCAAATAATTTTGAATATGTTTTAAAACAAGTTAATAATCCATTTAATTTAGTATTTATGTTTAGTCCAGATATGGAATGTTTAAATGTAGTTACTAAGATATGTAAAGAAAGCGGCGTCCCTTACTTTTATGATACTATAGTCAAGGATTGGGAAACATTATATCAAATTATGAATGAAGGTGTATATAGTATTTACATAGGCGGAGATTTAGGATTTGATCTGCCGCTTATTAAGAAAATCTATTCTTCTTTTGATACATCAATAAGAATAATTGCCAATAGTAATATTAAAGACATTTATTCTTTTTTCATTAGACCAGAAGATTTAAGTCTTTATTCTCCATACATCGATGTAGTTGAGATGCGGTTTCCGCATGATAAGCCTGAATTGCAAGATAATTTATTTAATGTATATTTTGAACAAAAGAAATGGAATTATGATATTAGTTATCTTACTTTTGACGAAATTAAGTTTCCAAATCAATATATGGAAGAAATATTCGGAGTAAAAAGACTAAATTGTCATCATAGATGTATGAGGGGTAAGCAATGTGATTTATGTGGGGCATTGGTAAATTTTTCCAATACGCTTAATGAACATAAGGAGGAATTATTAAATGGCAGCAAGAGGACAGAAGATAAAGACTCAGATAACACAGAAGATACTTGATACTTTTGAAGGTAGTTTTATAAATGATAAAGAAATACGAATATGCGGAGAAGAAGATGGGTATCCTATACAGATTAAAGTAACATTGACTGCGGCAAAGGAAAATATTGATAATCCGAATGAGATTGGATATGAGCCACCACAGCCCGCAGACTCCGCAAATACAGTAGAGGTAAGTATTACATCAGAAGAAAAGAAGACAGTAGCTCAGCTATTGGCTGGTTTAGGTTTATGATGATTTCAAAGAATAAAATGGCTATTTTAATAGCCACTTTTTCTTTTATTATTTTAATGTTTGCTTCCAAAAAAGAATATGTACCTTCTACTTTTGTATTAGATGCTCCCGAACCAGTAGTATTAACATATGATTTTAATCTACCTTGGCGGCAATATCCGCTTACTCGCACATCTTCTACTTTTGAAAAATCTCCAGATACAATAAACATAGATGTATATTTTGATCCTTTTGATATAACACAACCTTCTAATCTCACATATGAACAATTGCATAAATATCTTGCCGCATATTGCAAAAACTGGGTTGGATTAGAAGATTATTTATTATCAAAAGATAAAGAAATGAATCTTATATTTTTATTAAGTGTGGCTAAGACCGAAACAGGTGCAGGTATTATTACTCATGGTTGGTATAATTGTTTCAATATCCGCCAAGAAAATAGTTATGCTTTTGTTAATTACAATAATTATGAAGAAAGTATTGATGATTTTATTCATCTTATATTAAATGGATATGTTGCGGAAGATGGAATATGGTATGAAGAACCTTGGATAGATTATAATGGAGTAGAACATACAAGTAAATCTGTTCATACTATTGGTCTACATTATGCAAGTGAAATCTGGGCACCTTATATTGAAAATATCTGTTGGGAAATAAAATCATTCAGTGAAAAGATTGAGGAGTCTTAAGACTCCTCTTTATTTTTTAAAAAATTTTTGTTATAATTATTATAGTAAAAAAGAGAAAGAATATAAAAAACAAAAGGAGTTAAATTATGAAAGACTATATACCTTTAAAAGTAGAATTTTGTTTATATGAAAACATACTGTGTGGAAAGATCTTACAGCAAGATGATAGACTTATAAAACAAGTTAATACAGAGGGTGTACTGGAAGATAATATTTTCTATCGTCTATCTATACTTAATAGACCAGAATTATACGACAATACATTATATTTAAGAGGAGAAAAACAAGATTCAAATAATAATACTTTCCACTATGAATATATTAATAAACAAAAGGCGGAACAAGCTTTAAAGAACTTTAAGGAACTTATTAAACAAGTTAATAATTTTTATGCGGATACAAGCACAACAGAAAAAATAAATTCTTATTTTGTAGAAGTATGCGAATAAAAAAGGAGTTAATAAGATGTTTGGTGATATGACTTATATGTTTATGGACTATGAAGAAAGAATTGAAAAGGCAAAAGAAGAAGTGGATAATGCAGTTGAATGCGGAGAACCTGTAGATATTCATCAAATTCTCGATGCTTATGATTTAAATCGAGCTTCCGCAAGTGATATAAGATATATTATGAAAAATGTAAGGAATTATTAATGAAGAAGGATAAATTTCAAAAGTTAATTGAGAAAAATATTAAGAAGAATGTAAAAGAACTAGTAGAATCATTAAAACCCGAACTTAAAGATTGCTCTAAAAATTACTTAGTAGTAAAATATGATACAAATATAGCTGTAGATTATTTATACTCAAGCTATAGTCAACTTAAGAAATACCTTCCGAATAAAAGAATAATTTTTATTCCCGCAGAATTTGAAATTGAGTCTTGGAGTGATGATGAATTCTCTGAATATATTGAAAATTTAATTAAAGCAAGGAAGGGTGAATAAAATGATAGACTATAGTTGTAGTTTTGAAGAAGGAGATGGCTTTTGTCATTGCCCATATTGTCCTGCTGCGGGAGATCCTTGTCCAGTATTTGAATATCAGAATATATGTAAGTTTTATACTATTGAAGTACCAGAAGAAATGTTTACTGAAGAGGAGAAGGAAGAAATTGTTTAAGTCAATGAATATATATGAGTGTGATATATGCGGAGCAATTAGTAAACCTAAGATTATATTTACTCATATGAATGAAATAATTGAAGAACTACCAGACAATTGGAAACAGAAAGGTAGTACCACTATTTGCGAGAATTGTATTAATAAGTTAAAGGAGGATAATAATGGTAAAGTGTGATTGGGAAATTGAAGAAATATGTACTAATAGTATTTGTCCAAAGGCGGCAGATTGTTGCCCAGTAATAGATTGTCCGCATATATGCAAGTTTTATCTTCCTAAATATGAACAAGACTGGGAACAAGTGGCGGAAGGCTATAAATGCACTAAATGTGGCAGAATTTACAGTGAAGTTGAAACAGGAGATATTTGTACTTGTTGGTATGAGGAAGAGGAGGACTAAACCCTCCTCTTTATTTTTACAAAAAATTTTTATATAATATAGATAAAGAAATAAAGATTATTTCTTAATAATAATAACAGTAATAAGAGAGGATAAAGAAAAAGAATGAAAGTTAAGCAATGTAAGTGGAGTACAGATAATATTTGCACAAGAGTACCGGAGTATTTAGGCTGTACTTGCCCGCTTACAAAGAATCAAGAATTATATAAAGAATATCAACAGACAGAATTAGTTTATGTAAATTACGATAGGTTAATAGATGCTTTTGATAAAATCAAGGAAATGTCTACTGCGGCAGGCGTTGAAATTATAGATCAACTTGAATTTTATTTAAATAAATTAGCTGAGAGATAAAGAAGCTTTTTAGCTTCTTTATTTTTTTAAAAAATTTTGTTATAATTATTATAGTAAGTAAGAAAGAAATAAAAACCAAAAGGAGTAGCTATGAGAGATATTAACAGAATTGATGGCATATGTGACTCATTGAAGCAGATATGGAAGACACTTCCTGACTGGCGGCTAATGCAGTTAATTGTAAATTTTCAAGATTATATAAGTAACGATGGATATTATCTTGAAGATGAAGATTTTATTAAGGCACTTGCGGAGATGACGGGAGTGGATTTAAATGACAGATGAACGTATAAAATACGCTAATATGTTAAGAGTATTAAAAAACATTGCTGAAGATGAAACTTGTCCCAATCATATTGCAGCAGATATTTATCAATGGATAGATGAATTATCTTGTTTAGATGTAATACCTATAAGACATGGATATTGGGAAGTAGGGTATTTTCATGATAGGGTATGTAGTTGCTGTGCACATCCAGATAATGATCTCAATGATTATCCACATGATTATTGTCCAAACTGTGGAGCAAAAATGGATAAGGAAAAGCCTTGGGCGTTATAAATTTAAGTTGAGGAATAGAAAATGAATCTATTGATTAAAAATAAGAATACAGGAGAAACTATACATCATTCTTTAGATGTAGTTTCCTGTTCAAGATGGTCTTCTGAGAATAGTTATTGCTATAACAATAAAGGTTGTAAAATATTATCAATACCTCAGCTGTATTTAAGAGTACAAGGGAATAATATAGATTGTAACTTTATTATCAAAAAAGTTATTAGAAGAGGAGATATTATAATTATAATAGGTGAAAAAGAAAATATAGAATATAAATTGTCTTTTAAAAAGGAGGAATACAATTGAAGTTTTTAAATTTATTGACCATATCTTTTACAGATTATAAAGAGATATTAGATAGACTATATTATCTTAGGGAAATATTATTTAAATTATCTGATGATAGCCCAGAAATAAACTCAATGCGAAAGACTGTTGAAGAAATAGGTCGTATTTTGACATACAATAATTGTGAGGAGAAATTCAGAGATGAATTCAAGAAAAAGGAATAAAATATTAGGAATAATTGGAGTTATTTCTCTTTGTATTATAGGAATAACTTGTTTAGCAATGTTTTGTTTTGAAATTTATTTAACTTTTTTAATGGTCAGGAGTGTCTTATAATGATTACTTATAGATGTGATTTTTGCGGAGAAGAAGGAACAATTCATGGGGTTTTTCTACCCAATAAGGATACATCAGATGAATTTAGATTGTATGAATATGATCTATGTGAAAATTGTATAAGGGAAGTTTGCCAACATACAAGAGAGGAATTGATGAAATATGAAGGTCCAGATAAAGAAACGAGGGGAAGATTTGCAGGAGTATTTAAATTTTAAGCGGAAGCATCATACTACCAAAATAAAGAAAGGTAAGGGCAGTTATGATAGAAAGAATTATAAAAAAATTTCCGCAGAAGATTTTTAATCTCATTTCATTTTTCTAAAAATTTTTGTTATAATATATATACAGTAAAGAAAGAAAGGAAAAAAGAAATGGCGAAAACTTCACCTGAGATGATTGAAAAAATCAACGAATTATATTATGTACTTGGTGTGAAAAGTCAAGTAGCAAAACAGTTAGGAGTATCTCCTGCAACAGTAGCTAAATATATTGACCCAAACTATATACCTAAGCAGGTGAAGTTTGAAGATATAGTTCTTCCAGAAGACTTATCTATTGAAATATTTCAGCAAGAGTGGGTAGATATACTAAAAATAAGTGATGCTGAAATAGCGGCAATTAATGAGTTCAGAAAGGAGTTAAACTAATGAAGGCTTTTGAAAATGCTGAGAGTTTAATGAGTGCAAATTTAAGGAGAGTAGGAATTACATTTGCCGCATGGGAAAAGCAGCCAGATTTAAAATGCAATAGTAATTATCATATTTTATGTGCAAGATTATTTAATCTTGATTACATATCATATCTTAAATATGTTACTAACAAATATGGAGCAATTATTGTAGATAGTACTATTCCTTATGCTTTATTTCCAGATAGTAAGAAATGTGATGCTCTTGTAGATGAACTTAATAAGAGATGGGAAATTGTATGTAAATTTAGAGAGGAGAATAATATTAATGCTTGATTCTTTTTTAATAGATGCACAGGTGGAAGATTTTATGGAGGAAGAATATGAGGAAGTTTGATAATATTATGCTTGGTGTTTGGATAATGCTAATAGTTGTTCAAGCTACACTTTTGATTTACAATATTTCTCGAAATCAACAGGAAAGAGTATATTTATATGGAACTCATCAGGCGGACATATCTTTTAATAATCAGAAGATAGATAATTATGAAATAGTAGAAAAAGAAAATGGAAACGACCTTATAATCCATTTTGAAAAAATATAAAATTTTTGTTATAATATATATACAGTAAGAAAAGGAGAAATAAAATAATGGGCAGAACAAGAGAAAGTATTGAGAATAGAATTCATATATTAACACAGGGGGATGCTATACGGAATGCGGCAATTATTAAGAAGTTAAATAGGCAGCTCCGCAAGATGAAGTAACTTTTGATTTTTATAAAAATTTTTGTTATAATATATATGTGAGTTAATTCTCACATAATATGTGGATGTCGGTTAATGGTAAGCCTCCAGATCTGGGTTCTGGATACGAAGGTTCGATTCCTTTCATCCGCACCAGCCGCAGTTGGTTATTTACAAATCTGCGATGAAAATAAAATTTGTAATAAATATAAGAATGGTAGTTTAATAAGAACTCCGCCAGTGCGGTAATGCGGGTATGAAATCCTGAACATTCTTATTTTAAATGTAATTACATTTTATGTCTTTTGAGTTTATTTAGACATTAAAGAAAATAAACAGCATAAGCTATGCTATAAGAGCTGTACTGTGAGTTCAGGTAAAAACTTCGACTTTATTAACTAAGGCGTGAGTGAGTTAATCGGGCTATTGAAATTTCGTCGAACGGAAATTTTAGGGTTGCAACCTTGATAGCAGTATATACGTGGAGGTAGCCCAACGGCAGAGGCAATGGACTTGTGGAGTGATCGGTATCATTAATTGGTTCAACTCCAATACTTCGCACCAAAAATCCATTCAGTGTGGGTTCGAATCCCATTCTCCGCACCAAACCAAACCAAACCAAACTAAAAGAAAAGAAAGGGAAAAATATGAATTCTTATTATTATAGAAGACCTATTAGTAATAATGAAGAAGTAGAAGAATATTCAAACTTACTTGATTCGATTAGTGATCATGGATTTGTAAATCATAAGGGAACAAATGAGTTTTGTAGAATATCGGATAATAATTCAGTTGATATTTTAAATACAGAAGAAATTATAAATCTCACATTTGATGAAATCCTTTTAAAAAGGAAAAGTAGACAAAGAACAGATTTTAATGTAGATAATATAGTTTCTAATTCTCATAATTATAATTTAATGGAAAATACAAATTCTTGTAGAGCTATATTTGTCGATTCCAATAGTAAAAAATCTATTATTAAAAATGATTTTGGGTCAGATTCAGTTAATGCTTCTACGAGTTCCAATATAATTATTCAAAATGAAAATGCGGCATATAATATAACTGCTTCTACCGGTTTAGCGTCTATTGATATAGATATTAACAGTTCTAATTCTATTACAGCTAATACAGGAGATAATAGTTTAATTTCTATAAACAGCGATAATTCAATTGCAGCAAATGCTGGACAAGGTAGTTTAGTGTGTACGAGAGGTAATGGTTCTGCCGCAATTTCATCTGGTGATTATTCTATTGTAAGTGCCGAAAGTGAAAATAATTTTGCTATAGGTATAGGTCATAATTGTATTGCTAAAGGTAAGTTAGGTAGTTATCTTATTCTTGCAGATTGGGAAGATAACAATTTAATTGATGTAAAAATGCACATAGTTGACAATATAGAGATAAAAGAAGATGTTTATTATATATTAAAAGATGGAAAATTTGTTGAAGTAAATTAAATGAAATATTAGAAATAGAATAAAAATCAACAGTGGCGGAATAGGTAGACGCTAGTATGGCTGTTATTTATATACAGAGCAAGACAAACGAGGTTGTTATGTATGGTGCAAATCCATACCTGTTGATTTTATATGCGGAGATGGCTTAGTTGGTTAAAGCATCTGACTGATATTCAGAAGATCTTGAGTTCGAATCTCAATCTCCGTACCATATATGGAGGCGTAACCCTAATTGGTAAGGGATCGGTTTGCTAAACTGAGAGTAATCAGTTTATACTGGTGTGATGGTTCAAGTCCGTCCGCCTCCGCCAATAATATTAAGAGCTGTGAATATAGGCGGGAAAAAGAAATTTTTAACAACATATCTCGTTAGTTGTGCACATGGAAACTGCTCCTATGGCTGAAGGTTTCTTCTTAATATTTTCAATAGAAAAAGGGTGATGACCTGCGGAAGATTGAAATGATATATATCTCCGCCGTGCTAAAACGTATTAGATGACTATTGAGAGGTTACTTATTATTCTGGATTGCTCGCATTGCGGAATAAGTAATCAAAAGACAATCCAGTTTTATATATGCCGACCAAATCTGTACGGCTACAGAGCTCGTCTTGAAAACGATGCGTGGGTTAATAGCCCATGGGGATCGACACCTCTGGTCGGTGCCAAGTGCGTCAATTCATATAATTAATTCCTTTTCTGTGATGAGGAGAGTCTATTTTAGACTCTCCTTTATCCTTTTTGGTTAAAGTTATTTAATATTATTTCTTAACTTTTGATTAAGTAAAAAGGGGGAAATTTTATGGATATGGTATTATACGCTCTTTTAAACAAGAGAATAAAAACAATGTCATCTTCAATAAAAACAATTACAATAGATGAAAACAATCATTTAATTGTTATTTTATCTAATGATACAAGAATAGATGCGGGAGCTTTGCCTACTGGTGACCAGACCGCCGCAATAACAAATGAAACAATTGATAAAATTTTTTCAGAAATTTAATATTCCTATTTCATTTTTTTAAAAATTTTTGTTATAATTATTATAGTAAATGAGAAAGGAAATTAAAAATATGAAGAAAAATTATGAGTACAGAATAGCTGAGAAAGAAAGAGAATATTATCGAATGTTAGCAATAGTTAGTAAGATAAAAACTGCTCCAGATTGGCAGGAAAGATTAATCTGGATTGGTAATTCTGAATGTTATACTCCTGATAAAGAAAATCTTGATGTTATATATAAATTTTTTAAAGAAGAGAAACTTGATAAATTATATAAGGAACTACAGCAGATAAAAAAAGAATATTTAGAACAAGTTACAAAAGAAGATTAATTATTTAGTTTCATTTTTCTAAAAATTTTTGTTATAATTATTATAGTAAATGAGAAAGGAATTTAAAAATATGAAGTATTGTGAAAGTGAATTAATTGAAAAGAAAAGAGAATACAATGAGATATTGAATTTTATTAAACGTTTTAAAAAGATAAAACTGAGAAGTAAAGAATTTTGGGTTGGTGATACTCAGTGTTATACCTTTAATAAAGAAGATGTTAATATTTTATGTAAGTATTTTGAAGAAGAAAGACTTAATAAACTGCAAGGAGAAATACAGCTTCTTAAAAAAGAATGTGCAGAGTCAATATGAGATTATATTATTACAGGAGTTGATGGTGAACAATATCCTTGTAAGCCAGACTTATGAACTTGTTGAATGATTAAAAATTCATTTGAAAAAATAAAAAATTTTTGTTATAATATATATATAATAAAGAAAGGAAATAAAAAATGCAGACGATTTATAAGATGAAGTTAAATACAATTAATGATGTTAAGTCTTTTGTTGATGCGGCAAATGAATACAGTGGAAGAATTACTGTCCGCAATATGCACTATGCTGTAGATGGAAAGTCAATTATGGGAATTTTTTCAATTGATTTGTCTGGCGTTCTTGATGTAGAATTTGATAATGAACCTAGTAATGAAATACTTGATTTATTTAAGAATTGGAGAATTAACTAAAATATGAAAGAAGTTCGTATTTTAATAGGTATTCCCGCAAGTGGTAAATCTACTTTTGCAAAGAACTTTGCTTCCTTTCATAAAGGCTACAAAATTGTATCAACAGATGATATAAGATGGAAGTTGTTTGGAAATCCTAATATACAGGGAAATCCTAAAAGAATCTTTGCTCTTGCTTATAAAGAAATAATATCTTATTTAAATAGCGGGCATAATGTTATATTTGATGCAACGAATATATCAAGAAAAAATCGGGCAAATCTTATTAACTTTTTAAATGAAAATAGTGTTGAAAATATTGTAGCGGATTATTTTCCTGTTACAATAGATGTTGCTATTGAGAGAAATCAGCAGAGAAAAAGACACGTTCCTGAAAAAGTTATTCATAAAATGTTTGGTAAAATTGAGAAGCCTAAATATGAGGAAGGATTTTCAGAAATAAATTGCCACACAGATTAATTTGAAAAAATAAAAAATTTTTGTTATAATATATATACAGTTTGAGAAAGAAATAAAAAATCTCAAACTTAAATATCGCAGGATGATGCAGAGGTAGCAGATTAGCCCCATACGCTAATAGTCGTGGGTTCAAGTCCCTCTTCCAGAACCAGCGGATATTCACATTCCGCTTTCTACAAGCGATAACTTGCATGAAAAGTAGACGAAACCGGTTATTCTATGATTGCAAGGTTGAGAATATCCGTCCCAATTCCTTTAAATAGTTATATTTCCTGCGGGAATATGATAGCCTTGAAACTGAGGTAGAGAGGTAGGTTTTATATGGAGATGTAGCTCAGATGGTAGAGCAACGGGCTTTTAATCCGTGAGTCAAGGGTTCAAATCCCTTCATCTTCACCAGTCGCAGTTTCTTATATAATTAGTCTGCGGAACTAAATTAAAACTGATTATATAGAGAGAATAAACATGGATTCAGTAGATAAACTACCACCGATTGATTAATTCAAGTATGTGGCTTGTGGCTTAAGCTCTCTACAAAAAATAAGGCAAAGTAATCTACAATATGGCACCATCTTCTAACTAGGTCTAGGAAACCGGTCTTTGGTAGAATAGTTTAAAGTAAAAACTTTGGACAATCGAGTTCAAAAAGTTTAGTTCATTTTTCTATTTCTAATGAAAAACAAAAATAAAAAAGGAGTAGAAATTATGAAATCACTTTTAAACTCATATTCAAAAGAAGAATTAAACGCTATCGTAGCAATGTCAAATTCTTGGAGAGATTTAGCAAGAAATTTAGGTTATAATTGCAATTCAGGAGATTTAAAAAATTGTATTCAACAAAAAGTAGAAGAATTTTCTATTGATACTTCTCATTTTTCAACAGTTGCTAAAAATGCTATTGAAAGAAATGAAGAGAATGTATTTATTGAGAACTCAACTGCTAGTCAATCGACTTTACGCAAGTGGTATAAAAAAGGTGAATATACTCTTTATATTTGTTCTATATGCGGTCAAGAACCTGTTTGGCAGGGTAAAGAATTAACTTTAATTCTTGATCATATCAATGGAAATAATAAAGATGATAGATTAGAAAATCTCCGATGGGTCTGCCCAAATTGTAATATGCAACTTCCAACAACAAATAGAAGAAAGCAAGAACCTCAAAAAAAGAAATTTTATTGCATTGACTGTGGAAAAGAAGTTACAAAAGCAACAACTAAAAGATGTAAATCTTGCGACTCTCTTAATAAAGTAATTCCTTTGGAATCAATGCCAGTAACTCGTGAAGAATTAAAAGAGTTAATTCGTACAACACCTTTTACAAAAATAGGTGAAAAATTCGGAGTTTCTGATAATGCTATCAGAAAATGGTGTGATAAATTTAATTTACCAAGAAAAGTGACAGAAATAAAACAGTATTCTGATGAAGAATGGTCTAAAATATAAGTGCAAGACTTATTTTTACCGCAACACATCGGTAATATGGGTTCGAGTCCCGTTGGTGTCACCAATGTCGTGGTCTGTATGTTTACAGCGACTTTAAATTTAATTGATTAGACATTCTATCAGGCTCATGTTGTTAGCACCTTTTGTGAAATTAGCTAATCTAAGTTAGCCGCCATCCTGATAAAAATAAAAACTTTGCGAACAAAAGAGTGTAAGCGGAAAGGCTTAGACGTTTCCGTGTATTAGCTGGAATAGCATAATTGGTGATGCATCGCTCTTGTAAAGCGGAGATTGTAGGTTCGAGTCCCACTTCCAGCACCATCTATGTGGATATAGTTCAATGGTAGAATGCTAGCCTTCCAAGCTAGATATGCGAGTTCAATTCTCGTTATCCACTCCACTAAGAATACCTCTTTTACTCTAAAAAGTTAAATTCTTAAAGTCAATTGTTAAACAACATAAAATCCAATGTTTTGCATTGATGGGTGAAAAATAAAAAGAAATAATGTTAGCAACAATATTATTTACTTCATTTTTTAACTATCATAGTTTTAGGTTGATAGAGTTGAGAATAAAAGGTTACTATTTTATTCTCTGATATTGGAGTATCGCCAAGCGGGAAGGCAGTAGACTTTGACTCTACCATTCGCTAGTTCGAATCTAGCTACTCCAGCCAAGACCAACGTCTTTAGTAACCTCCCCGTGGTGTTGGTTGGGTAATTCTAATACTAAAGTTTCAATAGAGGACACTTCCTCATAAAGCGGCTACAGCAAATATTCTTATAAATTGGATTATGAAATTTTTTCCGCTTTGTTAAATTTATTAAGACAGATACAGCAATAATCTTCAAATGTAAATTATTTAACGATAATATGATCTCTGGTGACTATTTCACAACTGTCTTAAAAATACTTGAAAAAGAGCCTTACAGCAAATATTCTTCTAATGGTTTTTATTATATTAAGTAGGCTCTTGTATCTACAACAAATGCGGAATGATAATATAAAAAATCATTCCGCATTTTTTAATATAGAAAGGAATTAATTATGGTATCATTTGAATTAAAAGAAAATCAAACTGGATATGAAGTCATAAAAGATTATTTTGTAAAAAGATTTAATTTTCGTTTAGGAACTTATGAACAATATCTTGTTGCTTTGGAAATATCATATGATAATATTTATTGGACAAGAGTTACAGATATATTACAAACAGATTCAATGTGTTTTGAATGGGGTATAGATTGGTATGAAGGTGAAAAATATATTCGTCTTTTAGGATTTAAAAATATAGAAGATATTGACATTATTGGAGAAGGAGTTTAAAATGACAATTACTGAACAGCTTACAGATATGTTATCAGAAAAAAGAACTGAAAATGGAGCAATCTCATGGAGTACAACACAGTCTGCAATTATAGATATGTTTGCTTCAATAGGCGGCAAAAGAAATGCTTCAAAAGAAGAAATAGAAAATATATATCTTGCCGCACGAGCAGAAGATACAGATTTAGCTGATAAGATGATTTTTTATTGTAGAGATATTCTTAGCGGACTTGGAGAAAGACGCATTGGAAGAATATTACTTCATAAGTTAGCTTGTATTAATCCTGACAAGATGAAAAGAAATTTTGACTTAATTGCAAAGTATGGCAGATGGGATGACTTTTATTGTTTAGAATATACTCCTTGTGAATTAGATATGTGGGATTATTTATATAGACATCTTTTGTTTGATTATGTAAAATATACATCACATACTGGGAATATTTCATTACTTGCAAAATGGCTTAAAAGTGAAAATGCTTCTTCTGCGGAAGCCAAAAGGCTTGCCCGCAAGTTTTGTCAGATACATAATATCTCTTGTAAAGATTATAGAAAGATACTTTCAGAATTAAGAAAGCATATAAATGTAATTGAAACAAAAATATCTAAAAATGAATGGGACACAATTGAATATTCAACTATTCCTTCAATAGCTCATCATAAATATTCAAGTGCTTTTGCAAAACATGATAGAGAAAGATATACAGAATATCTTGAAAAGTTAAAATCAAATAGTTCAGAAGTAAAAATAAATGCAAAGACAATAACTCCCGCAACAATCATTTCAGATATATCTAATCCTGCGGCGGAAGCTCAGTGGAATGCTTTACCTAACTATTTTACTGGTAACAAAAATATCATTTGTTGTGCAGATGTTAGTGGCTCAATGATGTTTAGTGGTTGTTGTTTAGGAACTCAGCCAATAGACAATTCAATAGGATTAGCAATGTATTGTGCGATGCACAACAATGGAATTTATAAAAATAGATATTTAACATTTACTGATAGACCTACATTAATTGAATACGATCCAGAAAGAGATTTAGCATATAACGTCAGACAGGCAAGAACTCATGTTGGATTTAATACTAATCTCGATGGAATGTTTGAAGCAATTTATGAAGCGGCATCCGCAGCTCATAAGTCGCCAGAAGGTCTTGTAATTGTTTCAGATATGGAAATAGATAGCTTTTTAGCAGAAAATAGAACAGATGGCATAGTTGATAAGTGGTCAAAAAAGTTCCATGCCGCTGAGCTTGCATTTTTCCCTGTTGTATTTTGGAATGTTGAAGCTCGTAATGATTTTACTATTTTAAATAAAATTAAAAATCCTTATGTTAAATATGTAAGTGGTAATTCTCCTACAATATTTAGCAATCTTGAAACAATTATGGATAAATCTCAGTATGATGCAATAGTAGAAATATTAAATAAGTATGAAGTGGTTTAATACCACTTCTTTTTTTTATATGTATGGGTAAAATAAAAACATCTAATTGCCGCATTTTTTAATTATTATTGTAATATAAAGAAAGGAGCTAATGTCTTATGATTAATATAATCGGACAAGGAGATAAAACAACAACTTATTTAATGTCTTATGTTGCTGATACAGAAGCAGATATTACTGCGGAAGAACCTTCTGATAATATAGCAATTGGTAGCACTTGCTTAGTTATAGAAACTTCTAATGTATATATGCTTGGTAGTGATAGACAATGGCATTTATTATAAGGGGGTAATTTAAATGGATATGACTTTATATGCCCTTTTAAACAAAAAAATAAAAGGCGTTATTTCTGGAGTAGATTCCGTTCAAGTAAAAAATCAAAATTTAGTTTTTAACTTTACGGATGGTTCTACTCAAACAATGATATTCCCTACTCCCGCAGATGGAAAAGATGGCGCTAGCATTATAGATATAGACGTAGATGCGGCTAACCATTTAATTTGTACAATGTCAGATAACACTATTGTTGATGCGGGTATAGTCAATACTGTGCAAGGTGAGAGAGGTCCCGCAGGAAAAAACGGAAAAGATGGAAAAAATGGTATCAATGGACAAGATGGTATAGATGGTATTTCGCCTACTGTGACAATAACTGAATCAACAGGCAGACATACTGTATCTATTACAGACAAAGAAGGAGTAAAATCTTTTGTTGTTAAAGATGGTTCTGCTCTTGATGTAGAAGACTATTATACAAAAGATGAAGTTAATGCAGAATTAGATAAAAAAGCTAATGCGGCAGATTTACCTACTATACCTACCAATTTATCTGAATTTAATAATGATGAAAACTTTATTAAAAATACTGTTGATAATCTTATTCATTACTATAATAAAGCAGATACATATACACAGACAGAAGTTAATAACTTAATTGCAAATATACAAAAATTAACTTCTCAAATTGTTACAGAATTACCCACTGAAAATATTGATACAAGTGTTATATACTTAATAAAGCAGGAAGAATCTAATTCTTATATGCAATATATGTATATCAATAATGCTTGGGCGGAATTAGGTACAACACAAGTAGATTTATCTAATTATTATAATAAAAGTGAAATAGATAATAAACTTGCGGAAAAGGCTGACAAAACAGAATTGCCTACAGTTCCAACTATGGTTTCCGCATTTATTAATGACGCAAAATATATAAGTGATTACACTGAAACAGACCCAACTGTTCCTACATGGGCTAAAGCTAAAACTAAACCTACATATACAGCTGCAGAAGTTGGAGCATTACCTGATGATACTGAAGTACCTGTTTTTACTAATAAACAAGTGCTTGATAATATTACTTCTGAAAAAGTTAATGGCTGGGATGAAGCTGCCATAAATAAGCATACTCATGAAAATAAAACTGTGATTGATAAATTCTCTGAAAATGATGAGGGGAAAGTTGTATATGATAACAAACCTTTAGCAAGTGATAATCTTTGGCATGGTACGCAGGCAGATTATGATGCTCTTGGTGAATATGACGAGAATAAGACTTATGTTATTACTGACGGCGGCGAAGATGCTGATTTAAGCGAGGTTGTAATTGACGATAGTTCTACTACATCTGAAAAAAAGTCTTGGTCTGTGAAGAAGATAAATGATACTGTTGTTTTGAAAAATACTAGAATATTAAATAAAAACGCTCCGACAACTTCAGGAATGAAAACCTTTACATTAAATATATCCTCTTTAGGATTGACCCACGGCATATATCATTTTAAATGTTATATAATAGGTAATGGCAATGTCGCTCATTGTGCTGAAGGCAGTATTGGACAATATTATGGTAGTTATTACATATCTATTGATTATAAATCATCTCACATTTCTAGTATCGTTATAAACGGAACAACAATTACAGTCACAACTTCTGCAGCTTATTATAATCTTAGTTTTTCTATTCAATCAATATATGATTGGGTAAGATCATAAAAAAGGAGAGTGAAACAATATGCCTATTATGCAAGGTAACAAGCGAGTTGCGAATGTTTATAATATAAATAACAATTCTTATTCTATGCCTATTGGTTGCATCATTCCTTTTAGCAGTAATACAATTCCTGCAGGTTTTTTACTTTGTGATGGTTCAGAAGTATCAAAGGCGGATTATGCAGATTTGTTTGCTATTATTGGAAATATTTATGGAGCAGCAATAGATACAAGTAAATTCAAGTTACCTGATTTAAGAGATAAATTTGTACAAGGTGCTAATGGTAATTTAGGTGCAAGTAAAGATGCTGGACTTCCGAATATCACCGGTACGTTTTATCATGATACAAATGCAAAAACTGGACTATCAGGTGCGTTTACATATAAAGATACAGGTCGACAAAATTTAGCAAATGACACGTCAACAAATTCTGGTCTAGTAACATTTGACGCTTCAAAATCAAATTCAATATATGGTAACTCAAATACAGTGCAACCACCTGCGGTTTGTCTTAATTATATTATTAAGGCTACAAATGTATCTGATATACCCATAGATACGATAAATATTATTGATGATACAACAACTTCCGCAACAGATAAAACTTATTCTGCCAATAAGATAAATAATATGATGGCTATGTTCCCTTTCAAATGGGAACTAATAGGAACTTCTTCTTCAGAAGAAGGTACAACTTTTAAACAAACAATGTCAAGCGGAAGTCCTTTCTGTGTATACCACAGTTCTGGAATATTCTGTTTCGGTAATGGCATTCCCGCCAATAGAGGTAAACTTTATGGAATGACCACTGGAACAGTTGCTTCTGTTGAATATACTGCCGCAGGCTTACTTACAGTACAAATAACCGCTGGAACAGCTTATATTTATGAAATGAAAACAATATAATTATTTGCAATTCCATAAAATTTTTGATATAATATAGATAGAAGATGAATTTAATATTCATTTTCTATCCCCTTTCTATTTACTCAGCAGTTAGATATGAAAATTATCTAGCTGCTGTTTTTTTATGCAAAAAAATAAAAGGGTACGATTGCTCGTACCCTACACAATAGTAAATCCAGAACCAAAAATATGGTTTAAGATTTTTTATTTTAAAATTAGGTTTTTCACATTTATTGCGGCAGTTACTTGATTATTAAGTCCAATTACCGCTCTATCTCCAACTAATTCAAGAACTGTAAATTTGGTACTATATACCCAAGAAGATAATGTGCCGCCATAATAATCTTTGGCATTTTTCTTTACCATTACAGTTGAACCTTTTTTACAAACTTTTTTAGTATTTGTTTTCGTTGAATTGTTTGTCTTTTTATTTGCTAAGTACAGCTTTGAATCTAATAATATTGCAGTAACTTTTCCTTTTAATCCGATAGTAATATTTTTGCCATTTACCGCCAATACATCAAATACAGTATGATAAACCCAAAAAGCTAATTTAGCTCCATTAATAGCTGTTGCATTCTTTACAACTCTAACTTTATTACCCTTCTTAAATTTAGAAGTAGTAGTGGTAGTAGGTTTCTTTACTGCAGAAGTTTTTACAACAATCAGATCTTTTGAATTAACTGCGGCCGTTACCGCTCCATCAATCCCGATTACGACTCTATTTCCAGACACTTCCATTACATCAAAGACTGCATCATAAACCCAAGAAGCAAGACTTCCGCCATCGTAAGTTTTTGCTCCAGATTTAACTCTTACTTTATCACCTTTTTTAATGGTATTAGTTGTTGGTTTATTGTTGTTGGTTGATTTATATTCTTTATAACATAAATTAGAATCAACATCTTTGCCGCCAATTTTTTCAATACCCCATTGCCACATAACTTGATTATAATTATATTTACTTGGTATTTTTGGATCGTATGTCCAGTTGGCTAACCAAATATCATATTTATTTACTAATCTTGCTTTATCAAAATAATTTTCAAGCCAAGAGGGATTAGCATAAATCCCGTAAGGAATGCCAATTTCTTTCATTGTATTGCAGAAAGTTACCGCCATATCTGTTCTTTGTTTGGTTGTAAGCATTTCAATTTGCTTTTGCTCTTCCATATCAAAGAAACAAGGATAAGTAGGATTTTGACCTTTTACAACAGAAACACAAGCATTTAATTCCTTTTCAAAAGTCTTACCATCTGTTGCTTCGAAATACCAATAAAATCCATAAGGAATACCATATTTTCTACAAGCGGCAAGATTTTTATCAAAATAGCTATCCTTATCAGTTCTAATTCCTGCTCTAATAATGATAAATTTTACACCTGCTTTTTTTGCGGCTTCAAAATCAAAGTTTTCCTGCGCCCTGCTTATATCAATGCCCTTAATCTGCATTTGAATCATCCTTTCCTTTTGTGAAAAGTTCTTTTATATTGCCTACTAATTCATATGAACCAGTTGAAGCAAGTCCGCTTGCAAGTCCGCCTAAAAGTATTTCAGGTGTAAATCCCCAATTATTTACCCAGCAATTAAGAACTACACCGAGAACACCCATAATAAGAGGAATAAACTTATTTATTTTATCAGAAGGAACTACATTTTTAATTATAAATCCTATAATAAGACAAATACCTACTACAACAAGTACAATGTAATCTTTTAAAAAGCTAATATCCATTTAAAAACACTCCTTTATTAAAAAATTTTATATTTAGGTAAAGGTTCTTTAAAAATTAAATACCTTAAACCATCATCAACAAAAATTGCTATAACAGATAAACCTAACCATGCGAAACAAAATGGTAAACATATCTGTCCTAAGATATTAAGCGGAAGTCCGCTATAATCCCAAACGTTCCAACCTAAGATAATATTAATTACTACTCCAGATATAAATTCAAGAGTAGTAATAATTATCATTCCTAAAACTGCTTGAGTTAATAAATTTGGGCGGAAACGGGGATACTCATTGAGCAAGCCTATCCCCGTAAAGCAAAGCCCGCCGACAATTAGCATAGTCCAATGAGTATTACCTCTAAAAGCAATTTCTATCATTCCATAGATAATTCCGCCTATTATAAATAGAAAAAACTGCTTAAGAAATTGTTTCATTTTGCCCACCTAAGATACTATTCATTATTTCCTGATATTTTTCATTCAATTTTGTAGTTCCATAAACTACAGCTTTCACTTCTTCTGGATTCGTCATTTCATTTACTTGTTGTTTTAATAAGTTACAATAAGTAAGATTATAAGTCTTAAAAGAAGTAATTGCCGCAACTAAGTTTAAGAATTCTTCAGAAGTATATATTCTGCAAGGATTGCCAGAAGAATGATATGGAACTGATTTTCCTTGTTGAGCTATTGAAGACCAAGCTAACATATTAATTTGATCTTCATCAAATAAATCATAATGTTCTCCATTATAATCATATCCAGAATAAATTAATGATGAACAAGTCTGATTTATTTCTTGTTTTTTATTTTCTTTTAATTCTTCAATTGAATAATATTCTTCTATAGAAAGAATTTTTCCAGTTTCATCTGTTTTTGTAATTTTAAAATGTCCATTTGAATTTATTATAAAGTTTGCAATTTCAGAATTATCTTCAACCCAGTATGGTGCATTGCTATCATATTTAGAACAAGGAAAATCAGGAACCATTGTCCACGATTTATTTTCAAAAACAACCATCTTTCTTCCTCCTTTAAATATTGTACCAGAGTAAAGATACTCGACCCGGAATTGTTTCGCATCCAATTCTTATTTTTTGATTTTCATCAAAAGAATAAGTTACTACGTTATTATCAAAAGACATAATATTTCCAGATGTATTTGTTTTAGGAACATCTAAGCTTATATACCCCATATAACTGTTTCCTTTAATTGTAATCATTGTTAATACAATTACTCTATTTTTGTTTCCATCCGCTGGATAAGGAAATTCTACATATTTTGGTTCTTCAGTTATTGTCCATATTCCATTATAATTTAGAGTATTTAATCCTAATACTCCATTATTTTTTGGTAAAGTTAAAGTAATTGATTGAGGTAAATCATCTGGACTACCAAATTGAACATAATTTGTATTATTTCCGTATAAACGGAAAATACCTTTTCTGTGTTCATTTCCAGATAAACTATTTCCTATTGCCAAACAATTCATTGAAGAACTAGAAATATTATACGCTAAACCCTTGTGTATATAACGATTATTTTTTTCTTTATCATATATTATTGGATAGAACCATCCGCCATGATCAGTAGATTGATCAATTGATAAAATATTTGTTTTATCATCAACATATTTTTTATTAACAATATCTTCATCTTTTTCAATAGGAGCAATTAATTTCATTGAAATTCCTCCTTATTAAGCTATATATCTTACTTCATATGTATTTTCCGCAAGAGTTCCTGTGCCTACAATAGTAATAGTGATTACATTACCCGAAATTGATATATTAGGATAAACTTGTTCTCCAGTATCCACTTCAAAAACTGCTACTCCATTAATTATTGCGGCAGCTGGTCCTTCTGAAGTAATTGTCCATTTATATGCACCGCCTGAAGCTGTAATTGCACTATTTTTCTTAGTATAAATTAATGTTTCTTTCTCATCACCTGAAGGAATATAATCCCATGTAGGTGTTGCTGCACTAGCAATAAATACATCTCCTACTTTTGCGGCTTGACCTGCATATGTACCCGCTTCTGCAACTTTATATGTATCTCCTACCTTAACATCTGTGCTAGGTAATCCTGCAGTGCTGGTAATGGTTCCCTTATAAGTCATTCCTTGAAGTGTACTTATTTTAGTATCTACATAATTATAAATTTCTTGCAAATCTGTAGTTAAAATGTCTTCATCAAAAACAACTGTATCAACTGTTTCACCAGTTTTTACACCTAAATTATAAACATCTTTATGTTGTGTTATTTTTAAATGGAAACCTCTTTTAGTTGTTGATTTGACTAAATCAGTTTTTTCAAAAGTGTAAGTAAACTGTGTATCAGTATCTGTATCTGTGGATTCTCCACCAAAAGCAACCCAGTCTGTGCCATTATACACTTTTGGCTTGTTATCTACTGTATCATAATACATCTGTCCTGCTTTCCCATTGTCTGGATGAGCTGCGAGATTTTGTAATACAACATTTCTTAATTCATTTCCATTTAAATTTAAATGTACTAAAATTTTATTTTCTGCTGACATTGTTCATTTCCTCCTTAATTTAAATAAGCTTTTCCACCAAAAGCTCCATTGAAAGTTATTCTTAAATTATTATTATCTATATATTCAACTGTGCCCATTACTTCATTATTAGCACTATCTATAATGGTAACAGATGGATATTTTTTCATATTATGTTGAATTTCCCAAACATTTGCGGCAATTGCTTGTTCATATATAAAAGTATCTGTCAATATTTTTATCTTTTGAAAGACGTGCTTTACGCCTTCTTCATCTAAATAATTTTTTGTACTATCTGCCAAATTAATCCCTCCTTAAACAAAAACTTCATTCCAAATATTATCTAAATCTTCATTTGATATTGAAGCACCAACTATTACGCCATCTCCATTTATAATATCTCCTGATGTATTTAAATTACCTTGATAATCTAATTCAAGAGCATTAGATCTTTTTTCATCAGATGTACCATTTCCCGCAATAAATAAATGATATGATTCTTCATATAGAACTTCATCAATAGTATCTCCTGTAAAGAACACTCTATCTTCATTTTGATTATAATATTTTTTACCTTCAACCCATTCTGTGTCAGTTGTTTTAACATAGTTTCCAGATGAATTTAGTTCATAATAATCTTTTGGAGAACTAGGTTTATAAGATTTTACAATTATTTGATTTTGACCTTTTGAATCAAGATAATATATTTTATCATTTTGAATAGCAGTATCTAATGTTAAGAAAAAAGTTTTTGTATCTTGATTAAACTCACCTATGATAGTTGCGGATTTTTTAGATTGATTATGAACAAGATAATTACCTAAGAGATTTTGCAAATTTCCTTCTATATTATTATAGTTCCCTATGGCAAAATTATAATCACCTTTAACAGTATTCCAACTATTAAGAACAGTATTATTAGAACCAACTATTTTCTGTCCAGTACCGGCAGCAATATTGTTACTTCCACTAATATCAGAAAATCCACCGCTAATCAAATTGTCACTTCCTGAACATTTTTGATGTGTACCTATTAATAAATTATAATCACCAGAAAGAGAAGAAGTACTTACTGTACTAGCTATATTACCCATTCCAGAAGGTAATTGTAAGCCATTTGATAAAACTAAATTGTAACGTCCAACTACTTCATTATCTTGACCAGATATGATTTGACCACTGCCATCAACATCATTTCGTTCTCCACAAATAATATTTTCATAAGAGCTACTATTAAATCCTACCTTATTTCTCATTCCAGAAACAATAGAACGATTATCATTTTGAACACTGTTTTCTAAACCAGATACTATAGTATTTGAACTTCCCGCAATTTCATTACTTTGTCCACTTACAAAAACATTATAAGAACTATTAATTTTATTATAATATCCACTAGCATGACAATCATATCCGCCCGTAATTTCATTTCCTTGATTTTCTACATGATGAAATGTACCACCAGTAATTTTAGTATAAAAACCTTCTGCATGACTAGTTGGTGCTCCATTAATAGTTGCACCATGTCCTTCTACATGACTTCCTACATTACCACTTATTAATGTATTAGAAAAACCTTCTATATGACCTGCAGTTGATTCTTCTAATCTATTTCCATGTCCTTCAATATGTGCGGCGGTACTTGTTAAACTGCTATTGTTAAAACCTTCTGTATGAGTAAAATTACCTTTAGCTTGATTATTATATCCTTCAATATGATTATATGCGTAACGTTCATTTCCTATTTTTTCATTAGAATTTTTCTTAGTCCACTTTTGATTATCACCTTGAAAGATATACGTTTCAATTCCAGCGGCATGATTTTTTTCATAAAATTCAGATTGAGATAATATATCATTATCACTGATATATTCTTTATTTAAATATATTGTAAATGAATCCCCATTTTCCGCATTTGTAACAGTAATACCATAATTAGATAAATCTACTTCATTATCGTCTAAGTACCATTTTTGAGAAATAATTGTACCTATATCATCAATTTCTTCTGCGTAAGTAAAAAACATCTCGTTCTTTAAATAATCAACAGTAGCATTAATTAACATTAAAGAATTAATTTCTACAGTTAAAGATTCCGATTTAATTAACTCTATAGTATAATTATTTAAATATTCCCAATTTAAATTAGATTGATTGTTATATTCTGCTATATTAGTAATATCAGTTCCATAAACTACGTTTTCTTTTGTTGCGGCAGACGGATGTGGTAAATAGATTTTATCTATAAGCTGAAAAGTACCCTCTTGATTTGTTAAATTTTCAATAGCTAAAACATTTGCCGCATCATAGTGTATACAAAATAAATTATTTCCTATCTCATTATCTTTTGTGAAACTGTATCCAAAATTATTTTCATTATTTAAGTATATTGTGGTAATATAATTATTATCTTGTGCTTCAAGAGTATTGATTGATAATAATAAATTTACGCTGTCAATAGAAAGAGGAAAGGTTTTTGTTAAATAATATCCAGTATTATTATATATTGTTAAATTGTCTGGATTTTCTGGAATATTTTCGGAAGTATACAATTTAATAGAATTAATATTTCCTTGGAAAATATCAGCAAGCATTAAATTAATATCTTGATATGAAGTCAAATCAATTTCATCTTTAGTTGTACTATACCAACTATTGTTCTTTTGGATATAATTATAATCAAATATATCAATATCCGCAGAATAAGTCTTAACTGTAAAGAATTGCGGCAAATCAATATCCTGCAAACTAAAACTTAATTCTTCACTATTGATATGGTAATTATTACTATTCTCAACTAAATTAATTAATTTTATGTTGGAAGAAACATCTAAAATAGGATTGCCTGCATAAGCATAATATTTATCAGTAGTATCAGCAATTATATTTTTTCCGCCTTCAATATGGTTATAAGGTCCAAGTGCAATATTATTCTCATAATCATTAAATATTTCACTTGTATAATATCCTTTTTGATGTTCGCCAACATCTTTTTGTCTAAGCCAAGATGTGACTTGATATAAACCTTCTCCATCTAAATAACCATTCTCCGCCATATTTTTCCTCCTTTCTATCTTATTCTATTTAATCATCAGCAACTTCCATTGCTAAAAAAACTACTGTACTATCTCCACGATCTGGATCATTACTTGCAAGTTTAGCTACATAAGAATATAGCAATCTATAATATTTTCCTTTTGAATTAATAACTTCATTTTTATTAAAAATTCTATTGATGGCACAACTAGAAACTTCATATAAACTATTAAAATTTCCTTGTATTACAAATAACGGTAATTGACTTAAAGTTATTGAAGGAAGTTTTGTTGATAGCCATCTTGATGAATAATCATAAGCATATGTTTGCTCTTTATAGATGTTATTATTTTGTATAAAAAGATGAGCATTTGGATCTATACTACTATGATAGTTTAAATTACCTAACCAAAATTCAAAATATCCAACTTCTTTTTGATAACCTATCCCAAAGTCTAGAATTCCTTCAGTAAAACTGAAACTTATTATATCTTTATTTGCACTTATATTATAATATATTTTTTTACAGTTATCCAATATACTTGCTGTCATATAATTATAGATATATTGATTATTATTTATTAAATATTTGATAGATAATAAGGTTGAACTTGCTTGAAATCCTATTCCATTCTTTTTTTCTAAATCAAAATATATCATTGAGGTTCCATTGTCAATAGAACTATTTAAAAATATTGATTTTATAATAGGATGCATAACTTCTATTATTTTTGTTGGTAATTCATTATAAGTTGAAGCATTTATTGCAACTGATTTATCTATTAAACTCATTATTATTCCTCCTTAATATAAATATTTAAAGGAGTATTAACTATACCAAAAACGCCTTGTTCAAAAGGATAATTTATAAATCTTTCTTCATAAATTATTTTTTCAATTTCTTTTTCTATAATTTGTATTCCACTGACAGAGAGTCCTTTCATAGCTAAACCTAAAGCTAAACCTTTTTCAAATCCACTTTTTTCTGCCATATTATCACCCCACTGAATTAAGTATATCATAAATTTCTTCTGAAGTCAAAGGGCGGCAACTATCATCACTTATATCTAAGCCGCTTATATCTATATTTTCCCCAGTAGATTGATTAAATATACCAGTAATATATCCTTCTTCATTTTTATTTATAATAAAATTATTTAGAATAGATTTATTATTTAATAAATAAGTTAAATCGAATCCTTCTTCATTGAAGTCAATAGCAGTAGCTTTAGGAAAAATATTTTCATCTTCTATATTAGTAACGAATAATATTCTTTTTAGTTCATTATCAATAATACAATCTAAATAAATTTCTTGCGTATCTAAAACAAAAAATAATTGTCCAGATATTAAAGGATAATTATTTAATTTATTAGATTTTACTCTAATTGGTATAAATAAAGAATCTTTCTTCATTTTATATCATACTCCTTTTATCTCAATTCTATATTATAATAAAAAATTTTTTAATATAATCAATTTAAACTGCCCATTTGCCGCATTAGTTGACTTTTTTAAAAATTTTTAAGACAATATTAATGAAGAAAGAAGAGAAGATATGAAGATAAAGATACTCATTTCATTTTTTTAAAAATTTTTGTTATAATTATTACAGTAAAAAGAAAGGAAAGGATGAAAAGATGTTAAACCCCAAAACTCAAGAAAGAGAACTTTGTTATGTAGTTGAAATTAATGATATTCAGCCTATTCCTAATTATGATAGAGTTGAATTAGCAACAGTAAATGGTTGGCATATCATCGTTCAGAAAAATCAGTTTAAAGTAGGAGATAAGGCTGTTTATTTTGAAGTAGATTCAAGAGTACCTGAAAGTGCGGAATTTGATTTTCTTGCCAAGAGAAAGTATAAAATTAAGACTTTAAAAATGTGCGGCTGCATTTCTCAAGGATTACTTATGTCTTTTGCGGATTTTGGATTTGCGGAAGATGAATATAATGTGGGAGATTTCTTAACTAAGAAATTAAATATTACTTATGCTGATGATGAAGATAATATAATAAAAGCACCTTCTGTAGATAAGTATAAAAAGATGGAAATGCGTCACAGAAAACTTTTTAAAAATTCTTTTATAAAGAAAGTTATGAGGTATGGAGTTGGACGTAAGATAATGTTTGCTTTCTTTGGTAAGAAGAAAGATAAAAAGTCAAGTTTCCCTAGCTGGGTTGTAAAGACTGATGAAGAAAGGGCAGAAAACTTACCTTACTTATTCAATAGCGAGAATAGAGAATCTATGCATTGGATGGTAACAGAAAAGATTGATGGAAGTTCCTCAACATTTACTTTGAAGAAGATAGGCAAGCATAAGTATGACTATAGAGTATGTTCAAGAAACGTATGTTTTGATAAGCCTGATAAGAAGTGTTTTTATGAAACAAATGTATATACCCAAATAGCTGAAAAATATGATATGGAGAAAAAACTGAAGGATTTATTTGATGAGAATGATGATATAGTTTTTGTTACAATTCAGGCTGAGATATACGGTTCAAAAATTCAAAAGAGAGATTATAATATGACAGGTATCGATCTTGCTATCTTCAATGTTATATTTGGTTACAAAGATGGTTCAATAGAAAGATTAAATCCCCGTGAGATGGAAAATTTAATGGAACTCAATAATCTTCCTACTGTTCCCGTTCTTGATTATGATTTTATTCTTCCTTCAACCTGCGACGAAATGTTAGAATATGCGGCAAGTGAAAATTCAAAAATAGATGGCGGTATGCGTGAAGGTGTAGTATTAAGAAGTTTTGATGGTAAGCAGTCATTTAAAGCTGTATCAAGAGATTTCTTACTTAAATATCACGGTTAATAGGAGTAATAATAATGTCAATCTATATAACAGGAGATACTCATGGAGATTTCCGCAGATTTTCTGCGGATAATTTTCCTGAAGGTAAAACACTTACAAAAAAAGATTATGTTATTATATGCGGCGATTTTGGCGGAATATGGGATGTCAAAGAATCTTCTCCGCAAGAAAAATACTGGTTAGACTGGTTAAATGGAAAACCTTGGACGACATTGTTTGTTGATGGCAATTAAAACAAATAGAATTTGTGTAAAGAGATGTCATTAAATGGATATAGATTATTTAATGGGATTATTAGCTGCAGATGGGTGGCAAAGAAAAACTGTAACCAAGAATGGCGAACTTCACATTGCAATGTCTATTGAATTAAAAGACAGAGATATTTTAGAAAAACTTTCTAAAGAAATTGGTTGTAAACTTAATATTAGAATGAGAAATGGTATTAATATGTATTATATTAATATCCCTTACTCGTTTATATTAGAAAAAGGACAATATTTTTCAAAAACAAGAGAAAATCTATATAATTATTATTCTTCTTGTAAAAATAAAAATTCTTTTATCAGAGGCTTGTTTGATGGAGATGGAGGCATATGTAAAAGGATAACAAGAGGATATGAATATTGGTCAATTTATTTTGTTGTAAATAGCACTCAAAATGACATTAAATTAATATTAGATGATTGGATAAAGAAAAACAATTTTACTTTTTCAATCTATAAAGATACAAGAGGGGTTCTTTGCTACAATTATAATTTAAGCAAAGATTCTGAAATTAAAAGATTTTATTACTTGTTATATCATGAAAAACCTTACCTATATTTAGAAAGAAAATATCAAAAATTTTTAGAAAATGGTTGCCCTAAAATGGAAACATTTTAGAAAAAAACTCAGTGAACTAAAACCATAGGTGTAGATTTTACGATATAGGAGCTATAGGAAATGATAGTTAGAAAATCTGCTAACTGGGAACGCTAAGTCTATCTTTTAGATATGCCAATCCAGTGCCAAGTCTTTATTTATTATAAAGAAAGGTCAAACGACTATCCGCAAGGAGTACAATGTATATTGGTAGGACATTGGAAGTGCTGAGCATCTTAACTTATATTACATAAAAAGATGAAGATATAGTCTAATCTTATAGGAAACTATAAACAAATTGCATGAAAATTTTGATAGATTAAATTCATTACCTGTTGAAAGATGGCATGAAGGATACGTTCATATCGTAAGATCTAGTATTTTACATCTTATGCGAGGTAATAGATTTATTATTGATAATTGCAGTATATTTGCTTATGGCGGAGCTCCCAGTCATGATATATACGATGGTATTCTTGACAGAGAAAATTATCAAACTGAAGCCATATTTAAAGCTAATATTAAGAAATATCAAAAGCAACATAAAGCTTTTCGCATTAATCATATCTCTTGGTGGAAAGAAGAAGTACCCAATATACAAGAGTATGAATATGCTTTAGATAATTTACGTTGCCATAGAACTAATAACTTCTTAATCACACATGAAGCTCCCGCACCAATTTTATCTACTTTTGGCTACCCTTATAATCAAACTTCTTTTGAAATATTTGACTTTTTACGATATGGTTATTTTGATAAGCATTATTTTGGACACTATCATATTAATCAAGATTTTGGCAAAAGTGAATGTATATATAATATAATAAAGAAAATATGGTAAAGTGGAGGTTTTTCTTCCACTTTATTTTTTAAAGAATTTTTGTTAAAATATTATTAGATTAAAAAGAAAGAGCTGATGAAATATGATAAGTAGATTTTTTTGTTGTGAATGTGGTCAGGAAGGAATACCAATCTTCCGCAAACCGAGCTGTAAAAGAGAAAGAGGTCATTTAAAAAATTTATTTTGCGTACATTGTGGGCGAGAAACTAATCATGTTGAGATAAAAGAAAATGACTTTGAATATACCTATGAAGATTTTGAAAAAGAATTTAAATTAGGTAGATTTATTAACGGAAAACGCATTCCAATTAATGAATTACAATATTGTAGTAATATTAATTGTAATAGATATGTAAATGGAAAATGTTGGGATGCCGCAAATATTTCAAACTGTAAATATAAGGAGGGATAAAATGGCTATCTTTATAACATCAGATTTTCACCTTAATCATGATAAAGATTTTATTTATGGTTCAAGAGGTTATTCTACAGTAAGAGAAATGAATGAAGATATAGTAACAAAGTGGAATATGACGACTGATAATAAAGATACGATTTATGTTCTTGGTGACATTATGATGGGTAAGGACATAGAAATTGCCGCACACTATTGGAATAAATTAAAGGGTGATAAAAAAATAATCTTAGGTAATCACGATTCTAAGAAAAAAATTGAATTGTATCAAACTTGTCCTAATACAGAAGTAATTGGATATGGCGGAATTATTAAATATAAAGGATACAAATTTTATTTATCTCATTATCCTACTCTTTGCGGAAATGTAGACGATAGAGATTTAAAATCTTGTACGATTAATTTATGTGGACATAAGCATACCAAAGATGCTTTTGAAGATTGGAATTTAGGAAAAATTTATCATGTTGAATTAGATACTAATTTTATGTATCCTTGTGATTTAGATTTAATTTTATTTGATATAAAGGAGAAAATGAAAAATGACTTTTAAACTATATAGAGAATATTATAATGAAGAATTAGGCTTGACTTTGATCTTTAAAACGGATAGAGGATTCTTTACTGGTAATGCAAGACTTCATGAAGGAGAAAAAAGAATTAGTAAGTTCATTGCGGGTGAGATTGCTGAAATGAAAGCAAGACGAAATTATTACAACGATAAAAGAAAAGAATATAACATTCAGAAGAAAACATATGAATATCTTATTAATGCTATTGAAAGTAAAGCAACTTTTTATCCTGATGATGTTGAATATAAAACTATTTTAAAAAATTATTATAATCTTTTGTCTTTAATAAGTACAAATGATAAAGAGATACAAAGATTGACTAGATGTATTAAAAATAGAGCTTCTGATGAGGAATATGCTATTAATTTAAATGAATTTCTGAAAGAACAGAAAACAAAAAGAGCAAAATCAAAGAAAGAATTTGAAAAACTTTTAAAGAAGCAGAATAAACTTAAGGAGTGAGTAGATTGGGACAAGAAAATACTCCAACAGTAACAGGTAGAATTGTTAATGAAACAAATGATACTAAAGGAACAGGTATAATAGCAAAATTCGTTGTTATTGAAAATGCAGAGTGGTCTGAAAATATGAAATGTGTAGAAGATGAATGCGGAGATTTTTATTTTGGATATGTGTGTTCAAATTGCAAGTCTGTTATGGAGAGGACAAAATTTTGCGGTAATTGCGGAGCAAGAATGATTAATTATTAAATGGGCAATTTTAATTTATTTCTTTAAGATTACTTTTATATATAATTGTGAAATAAATTAAAAAAGGAGTTTTCCTATGAAAAAATTTTATGATACTTGTAGTCTTTTAGATCTACAGGAAAAGGCTTTTGAGGAAGATTTTTATATTAGCATTATTACTTTGAGAGAATTAGAAAATATAAAAACCTCTGCAAATAAAGATGCGGAAACCAAATATAAAGCCAGAAAATTGTCTAAACTTTTACAAAAATATGCAGATAAATATGAAGTAATTTTAGACCAAACTAATGATATAATTACCGCAGATGATAGAATAATATCCGCCGCACAATCAGTAGAATGTCAATTTGTAACAAAAGATATGTGTTGTTGGAATTTAGCAAAAGCTAAACATTTAAATATGGATTTTGTAATTGATAACACTATTGATAGTTATACTGGTTTTAAAGAAATATTTGTTCCAACAGAAGAAAATTTAGCTTATTTTTATGAGCATATGAGTGAAAACATTTTTGATTTATTACGGAATGAATATTTAATTATAAAAACTGCGGAAGATGGTAAGATTGGTCCATATATTTGGACAGGAACAGAATATCAAGAAATTGGGTATCCTAATTTTTATTCAGAACAGTTTGGAAAAATAAAGCCAAAAGATGAATATCAGCTTGCTGCAATGGATTGTCTCAGCCGCAATCAGATAAGTATGGTACGAGGCGGTGCAGGTACTGGCAAGTCATTCTTATCTTTGGCTTATTTATTTCATCTTTTAGAAGAAGGTAAAATAGATAAAATCATTGTCTTTTGTAATACTATAGCTACAATTGGATCCGCTAAGCTCGGATATTACCCGGGTAGCAAGGATGAAAAGCTTTTGGACTCCCAAATTGGTAATATCTTGACCAGTAAATTAGGTGATAGCTTTGCTGTTGAACAAATGATTGAATCTGGAAAATTACTTTTATTACCATTTTCTGATTTAAGGGGTTTTGATACAACAGGTATGAGGGCAGGAGTTTATATAACAGAAGCTCAGAATCTTGATATTAATCTTATGAAGTTGGCATTACAAAGAATTGGTGACGATTGTATTTGTATTTTAGATGGCGATTCAGATACTCAGGTTGATGATTCTAATTACGCAGGCATTAATAATGGTATGAGAAGAACTTCTGAAATTTTCAGAGGTCATGATATATATGGAGAAGTTACACTTCAAAGAGTTTATCGAAGCAAAATTGCGGAAATAGCTGAACAAATGTAATAGATAAAGGGAGAATTTAATTCTCCCTTTATTTTTTTTAAATTTTATTATATAATAAAAGAAAAAAGGAGAAAAATATGATAGAAATTTATACTGATGGTAGTTCGGCAAAAATTGGAAGTGGATATGGTGCTGTAGTTATGCTTGATGAACCTTATATTATATCAGAATATTTTGATGAAGGAACTAATAATCAAATGGAATTAAAAGCAATAATTGCCGCATTAGAATTTACAAAAGAACATAAGGAAGATAAATTTATTATTTATTCAGATTCAGCTTATTGCGTAAATATGTGTAATGACTGGATTTTTAATTGGGCTGCCGCAGGTTGGCGGAGAGGAAAGAATAAGGAAATTTTAAATTTAGATTTAGTACAGAAGATATATTCATTGTTAGATGCTTCTTTTGAATGTAATTATACTATTGAAAAAGTTAATGGGCATTGCGGCAACGTAGGTAATGAAATAGCAGATGCTGTCGCCACAAGAAATAAAGCAAAATTAAACAAATTTTTAGAAAAGTATGAGAGAGAAGTTTGAATTTTGTAAAAAAATTTGTTATAATAATAAAAGATAAAAAAGAAAGGAGAAAAAAATGAAAAATAATATTAATTATTCTGCGGATTCAGTCCAGACGTTGATTGGACTTGAACCCTTTAGGAAATCTCCCGGAATGTACATAGGTGATACAGGAGAGTATGGACTTCATCATATAGTTAAAGAAATTATTAATAACTCTGTAGATGAAGCTTTAAATGCTAATTGTACACATATTAATATAACATTGTTAAAAGATGGCGGAGTTCAGATTGAAGATGATGGACGAGGTTTTCCGCACGGAATGTTAGATGATACATTTTCTATTTTAGGAGGATGTTTCGGAAAGGAACATACTGGAGGAAAATTTAACAATAATGGTGAATCAGGATATAATACTTCTGGTGGTATGCATGGTATAGGATGTAAATGTGCCGCAGCTCTTGGTATTAAAACTATAGCTATTTCACATAGAGATGGTATTGAAGAAATAGTTGAATTTTCAAAAGGTAAAATGATTAAACAGATAACTGATAATAAGTGTGATTCTAACTTACATGGAACTTTAGTTATTTGGTATCCAGATCCAGAAATATTTAAGACAACAATTACATTCAATAGAGAAAAGATTGAAAAAGAATTTTGTCAAGAATATAGTTTTTTAAATAGCGGATTATATTTTACCATTAAAGATGAGAGAACAGATTATTATAAAGAATATTATTCACAGAATGGTATTGAAGATTACTTAAATTATTTAAATAAAGATAAAACTTATATTTTACATCCAATATGCTTTTCTGCGGAAGAAGGAAATTATAGCATTGAACTTGGAATTGCTTATAATACAGAATATTCTAATTCAATAAGATTATACACCAATAGTATTCCTCAAACAAAAGGAACTCACTTAACTGGATTTAAGACAGCTTGGACTTCCGCAATTAATAAGTTTGCAAAAGAAAATAAATGGTTAAAAGCAAATGATAGTAATTTATCTGGTGATGACTTATTAGAAGGTCAACTTCTGATAATAAACTTTAAAATGGTTGACCCCATTTTTGAAGGACAGACAAAAGAAAATCTAACTTCTGCGGAAGGTAGAACTTATACTCAAAAATTAATTTCTTCTTCTTTTGAAGAAATATTTAATAGCCGAAAAAATGAAATTAAGACAGTAGTTGATAAAGCAACAAGTGCAAGAAAAGCAAGAGATGCGGCAAAGAAAGCAAGAGAAAGAGTAAGGGAAGGAAATAAAAAAGGATTAAAGGCAAAAATGGCAATCAGTAAAAAATTTGTTGATTGTATATCTAAAAATCCTGCGGAAAGAAATCTTCTCTTGGTAGAAGGAAATAGTGCGGCAAGTAGTGCAATTGAAGCAAGAAATGCAAAAACTGATTGTATTTATATGTTAAGAGGTAAGGTTGTAAGCCCGCTAAAGACTTCTATTGATAAACTTTTAGCTAATCAAGAAATCTCAGATATAGTTAAGGTAATTGGAGCTGGATTTGGTAATGATTTCGATGTTAATAAGATGAATTTTGATAAAATCGTTATAACCTCGGATGCCGATTCAGATGGTTTGGATATTGAACTTCTTCTAGTTACGTTCTTCTTTACCTACATGAGACCTCTCGTAGAAGCTGGTAAGTTATATAGGGCGGTAACTCCTCTTTATATAATTAAAAATGGTAAAGAAAAAATATATATATATACAGAAGAAGAATTTGCAGAATGGAAGGCTAGACATGGTAACCCTACCGAGATATTACGAGCGAAGGGTCTAGGAGAATTAGACGCAAACGTACTTCATGAAGTATGTTTCGAGAACCAGAGATTTAGGCGGATTACGATTTCAGATGTAGACAAAGCAGCCGCACTTCTTGATACATTACAGGGTAAAGCAGTTGAACCTCGTAAAAAATATATTTATGAAAATGCGGAACATTTAGGATTTAATTTTGATTAATGGAGGCGTATAAATGAGTTTAATTACAGAAAATGATATATTAAATGAAGCAAAAGATTGTTTTTTAGGATACGCTTCAGAAGTTTTAACAGATAGAGCAATTCCAGCGGCGGAAGATGGATTGCTTTCCGCACAAAGGAAAATTATATGGACTCTTGAAGACTATCTTAAAATGAATAGTAAGAGTAAGACAAAGAAGTGCCAAGCTATTGTCGGGTCAACTCTAGCTACATCATATTATCACGGTGATGCTGCTTGTTATGGAGTTTTATGTAAAATGTCTCAACCTTACCTTATGAGGTATCCTCTTATTGATGGACAGGGTTCATTAGGTACACAGGAAGATAATGATCTTGTTGCTTCATCAAGATATACAGAAGCTAGACCTTCTAAGTATTCAGACTTAATGATGAAAGATTTTAAGAAGAAAGTCGTTCCATTAAAAGAAACATATAATGGAGAATTTATGGAACCTGTCGTTCTTCCATCTCTATTTCCGAATGCTATATGTAATGGTAGACAGGCTATCGGCATCTCAATGTCTCATACATCGGCTCCACATAACCTTGGAGAAGTATGTGATGCTATCATAACTTATCTTAAACAAAATAAATCTATAACTTTAGATGAACTGTTAGATATAATGCCTGGACCAGATTTTCCGCTTCCTAATACTATTATAAATAAGAAAGACATTCGTACAGCTTATGCAACAGGACATTCTGCAGTTTCCCTTAAAATAAGAGGTCATTATGAAATTAAAGGACAGAATTTAATTTTCACAACTATTCCATATAGAACTTATAGAAATAAAATAAAAGAACAAATTGAAAAGAATGTTGATGAATTAGATAAATATATTGATGATTTTGATGATGAATCTGCTCTTGGAGAAAATAAATTAGTATTTAAATGCAAGAAAAATGTTAATCCAGAAGCAGTAGCACAAAAATTATTTGCATTAACAGATTTACAAACGACTTTATCTTACAATATGAACTTTATTGTAGATGGAACGCCTAAAATGTGTTCAATGATTGATTTAATTAAATCTTATGTAAAGCATCAAGAGAGTATTATAATTAAAATTGCGGAAGATGATAAAAGTAAAGCAGAATTAAAAAAGCATACTACAGAAGGTCTTATTATAATTTTAAATGATATTGACAATGCTATTCAGATAATAAAAAATTCAGAAAATAGGAACGCCGCAAAAATATCTTTAATAAATCATTATAAATTAACAGATATTCAGGCAGACGCTGTACTTGATATGAAATTAGTAAAGCTCACTAAACTTGATAAAGATGAATTATTAAATTTATTAAAAGAGTTAGAAACTATAATTGCGGAGTGTGATAGGTTAATTTCTGATGAAAAATATAGAGCAAGTCACTTGATTGAAAAGGTACAAGAAATGAAAAATAAGTATGCAGATCCCCGCAGAACTATACTTACACAAATTGATATACCAAAAGAAGAAAAAGAGGTAGCAGAAATTGTACCAGAGGATTGTGTGGTTGTTATTACAAGAAATGGCATGATAAAAAGAATTTCTTCACAATCGTTTAAAGTACAAAAGAAAAATGGCAAGGGAGTAAAGAATGCGGAGGATACTTTATTAACTACTATTTCAACTAATACTATTGATACTTTAATGTTATTTACTGATAAGGGAAAAATGTATAGAGTTTCAATTAATGATATTCCAGAAGGAACAAATACTGGAAAAGGTAATTTAATTAGTTCTATTGTATCAGTAGAACAGGATGAAAAAATTATTGCCGCAACATCTTTATATCACAAAAGTAAAGCAAAATATGTCATTTTTATAACAAAGAATGGTATGATAAAGAAAACAGCCCTAAGTGAATATGAAGGCGGAAAGAAGAAAACTGGTATAGCTGCAATCAAGTTTAAAGATAATGACACTCTTGCCAATGTTACTTTTGCGGAAGAAGAAGATTTTATTATCGTGACCAAGAATGGCATGGGCATAAGGATTGAATCTAAGAGTATTACTCCAATAGGTAGAGTATCTATGGGAGTCAAAGCAATTAAACTTAATGACAGTGATGAAGTTTTATGCGGACTTCCTGTTCATAAAAATAGTGATAAATTAGCTCTTTTTACTATTGACGGATTAGGCAAAAAAATAGCCTTGAATGAACTTTATACACAAGGTAGAGGCGGAAAAGGCATTACCCTTTCGAAGGAACATCTTGCTGGAGCATTATTAATTGATAATAAAGATATTATATTAATTAATGGTAAACCTAATTTAATATGTATAGCGGCAGAAGATATACCTGAATGTTCACGAATTGCCGCAGGCAATAAGATTATTAAAGGTAGTATAATTGAGTCTGTTGTTAAATTATAAGAGATAAAGGAGAGTCCTTTATTTTTATATAAATTTTTGTTATAATATAATTACAGTAAAAAAAGAGAAATAAATATGAGAATTGATTTTAAATATAATGTGAGAAAGATAAAATGGTTTTTTCAGAAATGTAAAAAAGGATATTCTGATAGAGATTTATGGAATTTAGATAATTGGATATTACATACTCTTGAAAAAGTAATAAATGATTTTAAAATTCAAAATAATCATAGTTATCCCGCCACTTTTGATTCAATGGACGATTGGACGGCTGAATTAGAATACGCTCATTCACTGTTGAAACATCTCAATGAAATTAAGGAAAATGATAGTGGATATTCTTCTTATGAAGAATATTATGAAGATTTAAATTATACAAAAGATAAGCTCTTTGATTGGCTAAAAGAATATTTGTTTAATTTATGGGACTAATTGATTTTCTTAAAAATTTATTATAAAATAATTATAGTAAAAAGAAAGAGGAAAAAATATGAGTAGATTAGAATCATTAATTGAAGAATTAAATAAAGCATCATATAATTATTATAATGGATTACCTCTCTTAATGTCAGATGAAGAATATGATAAGAAGTATGATGAATTAAAAGAATTTGAAAAATCAACTGGATTTATATTATCTAGTTCTCCAACACAAAAAATTGGAGCTTCAGTTCTTCCTAATTTAAATAAGATTACTATTACTGATAGACCAATGTTGTCTTTAGATAAATGCCATACAATAGAAGAATTAAAGAAATTTTCTAAAAATCAGCTTATGTGTGCAACTTGTAAATGTGATGGTTTATCTGTAAGAATTATCTATGAAGATGGAAAGATTGTTTCTGCAAATACAAGAGGAAATGGATTTGAAGGACAGGATATAACTGAACATATTAAGCATTTTATGAATGTTCCTCTTACGGTTCAATCAAAAGATAAGATAATTGTTGATGGTGAGGCAGTAATCTTAATTAAAGATTTTGAAGAAATAAATGTAAATAAGGAATTTAAAAATCCTCGTAATCTTGCGGCAGGTACTTTAGCTAGTCTTGATACTTCCTTGTGTAGTTCTCGAAGAATGAGATTCATAGCTTGGGACTTAATTCAATATGGAAATATGCAGTTTGAAGAATATAATGAAAAATTTGATATTTTATATGATTTAGGCTTTGAATTTGTTATAGGTAGTTTAGCTGAAGCAGAAGATTTTGATTATATAAACGATTTATTAAAAGCAGAAGCCGCACGATATGCGGGAAAAGGATTACCGATTGATGGTATCGTTTGGCGATTCAATGATGAAAATTTTGATATAACTCGTACAGCCAAATTCTTTAATAATGCTATAGCTTTTAAATTTAAAGATGAAGAAGCAGTAAGTACATTATTGAATATAGAATGGAGTATGGGTAAAACCGGAGTTCTTACTCCCGTAGCAATCTTTGAACCTGTAGAACTTGAAGGCACAGAAGTGTCTAGGGCTAGTATCCATAATGTAAATATTATGAACGATCTGGCTCCTAATGGTTGGTATAAAGGTTCGAGAATAACAATTGTTAAGTCTAATCAAATAATTCCGCAGATTATAAAAGTAGAGCCTCCGAAATTTATTGATAGTGATGAAATACTTGAACCACCTTTAATGTGTCCGATTTGCGGAAAGCCTACATTAATAGAAGATACTGGAAACAGTTTAGTTCTTGTATGCAAAAATCCAGACTGTGAAGGACAATTATTAAATAGAATTGATCACTTTGTAGGTAAAAAGGGATTAGATATAAAAGGACTTTCAAAAGCAACTATTTCTAAATTAATTTCTTGGAACTGGCTAAATGATATTGATGATATATTTAATTTGAAGGAACATCGAGAAGAGTGGATAAAGAAATCTGGTTTTGGAATTGCTTCTGTTGATAAGATTTTAGATAAAATAGAAGAAAGAAGAAAAAATTGTGATTTATGGCAGTTTATTTCTGGTTTAAGTATATCTTTAATTGGCTCAACTTATGCAAAACAACTTGCCGCATATTTTAAAACTTGGGATAATTTTTTAAATGCAGTAAATCATCATTTTGATTTTTCTTCTCTTGAAGGATTTGGTGATGAGATGCATCGTTCATTGACAACTTATGATTATACAATAGCATCAAAAATTGCTTCCTTGTTAATTTTTAAAGAAAATAAAGAAGAATCATCAGATGAATGCAAAGGTTCTACTTTCTGTATTACAGGTAAATTATCTCATTTTAAAAATAGAGATGAACTTAAAACTTTGATTGAAAAATGCGGAGGTAAGGTTACTGGAAGCGTGACAACTAAGACATCTTTTTTAATTAATAATGATGTCAATAGCAATTCAGCTAAAAATATTGCCGCACAAAGATTGAATATTCCAATTCTTACAGAAGAAGAATTTTTAAATATGGTGGGCAAATGAGAAAAAACCAATTAAAGAATTTATCAAATAAAATTGCCGCACTTGAAAACGAAATAAGATTAGGTAATAATATAGAAAAAAATGAAAAAGAAATTACTATATTAATGTCAAGATTATCTTTTCAAGAGTTGTTGCAACTTGAAGAATATTTATCAAATATTTTTGACAATAACGAAAATTTTTGATATAATATATAAGTAATAAGGGAAAAGAAAAATCCCAAAAACAAAAATATTTTTTAGATTTAAAGGAGAAAAAAGGTTATGACAGATAACGCTATTAAGGTATTTAATTACATCAAGGAAAACGAAGATAAGAACATTACAGCAGCAGATATTGCTGAAGCAACTGGACTTAATAAGAAGTCAGTAGATGGTACAATTACAATGTCACTTTACAGACATAAGGATGCAGATAAGAATGAAGTTCCCCTCGCAGTTCGTGTAGAAGGCGGAGTTGAAGTTGTAAATGGTAAGCCTAAGGTAATCAAGTATATTAAGCTTACAGATGCAGGTAGAGAATTCGTTCCTACAGAAGACTAATTCTATAAATAAAATAAGGAGAAGTAATTTTTGCTTCTCCTTTTTCTTATTATAAGGAGAAATAATGATTTGGATAATTTTATGTATTATAATATGCGGCGGCATCATAGTGGCAGCCGCAATTATAAGTAGTAAATTAATAAAGAAGATAAAAAAACAATATAATGAACATTTTGAATTATCTAAAGATTTAGAAAAGTTAAAAAATGAAATTTCGGAATGGGATAAAGAAAAAGAACAACTTTTCATTTCTAAATTTAAATTGATAACAGAAGTAAATGATTTAAATGAAAAAAGAAACAATTACGCTAATGATATTACAAAAGTAAAAGACGAAATTCTTGCCGGCTATCAGTCTTATGAAGATAATTTAAATAATAAATATTTATCTATTGAAGATGATTTTGATAAAAAAATAAATAACTTACAAGAACTATATAAAAACACTTATAATCAATATTTCTGCGAGTTAGAGAAAACAAAGTTGGAATTAGACAATATCAAAGAAAAAAGAAAAAGAACAATAGAAGTTTTAAATAGAGAACAAACAGAATTAGAGGATGAAGAAAATCATTGTTTAAAAATTACTGCGGCAGATATTGCAGATATAAATACATTAGAAAAAATCCGTCCGCAACTTTCTAAACCAAGAGTATTAAGTATGTTAATATGGAGCACTTGGTTCCAAAAACCTATGACAGAACTATGCAATAAATTAATTGGCACTTCTGTAAAAAGCGGGATTTATAAGATTACTAATATTTTGACTAATGAATGTTATATAGGTCAAACGACTGATCTAGCCAAAAGATTAAAAGAACACGCTAAATGCGGCTTAGGAATAGATACTCCACAAGGACATAAATTATATAAAGCAATGCAAGAAAATGGATTATGGAATTTCTCTTGGAGTGTTTTAGAACTTTGTCCTTCCGCAGAGTTAAATGAGAGAGAAAGTTTTTATATTGATTTATTTAATTCTTATAATTACGGTTATAATCAAAATCAAGGCATAAGAAAAAGTTGAATTTTTAAAGAAATTATTATATAATTATTATAGTAATTAAAAAGGAGAAAAATAAATGACAAATTCAGTAACAAAATCTTTAATGGCTTTAGAAAAGAATGAAAAGGAAGTTAAGCATTTTGCCGATGCAGTAGATTTAAGTTTTAATCTTGATAGACAGGCTTATATTAGTGAAGAAATTGATATGACTACTGCGGAAACCGTTGATAATTTAATTCGTTTCTGGAATATGTATGATGAAGAAAATGAGATTCCAGTAGAAGATAGAAAACCTATTAAGATTTATATTGACTCCCCCGGTGGTAATCTGCTTGCAGGATTTTTAGTTGTAGACTCTATTAGATTATCTAAGACTCCTGTATGGGTAATTAATACTGGTATGGCATATTCTACTGCATTTCTGATTTTTATTTCTGGTCATAAGAGATTTGCTTATCCGCAGTCTTCATTCTTACTGCACGAAGGCGGAGTTCAGATGGGATACGAAGATGCACATAAATTTGCAAATTATGCCGCATTTTATAAGAAGCAGCTTGCAAAGTTAGAAGAAGCTGTTATAGAATATACAAAAATCACAAGAGAAGAATATAATGAATCAAAGAAAGATGATGTTTGGTATTTAGCAGATGAAGCTCTTGAAAAGGGTATTTGTGATGAGATTTTAGGAGAATTCATATAATGAAATTAGAAAATAGTAAAGTTTATAATTTTCAGAATGCCTTTAGCGGAATGAGGTATCCGCTAAAAAGCAATCAGAAATCCGATAGTGTTTTTGGCTATTGTTCTATTTATGAAATTAATGATTTAATTCATGCTTTTGTTTCGGAACATTATACTGATGATAAGTTAGAGAAAATGTTTGATTATTATCTTAATAATTGTATAATAAATCAGAATAGTACATTTTGTGAATATGCTCTCATTGGTCCAGAGGATTTAGATCTTGCCACACGCTTAATCAAAGGCGGAAGTGTTCATCGTAAATTTTTAAGACAGATTTTAGCTTCTGTAGATATAACTGCTCCTATTTATCTTTGGAGTGAGATAGATACTTACAAAGTAGCAACAGTAGCAAATAGTGAAAGCACGATGCATACTCTTCATAAAGAAAATATCAATTGGGATAGATTTGAGATGGATGATGCGATAGATGATGAATATACCGCAGAACCTCTTATTAATTTCTTAAATTGGTTAGAAGATTTAAGAAAAGATTATGAAAAAACAAAAGATAAGAAAATTTGGAAGATGTTAAAGAGATGGCTCCCCGCAAGTTGGCTTCAAAAAAGAGCTTATACTTGTAATTATGAAACTTTAACAAATTGGTATTATTGGCGAAAAGGGCATAAGCTCTCTGAGTGGAAAACAGTTTTAGATTGGATAGAGAGTTTACCTTATGCAAATATTTTAATTTTAGGAGAAACGATAAATGACATTTAAGGAAAAGTTTTTAGAAGAATTTGAAAAGAATAAGGAATATTTTTCAGAAGATAGTATAAGTTATATTGAAACATTAAAAAATGAGAAAACAAATGGTAAATTAACTGAATTAAACCATTTAATTTTAGACTTTATGAAAGAAAATAAGAATAAGTATGATAATTCATTTTCATCAAAGATAATTGCGGAAGGTCTTGATACTGCCGCCAAGAAAATTTCTGGCTCCATCAGAAAATTAGTTAATCTTGGTTTGGTTGAAAAGACAAATGAAAATCCTGTTATATATGCTTTAAGAGAAGATTGATTTTATTAAAAATTTATTATATAATATATTTATGATTTAAAAAAGGAGAAAAAAAGATTATGAAGAAGATGAACAATACAGAAACAATTCAGGGTAGAATTTTTAATCACACTTTATCTATTAAGCAGGTTAAGAATAAGGAGTCTGCAAATTTTGGTCAGGATTTTATTAATGGTACAATTAATGTAGCTATTGATGAAGATGGACTTAGTGTAATTCCTGTTGAATATCGTTTTGTTAAGAAGACAACTTCAAAGGGAACACCTAATAAGACATATACTACTCTTATGAGTATCATAACAGATGGCAAGACATGGGAAACAGATGGCAAGGATGCCGCAACAAAAGTAAAGATTACTGCTTCTCTTGGAGTAAATGATTTTGTTAATAAAGATAATGAAATAACTTCTTATAAGATAAATGCTGGTAGTTTCATTGATATTATTACTAAGTTACCAGAAGTTGATAAGGAAAGACATAGTTTCACTGTTGATATTCTTATGACTAAGGCAACTCTTAAAGAAGCAGACGGAGAAAGAATCAAGGAAGATTATCTTGTTATAAAGGGTGCGGTTTTTGATTTCAGAGGTACATTAATGCCTGTTGAACTTGTTGTCCGCAATAAGAACGGTATTGATGCTTTTCAGAGTCTTGAGCCTTCTAATTCAAACCCTGTTTTAAATAAGGTATGGGGTATAATTAATTTCCATTCAGAAACAGAAACAAAGGTTGAAGAAACACTTTTTGGTGAACAGAATGTAACTACTTATACAAAGGAAAATAAGGAATGGCTTATTACTGGTGCTAATCCTGAGCCTTATGAATTTGGTGACGAAGCAGTTCTTACTGTTGAGGAAGTTCAGAAGGCTTCACAGGAAAGAGAAGTGTATCTTGCAGAAGTAAGAAAGAAGCATGAAGACTATATCAATTCACTTAAGACTCCAGAGCCTAAGTCAATTGATGAACAGGTAATTAATGCAGATACAATTAAAAAGAGTGGATTTAATTTCTAATTAAAGGAGAATATTAATGGCAACAATTAATTTATTAGCTTTAGAGCCTCATAAGGTTAGTAGAGATTTATCTGGGTACATTACCTACATATACGGTGCCGCCAAGACAGGCAAGACCACTCTCGCCACAAGGGCGGGAGGATCACTTCTTCTTGCCTTTGAGCGTGGATATAACGCTTTGCCCGGAGTTATTGCTCAGGATATTACGTCATGGACAGAAATGAGAGCAGTATTAAGAGAACTAAAAAAGCCAGAAGTAAGAGAAAAGTTCAAGAGTGTAATAGTAGATACTGTAGATATTGCGGGAAGTTTTTGTGAAAAGTACATTTGTACACAGAATGATGTCGATAAGATAGGTGATATTCCTTATGGCGGCGGTTGGAACTTAATGAAGAAAGAGTTTGAAGATGTCTTCCGTACGATTACTCAGCTGGGTTTCGCCGTTTTCTTTATCTCACACGACAAAGACAAGGTCTTTAAGACAGAGGAAGGTTTTGAGTATAATCAAGTTATTCCTTCTTGTCCTACCTCTTTCAATAATATCGCAAAGGATATGAGTGATATTTATGCTTACGCTAAGAAGTATCAGGAGAATGGAGTAGCTAAGGTAAAGTTAATTCTTCGTTCAAAAGATAATAGTGTAGACACTGGTTGCCGCTTTAAATATATTGAGCCGGAAATTCCAATGAGCTACGAAGCTCTTGTTGATGCCTTAAATAAGGCAATTGATGAAGAAGCAAAAGAATATGATAACGAATTTGTTACTAATGAAAGAAATGTTGAAGTTGTAAAGAAAGAATTAAATTATGATGAATTAATTAAGGAATTTAATTCTATTACAGCAGATTTAATGAATAAGGATGCTGAAACATTCGGACCTAGAATTGTTTATATTGTTGAAAAATATTTAGGTAAAGGAAAGAAAGTTGCAGAATCTTCAATAGCACAGGTCGAATTAATTGATTTAATAGTTAGTGAAATTAAAGATGACCTCTTAAAGTAAAGATATAAGGGGAGTTATGAAATATTAACTTCCCTTTATTTAATTTAAGAAAGGAGAAATAAATGGCTCACGCTGTAAAATGTGTTTATTGCGGAGAAATTTTTGATAGAGATAGAGAAATATGCGTAGAAGTATCACCAAGAAGATATGCTCATGCCGCTTGTGATAAACAAGGAGCTGAAGATCTAAAAGAACTTGAAGAATATATAAAAAAGATATTTTGTGAAACTTCAATAAATGCAAAAATAAAAAAACAGATAAATGATTTTAGAAAAGAATATGGTTATACTTATAGTGGTATATTAAAATGTTTAAAATGGTGGTTTGAAATTCAAGGTAATACAATAGATAAAGCAATGGGCGGAATTGGTATTGTACCTTATATTTACAAAGAAGTAGAAAAATACTATTATTCTATTTATATCGCTCAAGAAAAAAATCAGAATAAAGAATTAAATAATCAAGTAATTGAAGTAGTAGTATCCCCTCCCGCAAGAGATGAGAAAAAAAGATTATTTAATATTGAGGTGGAAGATAGTGACTAAATATACCGATACTACAGCAATTATAAATATCATAGGCAATATTTATAAGAATCCCTCTTTATTAGAAGATGAAAAATATAAATTCATTGAAGAATATTTTCCTAATGAATTTCATAGAATTGTTTTTGGAGCAATTTATAATTTATATCAGTTAGGGACAAAAGATATAAGTCTTGCGGCAATTGATGATTATTTATCACAAAGACCAAAACAGTATGGAATATATAAAACTAATAAAGGTCAAGAATATCTTGAAAAAGCAAAAGAATATGCAGATATATCTACTTTTCCTTATTATTACAATAGAATTAAAAAACTTACTTTATTAAGAATGTATCAAGAAAAATGCGGAATGGATTTATCTTCTCTATATGATATGGATAATATTCTTGATGTAAAGAAGAAACAAAAGCAAGAAGATTGGTTAGATAATACAACTGTTGAAGAAATTGCCGATATTATTGATAAAAAAATTCAAGATATTAGATTAGATTATGCGGAAGATTTTGATAAAAAGAGTATCCAAGCAGGCGACGGAATTGATAATCTAATTGATACTTTTATGACTACTCCTGATTTCGGTTATCCTATGTATGGTGATTATATTAATACTATAACTCGTGGGGCAAGACTAAAGAAAGTATATATGAGGTCGGCCGCCACAGGATTAGGCAAGACAAGAACGATGATTGCAGATATATGCACTTTTGCTTGCAATAAGATATACAATCCTTATATTAGACAATGGGAAGATAATGGTACAAAAGAACCAACTCTATTTATATCAACAGAACAAGAAAAAGCTGAAATCCAGTCTATGATGTTATGCTTTGTTAGTGGAGTTAATGAAGATCATATTCTTACTGGTAGATATGAGGAAGGAGAACTTGAAAGAGTTCGTGAAGCTGCCGCTATTTTAAGAGAATCACCACTTTATATAGAAGAACTACCAGACTTTAGTATGGAAGATATTGAAAATACTATTAAAAGGAATATCAGAGATAATGGTGTTAAGTATGTAGCTTTTGATTATATTCATTCAAGCATGAAAATTTTAAGTGAGATTTCAAGTAAGGCGGGAGTTAAAGGATTACGTGAAGACAATATTCTTTTTATGATTGGTGTAAGATTAAAAGATCTTGCCAACCAGTATGAAGTATTTATTTTGACTGCAACTCAATTAAATGGGTCTTATACTGAAGCCAAGGAATTCGACCAGAACCTACTTCGAGGAGCAAAAAGCTTGGGCGACAAAATTGATACTGGACTAATTTTACTAAAAGCTACACCTACGGATTTAGATGCACTCAAAACAATTTTAATTAAGCAAGGTATTGATACCCCCGATATGAAAATTTCTGTTTATAAGAATAGACGAGGAAGATATAAAGATATATTAATTTGGTGCAAGAGTGATAGAGGAACTTGTCGAATAAATCCATTATTTATTACTGATTATCAATATGAATTAATGGATATTCCTAAGACTAAGATAAAAATTAGGGAGAAGGACTTTGAATAAAGACTTAATAAAACAGGGGCTTACAATAGAAAATATAGAGGATTTTGTAAATAATTATGGCGGAGAAGCAATAAGAAAAGATGATGTTCTTATTTGCCGCACAATCTGCCATAATAATATTGGTGAAGGTCATCATAAATTATATTATTATGATAACTCTCATTTATTTAAATGTTACACAGGTTGTGAAAATGATACTTTTGATATTTTTGAATTAATTATCAAAATAAAAGAACACCAAGGTATACAATTATCTCTGCCGCAAGCAATATATGAAATTTGTAATTATTTTAATCTTTCTTTTGAAGAAGAAATACCAGAAGAAATTTCAAAAGATTTAAAAGATGACTGGACACTTTTACAAAAATATGATAATTTATATGCCCCAAAAGAAGAAAAAATTATACAATTAAAAGAGTATGATGATTCTATTATTAAGAATTATCCTCAACCCGCAATTTTATCTTGGCAAAACGAAGGTATAAAGAAAGAAGTGTGTGATTATCACAATATTAGATATGACCCTTGTAATTGCGGAGTTATTATTCCTCATTATGATATAAATAATAATTTAGTAGGAATAAGAGAAAGAACATTAATTAAAGAGAACGAACAATATGGCAAATATCGTCCCGCAATTTTTAAAGGAATAATGTATAATCATGCTCTTGGCTATAATTTATATAATTTGAATTGGAGTAAAAATAATATTAAGACTTTGCAAAAGGCTCTTGTATTAGAAGGAGAAAAAGGGTGTCTTCAATTAGCCTCTTATCTTGGTAGAGATGTAGATTTCTCTGTTGCTGTGTGTGGAAGTGCGTTACTATCTTATCAAGTTGAATTACTTCTGAAGTGTGGAGTAAAAGAAATTATTATTGGTTTTGATAAACAGTTCGAAGATGTTAATTCAGACGAAGGAAAAAAATGGATAAAAAAATTAAAAGATATAAATAAGAAATATCATAATTTTGTCAATATATCTTTTCTATTTGATAAAGATAATTTATTACCTTATAAAGCTTCTCCAACAGATAAGGGAATAGAAATATTTATGAAGTTATTTAATGAAAGGATTTTTCTATAATGGTCATTGAAAAAGAAGTTGATTTATTTTCTTTACCTGCGGAAGATTATTATTTTGTGCAGTGTGTAAGTTCAGATTTTAAAATGGGAAAAGGAATAGCTCTACAATTTAATAAACATTTTGAATGTAAAAAAGCTATGAGTAAAAATTATAGCAGTTATAAATGGACTGGTAAGGGAGATTGTCTTTTACCTAAGAACCATAAAGTTTTTCATTTAGTTACTAAAAATAGATACTGGGATAAACCAACTTATAGAACAATGAAAGAAAGCTTATTTCAACTTAAAGAATTTTGTTCAGAATTAAATATTAAGAAGATTGCAATGCCGCAAATTGGATGTGGATTGGATAATCTTATTTGGGAAAAAGTTAAAAAAATATTAATAGAATTATTTGAAAATGAGAATATTGAAGTGATAGTTTGTATTTGGAAAGGAGAATAATTTGCTATGGAAAAAGAGAATATAATGACAGACATTATTGATAAAGCTCTCATTGATTATCTTATGGCGTATTATAATACTTCTATTACTACACGACCTGTATTATTATTAAACTCAAAAATGGCGGAAATTATGAAAAATAAATTAAGTTACGATAATAATCAGATCATGTATCTTGATAAAATAGAAGTTCTTATTGCAAATCATTTAGGAGATTTTGAAGTAGATGTCCATTAAATATAAATTAATAAATGAGCCTCAAGGCTTTTCCGCCACAGAACAAATTATGTTTAATAGAGGGATTCCTACTTCTGACTTTGGTAATTATATATATACTTCTGATGAAGATGTAAATGATTATAAATTACTTAATCTTCATCAACTTATGAGAGCAGAAACAGCCTTAGCTAAAGCTCTTGAACAAAAGAAAAAGATATGTATAATAGTTGATAGTGATTGTGATGGATTCACATCTGCCGCATTACTTATTAATTATTTATTTCAAATAGATAAAGAAGCAGTAGAAGAAAGAATTGATTGGTTAATTCATGAAGGCAAACAGCATGGATTAGCAGATCATATAGATAATATTTTGACAAAAGATTATGGACTTGTAATTGTTCCCGATGCGGGAAGCAATGATTTATTAGAACATAAAGCATTAGCTAAAAATCATATTGATTGTTTAATTTTAGACCATCACGATGTGGATATTGAAAATTTTGATATTGAATCTTATGAAGATGCAATTATTATTAATAATCAGTTATGTGATTATCCAAATAAGGATTTATCTGGTGCAGGAGTGGTATATCAATTTTGTCGCTATTTAGATGATAAATGGAGCTGTTGCTATACGGATGATTTCCTTGACTTAGTAGCGACTGGTCTAGATGGAGATATGATGAGCTTACTCTCGAGAGAAACCAAACACCTTATCTGGAAAGGGTTTAAAAGTATTGATAATATTCGGAATCCTTTTATTTCAGGTATGGTTAAGAAAAATGATTTTAGTTTAAATAAAGCTGAATATAAGTCTGAATATTTAGTTATAAGTCCTATGGGAGCCGCATTTTTTATTGTTCCTTTTATAAATGCTACCATGCGGAGTGGTACTACAGAAGAAAAAGAGTTAGTTTTTGAAGCAATGTTAACACACAAAGCTTTTCAAAAAATTCCCTCTAATAAAAGAGGACATTCTATAGGAGAAATGGAATCAGTATTAGAGCAAGCTTTAAGAACAGTAACTAATATTAAAAATAGGCAAACAAAAGCTCAAGACTCTGGAATGGCGGCAATTGAAAAAGAAATAGAAGAAAAACATCTTATGGAACATAAAACTCTCTTATTTTGCGAACCATCTGGTATCATATCTCCAAATGTAGCTGGATTAGTTGCGAACAAGATTATGGCAAAATATCAACGTCCTGTTTGTATTTTAATTGATTGCGGAGAAGCATATCAAGGTTCCGCCAGAGGTTGTGAAAAGGCAGATGTTAAAGATTTTAAAAAGTATTGTTTAAATTATGAAAATACTAATTATGCTGTTGGGCATCCGGGAGCTTTTGGATTATCAATTCCTAAAAATAAAAAAGAAGATTTTATTTTTTATATGGATAAAAATCTTCCGCCTATGTCAAATGAACCCATCTATTTCGTTGATTATATTTTTCAAGGAGAGAATTTTGAAAAAGAAACAATATTAGATATAGCTAAAATGAATGACTTTTGGGGAAAAGATTTTGATAGAAGTCAAATTGCGATTGAGAATTTAAAATTAGATATAAATAAAATAAATGTCTACCAAAAGAAAAATATCACAATAAAAATACAACTAAATAATGACGTTGCAATAATGTGGTTTGATGTGCCTGAAGATATATTAAATAAAATTGAAACTAATTCTAATTCATTATCTTTAAATTTAGTCGGAGAATGTGTTAAAAATGAATTTATGGGTACGATAACTCCTCAAATTAAAATAGTAGATTATGAGCTAAATTATATCTTTTAAGCGGCTGGAGGGCAACCTATAGTAATCTTAAAAAGCAAAAATGGGTTTAGAAATTTTCCATCCGATTTTTGCTTTTTTGATTTTTTTATAAAAAAATGATATAATAAA